AAGTAAATAAAAAAGCTAAGGTTATTGAAAGACCCCGAAGAGCTTATGGTAAATAAAAAAACCCCCGGCTATTAACCGGGGGCTTTTTACTTTACAAATTAAATTTTAGGGAATTTTTCAAAAAACTCCTCATATCGTGAACCGTTGTCTTTTCCAGGATTTACCTTCCAAGAAGACCAGTCGCTTCCTTCATTAGTCATGTAGTAGGCAATCTGAGCGTTCTTTACCGGATCAAATAATTCCAGGTCATTCTTAAGTTCAAACTTCTCTCTTCTATCCTTTCCTAGGCTACCCAGCATATTGATCTGGAAAATCCCGTAAGAGTTATCTCCAGTGCTGAGGTCCCCGTTGTGGGCCTTTGGACGGCCATTTGACTCTTTCTTAGCGACTGCCCAAGCAATCCTAAGAGCTTGTCCCTTAAAACCTACCTCACTTAGGAGGCCCTTAAGGTCGTTGTCAGAGAGCTCTGTAGCTCCCCTATATAGATCTAACCCAGTTTTTACTGGGGTAGCTGCCGTTACTGTGGAACCGTCTGATTCAGCTGCTATAGCTGGAGGGATCCACGGAAGTGCGGCGCATAATGCTAGTATTCCAATTTTCTGTTTTGCATTAAAATTCACACTATCTCCTAGGCTAGAAGGCCAGTTCTTACTTTACGCGCCTGTCACCCGCATAAAGCAATCCGGCCTATGTCTGCCAGATTCGTACTGCAACCCTTTTGTTACGTAGTTAGTGATGGCCCAGTTGCCTGAGCCATGGATATACCGTAGCAGTAACTACAGGGGGTCTGCAACCGGGAATGTGCGGTAAACTTATGTTTCATTGAAAGGCGGTAAAAGATGGCAAAATGTGCAATTTGTGGTAATGAAGCCCAATTTAAGTTCAATAACCCGGGAGCAGAGGTTCAATACTTCTGCATAGACAATCTGCCTTGGTTTGTAAACACTAGTTTTCTACCCCCACATGTAGAAGTTTTAAATAAATCAAAACCTACGGGAGGAGCTAAAAATGAGAGTCGAAAGAATAGCGACAAAACAGATACACCCAGTTCCGAACAAAGTGCACCAGCCTCGGGGCCCCTTCCCACCGGAAGTACTGGCGGAACCGAAGATAGTGTGGGACTACCAGAGACAGCCTGAAGACGGCGGGGATGACGTCCCTGTTGAGGGCACAGCTCAAAACAACTTTAAAGCAACAAAATGGTTTAGATGCAATGACTGTTCAACCCTTGTTTCTGAAGCACAGTTAGAAACCCACACCTGCGAGGAGTAAACCCATATGTCTGAGTCCTTAGCGGAACAATACAGAAAAATTATGGCGGCTGAGCTAAGCCGCGGGTCAAAGCTAGGTGCGTCAGATCAAGCTCGAGCAGAACAGATATCAAGAAATAAACTTGTTTCTAGATCAGTAGAAGCCGATATTATAAAGGATCGGCAATACCTTAGAGAAGCAGACGAAGTATTTGGAACAACTCAACCAGGAATGCCTAATAACCTAGTTGACTACCGATATGACCTTAGGCAATACTACGGAGATTCTGGCGACTTAATAGAGCCTGAAGACGCAGATCTATACGGAATGGCTGACTTTAGTGGGCCGGACATTGAAACCCCTACCTCAACGAGTAATCCAGACAGACCTAGAACTGTAGCTGCAGCTTACGATAAATCTAGAAAAGTTTTAACCATCGTGTTTAGCACTGGCGTAATCTACAACTACTATGATGTGGAAGACGGAGAATGGGTAGACTTTAAAGGCCTACCTAGTAAGTGGGAATACATAAAGAACGTATTAGATAATAAGCCTAGAGGCTACGCCGATAGGTCGCAAGTACCTCCTCAGCTACAGTTTGTAGCATTTAAGTCCTATAGAACCTCACAAATCGGCAAAGCAGTACGAAGGAAACGATAATGGCAAAGACTAAAGATGTCGGTGTTTTTTACTGGCATGGAATCACTTATTCATTTAAACCTAAAGAGTTAGTTGAAAAAGCTGAGACTCAAGAGATTGAGCACCCATTTAGGCACGGTAAGGGCATTGCACTACGCCTACCCCTAAGCCGGCGTGGTCTAGTTATTGGTAAGTGGAGCAGAACTGGCTTTACTGAAGGTGAAGCGCTAACCTATGCTATCAATGGACGCAGTCTGACCAAAGATGAGGTAGACTGGGACAATATAAGACTTGGGGCAGCGGATGATTCAAATAAAGTTCAGTAAGAAAAAGTCAGCAAAGCGTGAGCTAACGCGTATCCAAAAACGAATTCAGCTCCTAAGTAACGATGATCTCCTTGCTTGGGCTGAAACCTCCGTTTATGATATAGCTAGAAACATGTCATCTTGGAAAAAACAAAAAAACATCTTTTACTTAGATGAGGCTAAACTGGCCGCAGAAGTACTTTTTGAAGCATTAGAAGTAGTACATCGGAGAGAGAATGTCAAGTGAAGATTCATACGTCCCTACCGAACTTGCTGACGAGTATATAGAAGACTTTCTTGACGAAGAGGATGAAGACGAACTTGAAGAGTTTGAAGAAGACGAAGAAGTTGAAGAAACTGGCGATCAGTATTCTTATAATAATCCTAGCAACGATTTTACTCCCCTTAGCGACGAAGACCTTGAAAACGAAGATGATGGGTTGGATGAGCTCTCTAGAGAATTCGTTGCATCACTTGTAGATAAAATCATGTCTTTTATGAAGTTGCTGGTCGGACACGATCTGCACCCATATCAAAAGCCATTAGCTAGAAGAATTATTGAATCTGTAATCATTAATGACGGCGAAGAAATAACCGCCTTAGCATCACGTCAGTCTGGAAAGTCTGAGACTGTTGCTGATACCGTTGCCACCTTAATGGTCATATTACCTAGACTAGCTAAGATGTACCCAGATCTATTAGGCAAGTTTGGTGATGGAATTTGGGTAGGTATGTTCGCCCCTGTTCAAGCACAGGCAGAAACCCTATACTCAAGAACCGTATCTAGACTTACGAGTGAGCATGCTTTAGATATTTTGGGTGACCCAGAAATTGACGACTTTACAGCAAAAAGCCCTGGAGTTACTAGAAACATCAAACTAAAGAACTCAGGATCTACCCTGATGATGATGACAGCAAACCCAAGAGCTAAGATTGAATCTAAGTCTTTCCACCTCATGATTATTGATGAGTGTCAAGAAGCTGACGACTTTATTGTGGCTAAGTCTATTTCTCCTATGGGAGCTTACTACAACGCCACTATGGTGAAGACAGGCACACCAACTAACACTAAGAATAACTTTTACCGAGCTATCCAACTAAACAAGCGTAGGCAGACCGGTCGTAATGGAAAGCAGAACCATTTCCAATGGGACTGGAAAGATGTTGCTAAGTTCAACGTTAACTATGAGAAGTTTATCCGTAAAGAGATGCTACGCGTTGGTGAGGAATCTGATGAGTTTCAGATGTCATACAACTGCAAGTGGCTCCTAGAGCGAGGAATGTTTGTAACCTCTACGGTTATGGATGACTTGGGGGATACCTCTCAAGAAGTTCAAAAGTCATACCATATGTCACCAGTTGTGGTGGGTATCGATCCTGCCCGTAAAATGGACTCCACGGTTGTTACTGTCGTTTGGGTTGACTGGGATCGACCAGATGAGTTTGGTTACTACGACCATAGAATCCTAAACTGGTTAGAAATCCAGGGAGATGACTGGGAAGAGCAGTATTTTCAAATTGTAAATTTCTTAGGAAACTATGACGTTTATGCGGTTGCTGTAGATGCTAACGGTGTCGGTGATGCTGTAGCCCAACGGCTTAAGATGCTATTACCTAGAGCGGAGGTAATCTCTGTAACTTCTAGCCCAACAGAGCAATCTAAGCGCTGGAAGCACATGCAAGCCCTAATTCAAAGACAACTTATTTCCTGGCCAGCTCACGCTAAAACTAGAAGACTTCGTACTTGGAAGCGTTTCTACCAACAAATGGTGGACGCTGAAGTTCAGTATAAAGGCCCTAACTTTTTGGTAGCTGCCCCAGATGAGGCCCATGCCCACGATGACTTTGTAGACTCCTTGGCCCTGGCCTGTTCCCTAACTCAAGAGTTAGTTATGCCTACTGTAGAAGTAAGCTCATCCCCGTTTTTTAAGTAAATCTATATCCGTTTAGGGAAACAAAACCTTAATTTAGGTGGAGACTATTCCCGAGGACCTCAATCCACACCTATAGGAGAAAAAAACATGGCAGAATCAACAATTGCGCCTAACCCAGGATTCCCTGAAAGAGTCGGTGCTTCTTACGAGCGTAAGATGTCACCAGCTTCTGCAGGACTTCGCGGACCACTTCGTTTCGAAGAGGGCGTTGCAACAGACACCGATGTTCCAGAAGAATTTCAAAATGGAATTAATCAGGGGTATAACACCCCAGCAGGTCGTCCGAACCACAATGAAGCTGTGCACACAAAGCCAGCAGAAGAGACAATGGGCGAGCGCGCTCATGTCGGTTCAGCAGCCTGGGTAGAAGCACCTACATATATCTCAGAGTATGAAAACGGTAATTTTCAAGATTACGCGGAAGCAAGCTTTGAGGAAGTGTTCCGTACAGGATCACGCTACCAACGTGCTAACCCGGCTCGAGTTAACGACTAAGTAAGATACACTTAGGTGGGTACCCGACTTTGTACCCCTTCTCCGAAGTCGGGCACCCCCTTATCTTTATTTAGGAGCTTAAATGGCTAAAGTTGCTGAAAACCAAAAATTGTGGAACAGCATAATGCGTCAGGCAAAAAGCAAGTATCCACCAAGAAGTCCAATGGCTACAACATCATTTGCAGCTAATAAGTGGGCATCAGAAGAATATTCTAGACAAGGTGGACAATGGGTATCTTCGAAATCAGAAGTACCAACTAAATTTAGAGATTTAAAAACTGAAGAACAAAAAAAGAAAAAAGCTAAGATTGCAAAGGTCAAACGAGATAAGAAAAATGAAGGGTTAGTTTAATACATGAGTATTGATTTTAGTCCTCCGAGTTATAGGGCAGCGTCGTCTGACTTAACTATATCCATTTCACCACTAGGTCTTGTAGAACTTGCAGATGAAGAGTTTGAAGTCCACGGTCCACGACTAAATCGTTATTCATTAAACTGGGCTATGTACCTAGGCCATCACTGGCCATATCGACGTGAGCTTGGTGAAGCTCAAATGGTTTACAACTATTACCGAGCATTTACAGATTATTTAATTAACTTTACTTTTGGTCGAGGCGCAACATTTCGCAGCCCACATGCGACCGAAGCAATTATTCCAGACATCCTAAAGCGAGTTTGGGAAACAGATAATGATAAGCATGGCGTTCTTTGGGAAATGGGCCAGCAAGGCGGCGTATCAGGAGACTGCTTTGTTAAAGTAGCCTATGAAGAGGCTTATGAAGATCCATCAGGTCGTAAACACCCTGGACGAGTAAGAATTCTGCCACTAAACGCATCATTCTGCTTCCCTGAATTTCACCCACACGACCGTTCTAGACTTATTCGTTTTAAGCTTAAGTACCGCTTCTGGGGTACCTCCCTAGAGGGAACACGTCAAGTTTATACATATACAGAAATCTTGACTGACGACCGAATTGAAGAATACATCAACGATGAGCTAATTGACTCTCGACCAAACCCAATCGGCTTAGTACCGATCATTCATATTCCAAATGTAAGAGTTTCCGGATCCCCATGGGGGCTTTCTGATTGTCACGACTTAATTGTTCTTAATCGTAATTATAACGAAGTAGCTACAGATATAGCAGACATCATTAACTACCATGCGGCACCCGTTACAGTTATCACCGGTGCTAAGGCCTCTTCCCTTGAAAAAGGTCCGAAGAAGGTCTGGGGCGGGCTACCAAAAGACGCTCAAGTCTTTAATCTAGAAGGCGGAGGCGCAGGACTTGACGGCGCCATGCGTTATCTAGAAATGATCAAAAGAGCTATGCATGAAATGATTGGTATCCCAGAAACAGCTTTGGGCCAGATCCAACCTATTTCTAATACTTCAGGAACAGCACTAGCAATTCAATTCCAGCCTTTGATGAACCGTTACCAACAGAAGATTGTTCAATACGGTGAGGGGCTTCGTCGAATTAACGAACTAGTCCTTCTTACGATTTCTTTAAAAGAACCAGAACTACTTACCTACAATCCAGATGTTAATGGGCCTATCCGTGGGGATCAATACCCAGTACTTAATCCAGATGATTCAATGACCTATGAGAGCATTGTTCACTTCCCACAACCTCTACCACTAGACAAGCTGATCGTATTAAATGAGATTCAGACTAAGATGTCTATGAACCTAGAAAGCCGTCAAGGAGCGCTAAGAACCCTAGGCGAAGAATTCCCGGCTGAAAAACTTGAAGAAATTCGTGTAGAACTTATAGAGGACGCTAAGTCAGACGGCGCACTAAACCTCTTTAAGTCTCAAATAAACTCTGCTATTGCATCCCTTACTGGGCTCCTTCCAGATGGTGGGGGAGAACTTCCACCAGGAGCTGACCCAGGCGATGGAACAGGCCCAGGACCTACGGGTCAACCTGGAATTGTCACCCCATTTGAGGCTCAGACAATCGAGCAGATGCAAACAGAACTCGTCACCAAAGCCTATGGAACTAAGCTTCCATCTCGTAAGGGCGTAGATGACGATAACAAATACCCTGGAGCAGGGTAACTCAGTTTAGGCTGACAAACTACGCAATATTTGTCAGGCTATACACACTAAAAAAATCCGCAGGTCATCGTGGCACTAATTCGGACAACGACCTCTTACACCTAAGGAATAATCATGTCAGAAACAACCGAAATCGTTGGTTCAGCAATTGCGCAGGAAGCTTTCTTGCAAGATGTGCCTACACCAACAGAAAACCTCGTTACACCCATCCAATCGCAGTCTCCTAAATCTTATTCGGAAGAAGATCTAAAAAAGGTACGTGAGCAAGAGAAATCGAAGCTCTACCCTCAGATAGATTCTCTTAAGGAAGAACTTACTGTTCTGAAGAAGGAGCGCGAAGAACGACTCGCAGAAGCTGACAAACTTCGTGCAGAGCAAGAAGCTGATAACCGTAAAAAGGCAGAGGCTGAGATGGATGTCCGTCAACTTCTTGAATCTAAAGAAAAAGAGTGGGCGGAGAAACTAGAAGCTGAACGTTTAGAGCGTGAAAAAGCTTTTCTCCTTCTTGAACGTGAACGCCAATACTCAGAACTAAACGAGTATCGGAACACACGCGTCTCACAGGAACAGGATAATATTCTTCCTGAGTTACTTGATCTTATTTCAGGTAACAACGTTGAGGAGATTGAGTCTAGCATTTCAGGCCTTAAGGAGCGATCAACTCGCATTCTTGACTCTACACAGGCAGCTACGCAAAGTTTGCGTAGAGAGATGGCAGGAACAAGAACTACGTTGCCTCCAACTCTAGACACAAGTGCAGATCAACAACAGTTTACGGCAGAACAAATTGCCAATATGTCTGTTGCTGAGTATGCGAAATATCGCGGAAAGTTGCTCGGAAACGCAGCAGCTAGCAGTGGCAAGGGAATTTTCGGGTAGTAATACCACAATCTATTCATCAATGACTAAGGAGTAACACCAACATGGCATCAGCCGTAACCGGTACCGGCAATTTAGCCGCAGCCCCAACAGCGTACTCTGGCGCTAACAGCCAGCTTACACAAGCAATTCAGACCATCTGGTCAAAGGAAATCCTTTTCCAGTCAATGCCAATTCTTCGCTTCGAACAGTTCGCTGTTAAGAAGACAGAACTAGGTGTTGCACCAGGTCTACAGATCAACTTTATGCGTTACAACAACCTCGGCTTCGCGGGTTCACTCGTTGAAGGTGTTCGTATGTCAACTAACGCACTAACAGCTCAACAGTTCTCAATCACAGTTGCAGAGCATGGCTATGCAATTGCTGTATCTGAGCTTCTATTGAACGCTTCATTCGATGACGTAATGGCTTCAGCCTCACGTCTTCTAGGCCGCAACATGGCCCTTTATCTAGATGGTCAGGCTCGTGACACACTCATGGCCGCATCTTCAGTTATCTACGGCTACGACCGCTCAGGTCTTTCAGCTGCTAATGACTGGTACGGAACAGGTACAGCAGGCACAAGCCGTGCATCCCTAACAGGTGCATTTGATCTTACAACTGGCGTTGTTAAGGATGCAGTAGAAACACTTGCAACCAAGAACATCCCTCGCCTAGGTGAGACATATGTTGCTTTCATTCACCCACACCAAAGCCGTAAGCTTCGTGACAACCCAGAATTTATTGAAGTTACAAAGTACGCAGCTCCAGGTAACTTCATGCTAGGTGAAATTGGTCGTCTATACGACACAGTATTCATCGAAACAACACAGATCCAAAAGGTAACAAATGGTGCAGGTTCAGGCTACTCAGCTGATACAGCTGTAGCTGCAAACGCAATTTCTTACCCAACTGGCGGAGGTTATACTTCTCCAGTAACAAAGACCGGTAACGGTAACAAGGACCGCTATACAGCTATCTTCATTGGAGATAACGCATTCGGTCACGCAATTTCTCTTCCAGTTGAGCTCCGCGATGGCGGTATCCTTGACTTCGGACGTGAGCATGCGCTTGCTTGGTACGCTATTTACGGTCTTGGTCTTATTACAGATCAGTCTGTAGTTCTAGCAGAAACCAACTAATTTAACCCGTTAGGGGGGCTGGGCCTAAAAATCCAGCCCCTCAACACAAACTTACAGGAGAATAATAATCGTGGCAAAAGCAAAAGTAACAGACGTCACTGGACGTCAACGTGAAGAACAGATCAGACTTAATGCAGATGCGCTTGCAGAACGCGCAAATGAAATGTCTATGGCTACAGCAGCAGCTGCAGTCAAGATGGAAACAGAAGTTCTTGATTTAACAGTTAAAGGCGAAGCAACTGTAATTGATGAGGTTGAAAGCGTAGGCGTAGACCTAGCTGATGATGCTCAAGTAATTAGAGTCGCAGAAGATTTAGATTTTGTAACAATCGGCGTAGGAAATCACTTTTCTTTCAAAGCCGGTCAAAAGTACAAGGTAGCAAAGCATGTAGCTGTACATCTCCAAGAAAAGGGATATTTGTACGATCGCATGTAAAGAAGCGCTAATAGATCGCCCGCTTCGACAGAGCTGCCCTCATGTCGGGGCGGGCCCTTTTTTACCGTGACTTATCCGATAACTTGTTAGATGATAGGTTTTGAAACTTAGTTGGAGGATTAGTGGCAAACATTCAGACCCTATCTGCTCGACTTAGAGCAGAAATCGGGGATATTGGAAAATCTTTCGAGGAACAGTTTACTGGCGACGGTGTAACAAAAAGATTCCAACTTAGTCATTCCCCAATCAAAGGCGTATCTTTACGTGTATACGTAAATGGGGTAAACGTATCTCAAGCCGTATCCGTAGAAGAAGTTAACGGTTTATTTCAATTAAACGCCACTCCAGCAAGCGGAGCTATTATAAAGGTTTCAGGCGTAACATATAAGTATTTTACAGACACTGAGATTCAATATTACGTAACCTCAGCTTTTTATGATCATGCCTACAATAGTACAGACAGTAATGGAAGCCTAGCTACGCTCCCAACACTCCCTTTGGTTGAGGAGTACCCACTTGTCCTTCTAGCGTCCTCTATGGCCCTCTATACACTAGCCACCGACGCTGCCTTTGATATTGATATTATTTCTCCTGATGGGGTCTCTATCCCTAGATCAGAACGTTTTAGACAGCTGATGGAAATTGTTTCTTCTCGTAAGGAACAATACCGTGAGCTCTGCACCCTACTAGGTGTAGGTATGTACCGAATTGAAGTACTTACTCTGCGCAGAATTAGCCGTAGAACTAATCGATACGTTCCTGTTTATAAACCACAAGAAATTGATGATGGGTCTATTCCACAAAGAGTTCACCTTCCTAAACCTAATTATTGGGATACAACTCCTCCAGGCCCTGCCGCAACTAAAGACCTTGTCATGAAAGCTGGCGACTCTTTCTCAGCAACATTTACTTTTGACGTAGATTTAACTAACTATACTCCGTTGTCTCAGATTCGTTTATATCCACAAATACCTGGAAATCAAGTAGGGCCGCTTCTTTTAGCTACCTTTACAATTACTAAGAGCAGATCTGTTTCTGGTGGAATTTTTGATAAACTTACCTTAACTTTGCCAAGCACCGTTACCGATGACCTACCAAGGACTAGCTACTGGGATCTACAATTAACTCGCCCTTCTGATGGCGTAACTCGTACATACCTAGAAGGAAAGATATATACTAAGCCCCAGGTAACAACTACCAATGGAGATTTCAGTGTCTGATACGCCTAATTTAATTGGAATGCCTTCCGATAGTAATGACCCTAGTGTTTTCCTATTGGGAGAAGTTGCTGAACCACAAATTGGCCCTACAGGTCCGCAAGGAGAAACAGGTCCGCGTGGTGTAACTGGCCCTACAGGAGCCACCGGTGCAACTGGAGCCTCAGTAACTGGTCCAACTGGTGCTGGTGCAACTGGTGCGACAGGTCCTCGTGGTGCTACTGGAGATCTTGGACCAACAGGTGTAGCCGGCCCAACCGGTCCTCAGGGAACTGTAGGACCATCAGGTGCGACAGGAAGTCAAGGACCTACCGGTGCGCAAGGAGTTTCTGGCCCAACAGGTCCTGAAGGACCTAGAGGTACACGCGGAGAAACTGGTGCTACAGGAGCTACTGGTGCTCAAGGAGCTACTGGTTCTACCGGCGCAACCGGCTCTACCGGAACGGCGTCGACTGTTCCTGGACCTACGGGTTCAACAGGACCTACTGGTGCTACGGGCTCAACTGGAGCAACTGGGGACGCGGGCCCAACAGGTGCGACAGGTACTCAAGGAATTCGTGGCGCTACTGGCGCTACTGGGCCACAAGGAGATCTAGGCCCTACAGGCGTAGCTGGTCCAACTGGTGCAACAGGAACTGCGGGTGTAGCTGGCCCTGCAGGTATTACTGGGCCTCGTGGAGATTTAGGTCCAACTGGACCAACAGGATTAACTGGATCAACTGGACCACAAGGATCGACTGGACCAAGTGGACCAAGTGGACCAACCGGTTCTACTGGAAGTACTGGACCAACAGGTTCTACTGGTGCAGCTTCTACAGTCCCTGGACCTACAGGACCAACTGGTGCTAAGGGTGATCAAGGCGTATCAATTAGATACCAAGGAACTCTTGCTAATACAGGATTACTTTCAACAATTACTAACCCACAAATTAATGATGCGTATTTTATTGGGCGCGATCTTTATGTGTGGGAAGGTTACGAGTGGGATAACGTAGGTCAGATTGTTGGACCTACCGGATCTACCGGACCAACCGGTGCTACCGGACCACAAGGTGTTTCTATAACACTTAAGGGTTCTAAAGCAAATACGGCAGCTCTTCCACCAACAGGTAACTCTATAAATGATGCCTGGATTGTTGATGCTGATGGTGACATTTACGTTTGGAATGGAACAGCTTGGTATAGCGCTGGACAAATTGTTGGTCCTACAGGCGCAACCGGATCTACTGGCGCGACTGGCGCGACTGGTGCTACGGGGCAATCAATTACGGGCCCTACTGGAGCAACAGGTGCAAACTCAACTGTAGCCGGACCTACTGGTGCCACAGGTTCTACAGGTGCCACTGGAGCTACCGGAGCAACTGGAACTAACGGAACTAACGGAACTAACGGCGCTACTGGTGCGACAGGACCTACTGGTGCTACTGGTGCACAAGGTACTGGCGTAACAATACTTGGTTCGTATGCAACCCTCGGTGAATTACAAGCAGCATATCCAACAGGAAATGTTGGAGATGGTTATTTAGTAGCCGGTTCTCTTTATGTTTGGTCAGCAACAACATCTGCATGGGTAAATGTTGGAAGCATTCAAGGACCTGCAGGAGCAACTGGTGCCTCAGGCACAAACGGAGCCACGGGCGCAACGGGAGCTACTGGATCAACAGGATCTACTGGCCCTACAGGCGCAACTGGATCTACCGGTGCGAACTCAACTGTTCCTGGACCAACCGGGTCTAGTGGAGCAACTGGCGCGACAGGTGCAACGGGTTCAACAGGACCTACAGGGCCTGCAAGCACTACAATTCTTGATGTTGACGGTGGTGCTCCAAACTCTATTTATGGCGGAACAATTACGATTGACGCTGGAGGAATTATTTAATGACAGTAAAAATTCAACTTCGAAGAGGTTTGGCTGCAAACTGGACGTCTAGTAACCCAACTCTTGCTGAAGGCGAGCTAGGTTTAGAAACCGATACCGGAAAATTTAAAGTAGGTAACGGTGTAAATCAGTGGACTGGTCTGTCATACTCTTCCGGTATAGCTGGTGCTACTGGTGCTACGGGATCTACCGGAGCAACAGGCCCAACTGGCGCGGGAGCAACAGGTGCAACAGGTGCTCCTGGAGCTACTGGAGCAACAGGTGTAGCTGGTGATGGCGGCGTTGGAGAACTTTTAAAAATGGATGCACTATTAAACTTAGGTATTTATTTTCCTAAGACTACTGCGGTTGCAGGAACTGCATCTTCTACTACTACAACTATCTCACCGATTACGCTGATCTAGGAAGGAACCTAAGTGTCAAGAAATGTAATGTTTGAAGAGGATTATACATTTAATCCTGCTACAAAAACAATCATCATTAAAAGAAACCTTCAACCTCAACGTTTAATGTTGATGACCAACGTAACAAAAAACATTGTAATTTATAACTTTTCAGATCCAGCACTAGGATATGCAACCTGGACACGTGAGCAAAATGGTGCGGATATTGAAACCCACATTGTTCTTAAGTACAACACTGCTAGCATGTCTTCCACAGACAAGCTTCAGCTTATTATTGATGACTACGCAACTGTTGTTGACGTAGAAGAGTCTTTGCAGGACGCGGTTGGAAAGCTAAGAACATCTACTCCACAATCTTTGATGGATACAGACTTTGAATACTCATTGCAGCCTTCTAAGTGGGAATCACTTTTCTTAACCTCAAATTACTCCACTTTCTTTGCAAAAGGTACTGGAGGTAACTCATTTGAAGTTACTTCTATTGCTGCAAATGGTTTGGGGCCTAGATCCACAGTAATTATTACTACAGCACAGCCTCATAGTTTAATTTCAGGAAACATTGTCAGCGTTCAAGACACACAAAGCGGACTAGTTGAAGGTACTTTTTTAGTTGGAACAATTCTAAGCGGAACACAGTTTAACTATACTGCTAAGGGAGTTGTGAGCGGAGAGCTTGTAAATCTAGGAACTTCCTCAGTGTACGGCGGAGATATCTTTGATAACGCGCACATCCCTGGTGGAATAAACACCGCAAATAGCTTAGGTATTCCAGGAGGTTCGAACTCACTTCGTCCTTGGAATGCTTCTTCAAATGGTGCAGCCCCATCTTCACAGGTAACTATTACTTTTGATGCTCCTCACGGACTGTATCCAGGCACACAAGTAATTGTGTCTAATACAAACAGCTTCGATGGTACCTACCCAATTATTCAAATACCTACAACAAGAACAGCAATAATTGACCTAGGTAGAGTACAAACTTCAGTTGTAGTGCCAAGTACATCTACAATCATGGCTAAGAATGATGGGTACATCGTACATCGTCCAGCAGATGGTGGAGTTCAGCTTACTACATACAACAATATTCCTGGAGCGACAACAATACGTCAAACAAGACGTTACTTCCGTTATCAGTCAGGTAAGGGTATTCAGTACTCTACAGGATCTAAATTTACGCCTACATTTGATATTCAACGATACGTGCTTAACGCAGGTACTGTTGGAACACAGTACGCAACAATTACTACACAACAAGACCACTGTTTACAGGCGGGTGCCAAGATATTTATTGAAGGCATGGAAGTAAGCCGCGCAGGTTCATATAACCCATTTAACGGTAACTTTGTAGTATCGCAGGTTGTAGATGCTAACACTTTAAGAATTAACCTTAATATTACTACTACTATCCCTACAGTAGACCTAAACCCAGCTGGCTTAGGATTTTTAACTGTATACGAGTGGGATGGTGGCGTAACTAGAACCGGAATGTTTGATGAACAAAATGGTTTCTTCTTTGAGTTTGATGGACAAGGACTATCAGTAGTCCGCCGCCACTCAGAAAAAGAAATTATGGGCCGAGTATCTACTACTGCAAACTCAAACCTAGTTACTGGAACAAGCACACAGTTTAGAAAACAACTGCTTGTTGGACAAAACATTGTTATTCGTGGAGCATCTTATAGAATTATTCAGATTGCTAGCGATACCCAGCTTTATATTGCTCCAGCATACCGAGGAGCAAGCTCTTCTAATGTTAGAGCTTTAATTACGCAAAATAAGAGATTTAAGCAATCAGAGTGGAATCTAGACAAGCTAGACGGTACGGGTCCTTCTGGCTACGAACTTGACACTAAAAAAATGCAGATGGTCTATATTGACTACTCTTGGTATGGCGCCGGATTTATTCGCTACGGTGTTCGCGGCGTTTCTGGGGATATTGTTTATTTCCACCAAATTGCAAACAACAACAAAAATGTGGCTGCGTATCAGCGCTCAGGTAACTTGCCTGCCCGCTATGAAGTAGCTAATGATCCAATTAAAATTACTCGAGCTATTGCTGGAGCTTCTGGAACAATAGGGTCCTCAATTGAAGCAAACCACACATCTATGTGGGTTGAAGAGGCTGCTGGTTGGCCTGCTGCAGGAAATATTTTAGTTCAGGATGCAACAAATGTTGAGATAATGTCTTATTCTAGTATTGGTGCATATGACTCAACAAAGAAGGGCTACCTTCTTAACGGCTTAACACGACGTAAGACAGTCACTATTAACTTTCCGGATCAAAACTTTACCTATGGAGGAACCTCTCTACCTGTAGTATTTACCCCAGATTCATCTATAAATGGTTCTGGTGGAGACTCTCAGGTATCTGTTCAACCTATTAACCAAACATGCGCCCCTATGCTTTCTCACTGGGGTTCATCTGTAATTATGGACGGCCGTTTCGATAACGACCAAAACTACGTCTTTACTGGTGGTATGACAAAATACCTAGCAGTTCCTGCGGGAACTACTCGTCCTTTGCTAGCAATTCGTCTAGCCCCATCTGTAGATAATGGTTTGGCTCGTAACTTCGGTGTACGTGAACTTACAAATAGAATGCAGCTTCAACTACAGTCTATGGGTGTTCAGACTAACGGATCATTCCGTCTAGATGGAATCTTGAATCCGGCGTTTATTTCATACAACGCGCACACTACCGCAAACATGGTTGCAAATAGAACCGGTGGAGCCGGAACAGCCGGACAATCATTCATTACTGTTTCTGACGCTAAAGGTACAAACGGTATTGTTCCGGGTATGACGGTTTCTGGAACTGGTATTGGAGCTTCAGGAACTAACACCGTTAACTTTACTGCCGGAGATCGCATATACCTAACTACTGCAAACGCAGGAGCGGTTTCAGGAACAATAGCCTTCACCCCAAGAGTTGCCTATGTCGGTCTTCCAAATGACTGGACTAAAGACCTAATCTCTGGTGGATCCTTGGCGCAGGTGTTGTATTTTGATAATACAGGTCCTGGTGCGGGAGACGTACCAGCCGCTAACGTACCTTCAGGTCTTGTATCCGGTGGTGACTCCGTTATCTCTGTCTTTACTGAAAACGGCTCAGCAACATCTTACAACGTAACCGCAGTAGATCTTAGAGCTATTAGAGAGCTTGGAAACTCAATTTTGGGTGGAAACGGAAACCCGTTGACCCCATCTTTCCCAAATGGCCCAGATATCCTAGTTATTACCGCTACAAATATCGGTGCCGTAGGTTCTAATATCTCGGCCCGTATCTCTTGGACGGAGGCCCAAGCATAATGGCCACTGTTTATGTAAACAAAGTTCTTAAATATGCTACAATTCATAATATATCCCAGAAAGCAGGACTAGATGCCTAGTTATGATAGTTTATCAACTCAAATTGACGCGGTAAAGGCGGAAATTACTTCCAGCCTTGCAGCTAGCACATATACGGCTCAAGATTTAGTTTTCGTTTCTAAATCCCTAGAGACTCTAGGTACCCTTCTTGGGGTTAACGACATCGTTGCAGCAACTGCTGGACAGGTGACGTCAATTACTACCGCTGGAACTACGCAGACAACTGCAGTTAACACAGCCGGTACAACACAGGTTTCTGCAGTTAACACTGCGGGAAACAATAAGCTTGCCGCAATCACTGCGGAAGCTTCCGCACTATCAATCCTAAGTTATATGGGGGTCCTAGCCTAATGGCAACTACAGTAAATCGTTTTCGTGCTGGAACTGCTGGTACAACAGACGCTGGTACAACTCCAGTAACTGGCAGCAATACCGGAATCATCACGAACATCATCTTGTCTAATAAGACAGGTTCAACACGCACCGTAACAATTACCGTGGGTGGTTTTTCTTTCTGCACAGGTCTTCAAGTTCCAGGAAATGGAACTGTAAATTTTGATACACGTACGGTAATGCTTACGACAGAGTCGCTAGTAGTTACCTCTGACGCAGCGGCGTCTGTAGATTTCTTAATCTCCGGCGTTATCGTTAGCAACTAAGGGACAGGTAATTATCAATGGCAATTTCATCCAGTAAAGAATTCATTGTATTTCCAAACGACAGCTCAGCTCGAGTTTCGGTCAATGAAGCCGTATTTACCGCCAACGGCTCTTGGACTGCGCCAACTGGTATTACCAGCGCTCAGGTTATCCTTGTAGGTGCCGGCGGTGGCGGCGGTGGCGGCTCATCTGCAGTTGCAGGTGGCGGCGGTGGCGGTGGACAGGTTATCGTTAAGAACGTATCTGTTGTTCCCGGCACAAACTACGCTATTAATATTGGTGCTGGTGGTCAAGGCGGTCAAGGTTCAATCCTTACAGCAACTGACGTAACCAACACTCTTCCAGGAGTTAATGGTGGATCAACAACATTCGGTACTTTGACTGTTGCTAACCTCCTTCCAAACTCTCTATTTGATTATGCCCCAGCACAATGGGATTCAAATCTACTTTTCCGCCAAATCATTGGCGTTAGCGGTCAAACCACAGTATCTGTTACACCAAATGCTACGGGTATTGTTCCAGGTATGTCACTCACCACTATTGCGGGTGCAGCGATTACTGGTCTAGCTGTAAGCCCTAACAACATTGTAGTATCTGTAGCCGGTAACATTGTTACTCTCGGTGGCGCAAATACTGCTGCTGTAAACGCTATGGCTGCTTTTGACTACAACGACTCAGTTGTACGTCCAAGCACAATCCTATACCAGAACATCTCTTCTGGTAGCGGCGCTCTAACTTCTAACCCTCAGTTGGTTGGATCAGCAGCATCACCACAGTTTACTAATCTCTCAAATAACTTGTTGATGCCTCAGGTTGCACAACTAGAAGAGCCTGGTACAACAACAATCGCTGGAACATTAGTACGTTCATTTGGTACAAACGCAGCTACATTGGCTATCAACAGCTCAGGTCTTCCTTCAAAGTTGGCTGAAATGTCTGCTCCGTACACACGTACAATCTCAGCAGCAAGTGGTGCAACAGTAATTACTGTTAGCGACACAACAAATATTCTTCCAAATATGCTTCTTGTAGGTACTAGCATTCCAGTAGGAACTGTAGTACTTAGCGTAGATAGCGCTTCTCAGGTAACTGTTAGCGCCGCCACTACAGCAGCAATTTCTGGAGCAACCGTTACATTTACATACACAGGTGGTACTGGAGCATACGCGCTCTCAGCAACTACTGCTGGTGCTGTAACTGCAGTTAACCCTACTTGGGTAAGCTTCTCAAGCATTAACAACACCGTTGGTGTATCTGATGCTACTGGTCAATCAACAGCAGCCGGTACTCGCGGTGTTCCATATCTTCCTGGCGCAACATACACATTCTCTGTATATGTATCGACAAACGTAGATATTGCATCAGTTACCCCAATTAAGTTCCAACTTCGCTCTACAGGTGGATCTTTTGGTGCCCAGAGCAACGTATCGTACGCTGGCGGAACTAACACTGGAACAACATCATCTATCGATGCTGGTACAGCAAACGGCTTCTTCGTTCGTGAAGTTACCCCAACAGCTGCTATGGCTGGTTATGGTGGAACTATTACTGCTACAACATTTGCAGAAGCAGCTAGCGGAGCAACTAACATCTCACTAAATACCACAGGTTCAGGCGTTCTTAAGGGAATGTCTATTACTGGAACAGGTATTCCAGCAAACACAACAATCTCTAGCGTTACAGTTGGTGCTACAACAACAGTTACTATCTCAGCTGCAACTACTGCGGTTATTCCTGTGGGATCTACACTAACCCTTACTACACCTTCTTCTCTGCAGGTTCTTAGTGCTAATACAACTACAGGTCAAAACGGATGGCGCCGAATTTCTGCGACATTTACTACACCTACAATTGGAACAGCAACTGCGAACAGTCAGTACGCTTTTGGAGCAACACCTCAGTTCGTTTACCCATCTATCGTTCTACACCAAGGTGGCGTAACTTACTGGTTCGATAACGCACAGCTAGAAATTGGAGCTACCGCTACACAGTGGATGCCTCCAATGATCGCTGAGTCATCTTCTGCAATTGTTCAGACAAACGCCGCAACCCTAGGTAACCTAGAGACTTCGCACCGCTTTGTTCGAGCATCTGCTGGAACACAGTACTCTGCGTCTGCTTTCGTAATTGCCGGTGGATCTGCTTCAACTTACCGACCATTCCTTGCTTACCTAGAGTTCTTTGACGCAGACTATAACTCATTGGCTCGCAGCACTGGAACAAATACATTTGCCCCAATCTTTGGTGTAGCAACAGCTAACCAATTCGTAGTGGGCTCAAACTACGCAGCATCACACCCAGTTCGTGTGGGCGTTACTGCAACCGCACCAGTATCAACAGCATTTGTTAAGTTTGGTGTATTCCAGCTTAATGGTGCACAGTCAGCTACTCCAACAGTTTCTGAGTTCCACATTGTGGCTCCTCAGCTTGAAATTGGAGCAACTGCAACTACTGTTAAGGAGCCTAGCACTTCTATCGTATGGGCTGGAGCACCAGGAAACTCACCACTAATCTCACAGACAGGCGCCTTTGTAATTGCAGAAGGTGGCGGTGGTGGCGGTACTTATAACTCTAACAACATTCACTGGCAGTACGGTCTACAAGGCGGTAACAATGGAGGCCACGCAGCCTTCAACTCTACTGCAACACTTCCTACCCTTGCAGGTGGCGGTGGCGGATCTAACGGTGTCGGTATGAACGCAGTTCAATACATGGCATCACCTTCTAACTCTACAACTATGGCTTACGCCTCAGGTTGGAACACATCTGGCGGTTCATCTGTAGCAACATTCCCAATGCGCGGCAACCTCGGTGGTTACGCTGTATGGAATACAACAGCTGCTGGATCTATTGCATCAGCACCTGCATATGCCGGCGACGGTGGCGCAGGAGTTTGGCCAACAGGTCTTAACGGCAACCATGCAGGAATGGCACTTGGCGGCGGCGGCGGTGGCGCGGGTTGGACAGCACACTCACAGAACCAACTCGTACCAGGACGCGGAAACGGCGGCGGCGGTAAGGGTGGCGGTACCTACCTAGTTCAAATTGGTGGCGGTACATCTGACTATTACGCTCGCGGTATTGACGGTATGGCAAATACCGGCGGTGGCGGTGGCGGCGGGTCTACAAACCTTGCAAACGCACCTACAGCTTCAGTAACTCACTTCCTAGCAGGACGTGCGGTTAACTACGAAAACGCTGGCGCTGACCTTACAAAGTGGTACTCAGTCTACAACGCAGCAATTCAACTCTCTGCACAGGCTGGTTTCTACGGTTCAAACGTACTTCGTGCAACAATGCAAGATGTTGGAAACGCAAAGCTTTCAACTTCATGGCAGGGTTACGCAGTACTTCCACGTACACCACTCTTGTTTACAGGTGTTGCAGCACGTCTAACAACAGCAACTGTTGGTCTAACTAGCACCCAGTTCAACGTTACTAAGCGTGTACGCCCAACTGTTCGATGGAGACGAGCTGACGGAGGACTTATCCGTGAAGACCGCCCACCATTTGATATCGTATTCACAGCAACAAACACAATTACATACCTAGGACAAGCAACAGCCGCTACATCTGCTTGGCAAACACAGCCAGCACCAGCAAATGCAGCTTACTTCGACATAACATGGGAACTTCTATACATGGATGGAACAGACGTTGTAGACCTAGATATCTCAGATATTCAGTACTTCCCATACATCTCAACAGGTGGTTTTGGTGCTGACGGTCTTGCTCTTATTCGCTGGTTTGATAAAACCACTGCATAGGAACTAGTAGATGGCAAAATACGCACTATTATCTGACTCATACGTTGTAAACGTAGTGGTATCTGATACTGAGGATCAGATTGGTATATTCGCTTCAATTTATGAAGTTGTAGATATTACTAATCTTAATCCTCAGCCAGGTACCGGTTGGACTCGTGAGAATGGGGTTTGGTATCCGCCAAACCTTTCTCCCGAGGCAAAACTTATCTGGACAAATCAAGGATTTGTTGGAGAAGTTGAAGAGATTATTGAAGCAGAACTTGTTGAAGAAGAGTCTTCAGAAGCATCATCTAAGAAAGGTAAGTAATAATGGCCATTACATCCTCGCCAACCATACTGTCGGAGTCAGTAGACGCCTACATTAATGCTGGCAACACTACCCGCTTGCAGACTATTACGGGTTCAACTGGAGCCATTAACATCTCCGTAACTAATGGTGCAGTTGCTCGCATGAGCTCACTAGCTGGAAACACTACAGTTACTTTTACAAACCTCCCAAGCGGATACGCTAATCAGTGGCTTGTTGAAGTAGTTAGCCGTGGCGCTAATACCGTCACATTCTCTGGAGTTACATGGGATGGCGGCTCAGCCCCAACTATCGTAGCCTCTGGCAAGACTGTTCTAAAGTTCTACTCTACCGACGGTGGCACAACCATCTACGGCGCAGTAGAGTTTGCTAACATCGCTTAATTTTAAAGATTAGCTCCCCATCGTCCCCCGGGATTGGTGGGGCTTTTCTTTTGCTACACTATTAACATGAAAGTTGCCGTCTACGCTATTGCCCTTAATGAGGAGCAATTTGTCCAACGATGGTATCACTCGGCAAAAGAAGCAGACTTACTGCTGATTGCTGATACCGGATCTACTGACAAAACAGTAGAACTAGCAAAATCTTTTGGAATTGAAACGCACGTTATTTCAGTACAACCTTGGAGGTTTGACGATGCTCGTAATGCTAGCCTCGCTCTTATCCCTAGGGATATTGATTACTGTATTGCTTTGGATCTCGACGAAGTTTTAGTTCCTGGGTGGAGAAAACATTTAGAGGTGGCTTACACCAATAAATGGACTAGGCCACAATATATGTTTACAACAAGTTGGAATCCGGATGGATCCCCTGGTATGCAGTTTAGTGGGATTAGAATCCACGCTAGAGAAGGATATCGCTGGCAGTATCCTATTCACGAAGTACCAAGCCCATATCGAATCCCTGAAACTCGTGGGTGGATAGATCTGCAAATAGAGCATCACCCAGATGAAACAAAGTCCAGAGGTGAGTACTTAACGCTACTTGAAGAGGCTGCTAAGGAAAACCCACTAGATGATCGTTGCACTTTTTACTATGGCAGAGAACTTTACTTTTGGCGTAGATATCCAGAAGCTGCCGTACAGTTTAAAAAGCATTTAAAATTAGAGTCTGCAAAATGGCGTCCTGAAAGAGCGTCGTCTTACAGATACTTAGCTGAGTGTGAACCTAGCAATGCAGAGTTTTGGCTTAAGAAGTCTTATCTTGAAGACCCTTCAAGAAGAGAGGCTTCTGTAAAGCTAGCTCAGCACTATTACGATCTTTCTAAGTGGAAAGAAACAGCTGAGTGGGCTACTAAAGCTTTAGAAATTGAGACAAAACCGCTTGATTATTTTTGCGAACCGTGGGCTTGGGGACCACTTCCTCATGACCTACTAGCGTTAGCAAGTTATAACCTAAAAGACTACGAAACTGCGGCCCTACACGGGCAAATTGCTCTTAGTTTAGACCCCTCTAATGAGCGATATCAAGTTAATATGGGGTACTACCTTAGCCACATCTAATTACAGGGAGCACAATGCCTACAAATTATCTCATTCTTGGACAGGCTACACCATCCGGTTCAAACCTAGATCTATACTCTAGCCCTGCAGCTACCCAAACTATTGTTTCAACTATCGCGGTAGCGAATGTGACCCCGACTTTAGCAACTGCGACTATCTATGTTCGCAAAGCTACGGGTACGACACCAGCTGTAGCTAGCACGGGAAATGCACTAGCTTTAACTGTACCTATTGCAGGTAACACAACACAAACATTTACTCTTGGAATAACCTTAGCCCCGTATGACACAATTACTGTGGCTACAGGCACGTCTTCATCCGTTACCTTTCACGCGTTTGGGAGTCAAATAACAGCATGACACGTAAAGAATTTCCTGAAAAACTTGAAACTATATCTTCTACAACTAACCTAGTTGTAGGCCCTGCCACAAAAGTAGTCTCACCAACAACAGTCACTACCGGGGCCCTTAGAAATGTTTTTGCATCTACTGCTGCGCCCACAGGTACTGATGGTGCTGATGGGGACATCTGGTTTAAGTACGCGTAGACCATGGCCAAGTACGTAAAAGTAGGCGGTACATGGAGAACCGTATCCCCCGATAATGATTCCGTACAGACTGCCTACGTAAAAGTAGGCGGAACCTGGCTAGGAGTAACTAACGCCTACGTAAAAGTTGCCGGTACTTGGCGATCAATATTTACCTATAGTGCTTTTATTGTTCCAAACGTTGTTGGTCAAGTTTTAGCTACAGGTAGGGCAAACATAACTAACTCCGGAAATACGCCTGGAACTAATACAATACTTAATAATGCTAATGGCGCTACCCCAGCAAATAACGGAAACATTGCTACACAGAGCGTTGCTCCAGGAACTTACCTATCAGCTCAAACTGTAAACCTTAGTTATTACGTATTTGCATTTATTACCGTCCCAAATATTGTGGGTCAAACTGAAGCAACCGCAAACTCTTTAATTACTACCAATGGAAATACAGTAGGTTCGGTTTTAAGAAGTGCGTCTGGGGCAACCGCTAATAATCACAATACGGTTGCAAGTCAGACAATACCAGCTGCAAATAACTACACTACTGCTCAAACTGTTGGCTATACTCTTTATAATTATACTGTACCTACTCCAAGCGCACCCTCAGTTACCCTTATTTCTAAATCAACAAATCAATTTGTTTTTTCAACTACCTTTGGGGCCAATACAACAAGCGCCCTAGCGTATTACGGACCTTCTGGACAGGGTAATCAGACTCTTTGGGGAACTATAAATTCTAGCGGTGGAGTGGCAACAGTCACTGGTTTGACTCCAGGACAGACCTACTCGTTTATGTCTTATCCCGTAAACACGCAGACCGTAAATACTCTTGGAAGCGTACAACAGGGTGGTCTGCCATCATCACAAGGAAGCGTAACTCTTGATCAAGTTCTAGCACCTACTTCTGGTAGTGTGAGCCAAACTCCATCTTCAGGCGGTATCAGCATTGGGTCTGGTATATCTGGTAGTACTTCTGGGTGGAATAATAATCCAACATCTGTTGAGTTGCAAGTTATTAGGGGTACTCCGGGTGTTGTTCAAAGCGAAACATTTAGAACTAGTTCCTCAGGAACTACTTCGGCATCAATAAATTACACCGTTCAGTCAGAAGACTATAATGCAGCAAACCAAAGTAGGTATTTTAGAGTCTTTGCTAGGGCATCTAATGCTGGTGGAACATCTGCGTGGATCAGCACAGGCGTAGACATTGGGCCGGTAAGTGCTCCCGGACCTACAGCACCTAATGCTCCAGGATCTGTAAATGGTCTCGACGATCTTTCTCCAACTGGCGGTACATTTAGGTGGAGTGCTGGAAGTGGTGGCTCTGGAAGCCTATCTTACTTAATTGACATTTTTAATACCAGTGGGTCTGTAGTAAGGTCTGCTGGAACTGGAGATTTGAGTTACCAATACAGGGTAGCTGGAACTTTTTATGCCCGTGTTGCTACTTTTGATCTTAATACTGGATTAACCTCTAGCTACACTCAATCCCCTACGGTTACATTTACGGGAACAGCGCCGGTTACCGCCCCAACAGCTTCGGCTTCTAATGACTATGTAGAGGGTAGCAGTCCAAGTCAATGGATATTAAGCATTACTCATACGGGTGGAAGTGTACCCACAAGTTACAGTTGTTTTATTGAATTTGCTAATAGCAGCAGTGGGCCAACTCTATCCACTTCGGCAAAAATTACCGGAACCTGGACAGCTGGGGCTAATGGCACACAAACTGTATCAAGAACTAGTGGCACCTACTCTTGGGCTAGATGGAGTAATGTTTACGTACAAAATTCAGCTACGTCAGGTGACGGCTCAAATGCTAGCGGGTCGCCGACCCCATATCTATAGGAGATATATATATATGCGCGGAGAACAACGTCAAGGACGCTTTGATGTTCCTAATGAACGTAAGTCTATAATCTCTGGTATTACCAAAGAGATAGTTCGCACTGTTGGAAACGACATCGAGTGGTGGACCTATGACGAACCTAGCACTGTAGTTGATGCAATCTACGATGTGGGTAGCTCAAATCCAAGTACTGGTGGACGCCGTTGGCACGGACCCCTCCTTATCCCTTGCATTAATGCTGTTATCTATCAGGGCGTGACTATGCAAAGTGACCGCGGTTTCTATAACGTGGACGTTTTAAGAGTGACCTTTAATATGGATATTGTTGAGCGCAGCACAGATCTTTACGGGTCAAGCAGCCTTACTTCCGCCCACTTTAAAACTCTCGTGGACAACCCAGATGAATTTTTAAGGGACCGTTTAGTGTTTAGAAACGAAGTTTTTACCCCTACCAAAATGTCTCCTAGAGGATTAATGAATAACAAGTACACCGTATTCTCTCTAGACTGTAATCAGGTAAATGCTGAAGAACTAGTAAATGACCCTCAATTTTCTCGATACGCTTCTTACGACCCATTTAATGAGGTACCTCCAAATGCCTAGTAACGTAAACCCTAAAGGACCTAAAGCTATAGGGCCTGCAAAGGCAACCTCAGCTAAGGTGGTAAAAGCTGGTTTTAAGTCTGCTGAATCCTGGTCAAAAAAGTCCTCAGGAAAGTGGAAAGGCGGGCAAGCTAGGACCCTTTCCCCAGGATCTACGGGAGCCATAACTAAGCGCCTTAGTAGCAATAAGTACAAAGCTCTAGGAAAGAAAGTAATCCGCCCTAGAATACGTAAACAGTTTAGGCCTAAAGAAAAATAGTTTCACTTAGGGCCTCTTTTAAACGGCTTTGCCTTATCCTTAGAACGACGCCCGGGAAACTGGGAACCCTGCTGCTATACCTTGCACCTCATATGGAGGAACTATGATCTTTTTAGTCAATCGGCTAAACCGTGCTGAAACGGAAGCTGATAAAGAAGAGTTTGTTCGAGGAATCGTTGGCCTTAATAAAGGCGGCGAACGTAAAGCTGCGGCGGGTTTTATAGCTGGGTATTTACTCTCGAAAGCCCTTCGTAAAAATGGCTAGTCTAACTACATTCCTAAAGAGCATCGTTTACAAGGCATTAGTAGCCTCTGCTGAAAAGCATACCCTTACTTTGCAATATGAAGCACTACTTGCTGGCTGGCCAGAAGACATTGCCACAAAGCTTGAGGTACTTGCGACTCCTAGGGGAACTCTAAAAGTCTCTTACCCTAAAAACCTTGAGAATAAAATATTAGGTTTTGAGTACGGGGGCGAAGATACTCCGCCATCCCCAGTAATGCGAAATTACATGACTAAAATTGGGGTGAACTAATGCCGTTTATCCTCAATGAAGAAAAGGCTCTTAAGAGCTTGCTATCCGGCATAACCGTATCTGATGCGGGAAACCAAGCACGTCCTGTAGGAGTTTTCTACGGACAGCCGGACAAAGAAATCCGTCAACAGGCGTATCCTTATATGACTATTGACCTAATTAATATTTCAGAAGCAACTGAGCGCGTCCAGTCTGGCATCGTGACCGTTCCCTACCAACCAGAAGGTTGGGATGGAAACACAAGCCGAGACACGTTCTACCCTATGCCTATAAATCTTGATTATCAAATATCAACTTTTTCCCGGCAACCTCGGCATGACCGACAAATTTTAGGCAGCTTATTTTCTATAGGCCGCTTACCAGTTAGATTTGGATCTATCTACGTACCGGAAGACAACACTTGGCGTCGACTAGACATGTTAGGTTTTTCCAAGAGAGACAGCACTGAGTCTGAAAAACGGCTCTTTATGAATGTCTACTCAATTAGAATTAGTTCTGAACTATTTAGAACTGGTTTTGAAAGAACAGGGGTTCCGGTTACTCGTAGAAATATTAGTATCCGTGGCACTGATCAATCAAATGTATCAATATATGAACTGTTGCAACTACAACAAGCACTACCCGCATAATAATCGGTCCCCCATGAAAACAACCAACCTATTAAGGAGAAAACCTAATGTCTACGTTTAACAGACCGGGCGTATTTATTCAAGAAGTGGAGCTTCCACAAACCATAGAACTTAACGAAAGCGGCAACGCAATTGGAGTTTTTGTTGGTGCTCTTTCAAAGGGTCCAATAGCTGTTCCAGTGCTTCTTAGTTCTTGGACACAGTTCGTAAAAACCTTTGGTGCATTGGATGACGCCTACCCAACTACTTGGGCTGCCTATAACTTTTTTGCAAATGGCGGACGCCAGCTGTATATTAAGCGAGTCACTGGATCCGGCGCTGCCGCAGCATCAGTTACTCTTACAGATAGATCCCAAGCGCAACTAAATACAATTTTAGTATCTGCAAATAACCCAGGAATTTGGGGAAACAGCCTTGCTGTTCAAGTTCGAGCTGCGGGAACCTCAACTCGTTTCGGTCTTGCAGTTTATGGCCCACCTACAATTGCTGGAAATGCCACATCTAACTTAATTGAACAATTTACAGATCTAAGCATGAACACTACAGATCCTCGTTACTTTGTTTCTGTTATTAACCCAAGCTCTTCAGTTATCTCTGTATCAGACCTTAACTCTGCATCTACAGCACCAGATGATATGCCTACTGTAGGAGCTACTTTGTATGCTCTAGGATCAACAACTGCAGGAGCTGACGGATCAGCACCAACACGTAACAATATTTCTACTGCATTGTCAACACTAGATCCAATTCAGAACCCATTAGTAATTAACGTACCAGCTATTGCGTACACCTACACAACTTCACTTACATCTACTGAACGTACTCTTGCAATAAATATGTCAGCTGATCTAGTGACATACTGTGAAGGACGTGGAGATTCATTTGCTGTTCTAGATACTCCAGCAGGACTTACTGTAGCTGAAGCACAGACATTTGTTGATGATGTGTCTACTGCATTCGCTGCATCTTCAGCTGGTGGATGCGCAGCATTCTACTATCCTTGGGTTTTGATTCCAAACGCTTTGCGTTCCACACCTGGGGCTACTCGCCTACAGGCTCCTGGTGCAGCAGTCGTAGGACAATACCTAGCAACTGATGCTTCTCGTGGAGTGTTTAAGACTCCTGCAGGACTAGGAAATCAAATTGCTCTAGCTGTTACAACAGAAAGACAATTTACAAACGCAGAGCTTGATGCAATCAATACATCTGCTAACCCAGTAAACGCAATTCGAGCAGTACCTGGAGCTGGAATTGTAATTATGGGCGGCAGAACTCTAAATAATACCCCAGGAAATCGCTACATAAATGTTCGTAGATCTCTAAGCTACCTTAAGAAAGAGCTCACAGACCTAACTTCATTTGCAATTTTTGAAAACAACGATGCTAGATTGTGGTTGCGACTAAACGTCACGATCTCAAACTTCCTAGGATCATACTGGCAACAGGGTGGTTTGCGTGGAGCAACAACTACTGACGCCTTCTTTGTACGATGTGATGAGACTGTCAATAGCGAAGCGGACATTATGAATGGCCGTGTAAATATTGAAGTTGGAGTCGCTCTAGAATACCCAGCTGAGTTTGTTGTCATCAAACTTGGTCAAATTACCAGCAACGCTACGGCCTAAGGAGATAAACAAACATGGCACTTTCAGTCGATAATATCAAGAGACAGTTAACTACTGATCCAGTACGTACGTTTAAGTTTTTAGTAACTTTTACGCCAAATACTGATGATTCAAAGTGGGACACAACTGCTTGGAATAAGATGGGTTTTGTATCTGTTTCCGGTCTTAGTGTTTCAACAGAACCTATCGCATACCGTGAAGGCGGATACAACACAAACGTGCACCAGATTCCTGGTCAGTCTTCTTTCACACCAATTACCCTGTCACACGGCGTAATGCTTGGACAGAATCAAAACCAAAAATGGATGAAGCGTTTATTTGCAATGATGACCCCACGCGCAACAGCTGGAGTCGGAGCAGATTTTCGTTGCACCCTTGACATCGCAGTTCTAAGCCACCCAAACCCAGCTGGATTTGACGTCGGCGGTAGCAACTCTGCTGGAAAGACAGCATTAACTGATGGCGGACAGCACACATCTATGCGTTTTAGAGTTTACAACGCTTGGATTGCTAACCTCGGTTACAGCAGCCTAGATGCAGGTCAGAGCACTTTGATGGTTGAGGAAATGACAATCGTTCACGAAGGCTTTGATGTTATACTAGCTGATAGCTTTGCCGCAACAGCCGGTCAATTTAGCGCATAATTAAAAAAGAAATAGGTGCACAAAATGGAAAATGAAACAATCGTAGTTGCAACGGATAACCCTGCTGCAGCCAACAAACTTGTAGAAGACGCTCTTAACTCTGCGGAAGCAGCGCAGCTGGAGAAAGCTCCAGTTGCGTTGCCCCCAGATGGAGAAGTTATTCTACCCGGTGGTCTATATGACCCATTTGAAGGGTCAATCTCAACAGCGGTTGTCAGAGAACTAACTGGCTCCGATGAGGAAGTAATCGCCAGGATCTCAGATCCTGGAAAGTCGCTTCTCACTATTCTTGAACGAGCAGTAATTAAGATTGGTGACGAAGATGCTACAAAGGAAACACTAGATCAACTTCTAGCTGGGGATAGAGAAATGCTTCTCTTGGCTATTAGAAAGATTACGTTTGGTGAAGAAGTAACTGTTGGTCCCGGCCTATGCCCTACTTGCCAGGAAGAACAGACCGTTACTATCCACTTAACTAACGACGTTGAGATTAAGACTCTTGACGAAAAAGACCGAGTTTTTACTGTGAAGTGTAAAGTGGGGGTTGTTGAGGCTACTCTGCCTAGCGGAGCAGTTCAAAAGACTCTTGTAAACTCTTCAAATAAAAACTCAGCTGAGCTAGACACCCTTCTACTACAGGGTTGCATAGTCAGCATTAATGGTTTGCCGATAACTAATCCGCAGATTGTTAAAGACCTAAGCATTAAAGATCGCAGAGATATACTCAAGGCAATAACAGACCGCAATCCTGGTCCACAACTCGGTGCAATTAAGAAAGCTTGTCAGTCTTGTGGTTCGGAGGTACCACTTCCGCTAACTTTAGCGGAACTATTTCAAGAGTGAGTTAAGCTACGAACTGCTCATAGAATCCTATGACATTCTCAGCAAAAACTACCCTGGATGGACCCTAGACGACATAAAGCATCTCTCATTTAGAGAGAGAACCATGTGGATACTACGAATTAGATAGGCGGTGATTTAAATTAGCACTCAAAATATGATTGAGCCAACTGATGCCGAGGGCATTGCGGAAGCTTTTGTAAAGAAAATGAATATGGTCGAAAAGATCATAATGCGAGTTGCTGGTCACACCGACAAAATTAAAAAAAATGGCGAAGGATTTGCCGATGCTATGGCCGGACGCAGGCCAGGAAGCAGTAACTTAGGTTTAGGAACCGTAGTTGGAAGCTTTACCCGCAATGAAAAAATAATGGGCGGGGCCGCAATAGCTGGCGGAACATTTATGAGCATGGCTCCAAATACCATGTCAGCTGTTGCGCAAAGAATGTATGCCGACTCTGTTGCAGGCCTAAGCGGCATGAAATCTCGAGAAGTAATTACCCAGTCTAACCGTTTAGTTAACGGAGCTACAAGTGCTGGTGGCCCTACTGCGGCTGCATCAAACTTGTTTTATCAGGGTGGATACTCAGCAAGTTCTGTAAGCTCTAAAAACATAATGTCTCAGCTTGGCGGATTAAGCGCCATTACTGGTGGGACTAACGAACAAACTGCTTCAAGTATTGCCGGAATAAACGGTGCCCTATTTTTACGGCTAGGCGTAAACATCAGAGATGATAAAGGCAATCTAAAGCCTATGAACCAGATCATCAACTCAGTATATAACATGCTGTATGGTGGTCGAGCAATTACAGAAGAACAAGCAGCTAAACTTCTAAACCCAAATTCTAAGGGTTACTCAACTCTTATGTTGATCTGTGGTGGGGATGCAAACCTATTTTCAACAATTGCCATGGGTGTCATAACTCGAGCACGAAAAGGAAAAGGTCTTACAAAGAAAGATCTAGGAAGTGCACAGTCAGCTTTAACTGCTATGGGCGTAGAGTCTGGGAGCCCAACAAGAGCAAACTTTAGATTTCAAGCTGGACAAAATGCGGCATTGCAGTCTACTGAAGGTGGTCTTGTTGGTGGTTACAATACATCTTTAAATGTAGTTGGAGCACTTAATCAAGGATTTGCAGATCTTGCTTCTGCACTTGGGCCAGTAACCGGCGGCTTAATGGGATTAAAGGGAGTTCTTCAATCACTACCTAATGCCGGAAATATGGGCGGAACTATATCCGGCATTGGAAGCATGGGTATGGGAATAGCCAGCACAGCTATGAACGCGGCTATCATGGGTCGTGTAATGGGTATAGGAAGATTTGGTGCTGGAAAAAGTACTGCGCAAAATATTGCAGCTGGTGGTACTAAAGGTCGTTTTGGTTTAGGTGGAAAACTTGGTGGCGCCTCTTTACTAGGCGTTCTTGCCCAGCTAGGTATTAACCAGATTCCAGGAGTTAAAAATAATTCAGAGAGCGGTATTGTTAAGTATGGCAATATGGCCGCAACTATGGGTATTGGAGCTGCTAGCGGCGCAGCATTAGGATCTATGATCGCCCCAGGTATTGGAACGGCTATTGGAGCCGTACTTGGAACTGGCTATGGTTTATATCAAGGTTTGTCTGGCCAAGGGGGGCCTAATGACGAACACGGGATTGGTGGGGATAACAACATGCCCGGCAAAGGATCTGCCGGAACATTCTCTTTACCGGTTCCTGAAGGAACTCAAGTATCCTCGCACTTTGGTCGTCGTAAAGGCGGAAATGGAATTAGCTCTAATCACCGTGGTATGGATTTTCGTGTTGGCGAAAATACAAACATTACCGCTGCTGCTGATGGCGTTGTTACTGAAGTTGGTAACGGCGGTGGTTATGGAAACTACGTAATTATTAAGCACGGCACTAAGTCAACCTTGTATGGTCACTTAAATCGTGCAATGGTTATGGTCGGTCAATCAGTTAAAAACGGCCAAGTAATTGCTAAGTCCGGTGGCCGTAAGGGAGCCCCTGGAGCTGGTGCGTCTACTGGCCCACACCTTCACTTTGAAGTTAGAGATAATGGTGGACGTGGTGCGCAAGGTCGCGTAGATCCTAAGGGCTTCTTTGGTAAAGCAGCTAACTTTATAACCAAGACTTTTAAATCTGGATTAAATATGGTTAAAAACGTATTTTCTAGAGCTACTGGTGGGCTATTTGGTAGGCAAGAGGCGTTTCATAACTCTCAACTAGGTCCTAGCCCCACAAGTTTAAGCGGATTAAGTAGCGCAGCGCTGTCTTCTTTATTAGCTGGGACATTAGGTTCAGGTAGGGAGATTGGGTCTGAAGATCTTGATAAGTTTACTACCGGATACTCCCGCAGAAATGTAGCAATCTCTGAGGGCATTTCCGGAACATTAAATAGTTCTGATGACGCCGTTTCTTCTCAACTTCCCGGAGGAAGTAGGGCAGCCTATATTCGTATGCTTAGAAACGCCGGGTTTTCTGGTAAATCTTTAGAAACCGCATTTGCCGTATCTCTTGCAGAATCTAGAGGTAATCCTAAAGCATTTAATAATAAGAAACGTGACCTATCTTACGGCTTGTTCCAAATCAATATGAAAGATGACGATCCAAAGAGCCCAAATATGGGTCGCAATCGTCGTAAGCAATTCGGAATTAAAAACAACGAAGCTTTATACAACCCCAACACAAACATACGCGCTGCCTATGAAGTTTCTGACAAGGGTGGTTGGTGGAAACAATGGGCTACTTATAACGACGGAACATTCCTTAAGTATATGGACGACGCTAAGCGTGCAAAAGAGTCTGCTGGCATTGGTGGGGGTCAGGAGTCTTACTCTGGTGGGATGATGTCTTCTGGAACCTCTACAAAAGAGGCTCACCATAAGGGAGAAATAACCGTAAATATGAACGTAAGTATTGCTAGTGCGAGCCAAGCTGATACTGAAAGACTATTCAAAGAGTTTAGTAGAAAACTTAAAAGAGCTATTGAAGAGAACGAAGTTAGGACTTACTAATGGCCGTAACCTACTACTACAACGTATATTTACAGCAACACTTAAATGGTGTATGGGTAAATATAGAAACTCAAACCGCTAAAATTAACTTTATAGACTTTAAAGATAGCGGCAATGTCCAGGTATCGCCAACAGATCAAGCTGGAAACCAACTTGGTAGCCAAAGCCAATTACAGTGGGCAATAAAGGCCTATAAAAAAGACGGCACTACTATTACCCAATTAAATGGCGATCAAGTTAGGGTAGTAAGGGCCACCTTTACGAACCTTCTTGATGGAATTCAAACTTGGAATAATCTATACTTTACCGCTCAAATTAACAAACTTGCGTTAAATTTACAAGCTCTTAAATTTCCGTACGTAATTACCCCATCATTTACAGTAACGCACAAGGGTACTCATACCGGTTTTCCTGCGGATGGTACATCAATATCTAGAGCAAACATTGCCGGTAAGGACTTTACGGGAGTTCAAACAGTTTCGTTTACAAAAGCTGAAACTTTTCCCGCAATTCCAAAAGGGCTTATTGCTGAGTTAGACATTGAATATGCTGGTGCGGCACCTATACGAAAGACTGATAACATTCACTACGATAGCGATTTAAAACAATACGTCGGTATAAAGCGGGTTGTAAACACTACTACACAGGAAACTACTTACTTTGCTTTGTACTACAATCCTGGAGCAAATGGGACTAAAGTTAAAGAAGTTGAGATTGGAAAAGACCCTAAAAAGTTTTTAAATGGTAGCAAAGGCCCGGCATACAAAGCCGCTATGGCAGTACTTATTGACGCAATTGTAAGTGGAAAAGTTACAAACGTAAAAGTTCCAAAAGAGTCAGATAAAAATGGAAAAGGAAACGTATCTCCAAGAGAACCTCAAGGTAAAGAACGTTGGAATCCCCCTCCCCACATAGCTACAAAAGGAAGATTAAGAGGGTTTGAATGGGTAGAAAAAGATAACTCTGTTGGCGCTAACAATGAAGAAGTAGTTAATAGGCTTGTTGCTGCCGGAGAACTTGGAAGAATTTATCAGGATAAAAACAGCGCGAATGCTGTAAACCTAAATCCTGAACTATCTAAAAAAGGTGAGTTGTGGGGTTTTCGTTTTATGTATAACCCAACAACTATTTCGTATAATACGTCCGGAGTATCCTATGACTATACAGATACTGCTGATGTAGCCACCCTTTTAACTGGAAATATGAAAGTTAGTTTGCAGCTATACTTAAATAGAATTGTAGATTTGACTGAGCTTACCAGCAAACGTACCCCAACTAAATCTCCATATACTCCACCATTAAGTGAAGACGCTAAACAAGGCATCTTAAATAGAGGTACTGAATACGACATTGAGTTTCTATACCGAGTTTGTAATGGAGACCCTAGCACCACAACAGGATTAGATCCTTTGCTTGGATATCCAGGAATAACCGCGGATAGTGGTCTTTTAAAACTAGTCCCCGTGTGGTTGCATCTTCATAACAGTTATAAAATTTTTGGTGCTGTGTCAAACTTATCGGTAAATCATGTTCTTTTTGATAAGCGTATGGTACCTATGCTTAGCACTGTAGATATCACAATTGATCGTTACCCAGCAATATTTAATAACTCATATGATCCAAATACCCCAGCAACGGAGGCGTTTAAGAAACGTTATGGTGGTCAAGGACAAGAGGAAGAGGGTAAAGACTAATGCCTATTGAAAGAGTATCTAGGTACTATGACGGTACCTTAGCTCAAGTTACTTCCGGACCAGAATCTAAATTTCAAATTGCTGTTTTTAGACTATGGCCAGATGGTAAAGAAGTAACTTATTTTAACCACACCTGGGTTATTACTGATTCTTTAGCAGCCCTAGCTCAATCTTATTGTGGTGGTTCTAAGTATTGGTGGGAAATTATGGATATAAACCCGGAAATTCTAGACCCCTTTAACATAGAGCCAGGAACAGTAATTAGGATTCCAAATGAATAGGCCGATAATAGCCCAGTACATTTGGAGATCTGACGTATATGGGGCGTCTTATAAGGTTGAATTTCCTAACCTACCATCTATTGAATTTTTAATTATGAGCGCTGAATTAAAACAGTCTATAGAAGAACACGATATGCTCATAATTAGGGTTAAAGGAAAGCCAAGTAAAAAAGAAACACAGCTCGCCTATGGTGATCCTGTAAAGTTTACGTATAGGTCTGGAAAAACTAAGTCTGTATTTGTGGGCAAAGTTGATCGCATATACCAAACAGGTGGTGTGAGCGGCGTTACAAACACAATAATTAAGTGTATTTCTGCCTCGGCCTGTTTAAAGGATAGTACTCAAGAAATTCATACAAACGTAACTGCGGACCAAGTAGTATCAAAAGTTTGCAATAGATTTGGGCTATCTTCAGTAGTACAGCGTGATCCTAGGGTGCGAAAAGCTATAGTCCAATCTGGACAAACATATTGGCAATTATTTAGAAGTTTAGCTAAACAGACTGGGTTTGCTTTACGCGCAGAAAATACTACAGTTACTTTTTGTTCTAAAGATAAAATTACCGCCAGTAAAAAAAGCCAAGCGCCGTATTTTTACTACGTAGACAATAAGTCAAACGCAACAGTAAGTCCCTTGGAAAGAGCTTTGGGATCTATACTTTACTTTAGACCTACAATTACAGACGCTTCTCCTGAGGCTGGGGTTAAGGTTGACCGCGTAATAAGCGGAAAAAGCCAAAATGGCAAGCAGACTATTAAAACGGTACACCCGCATATTGACAAAAAAACTCCTCAAAAGGGTGCCGTAAAGCCTAGTGAGGATTATTTCCTATGACAGCTAGTTTTTCTAAAAAAACCGCTAAAGCAGCTTTTAAAAAACACTACCCATATGAAGTAGTTTCTAACGTAAATGACTCAAAACTTTTAGCAAATGCGTTAAGTAATACAAGCCGGTACCAATATACCATGGAGGTTACGGTTGTTGGTAACTCAGATATTAGGCCTTACGACCCCATTTATCTAGACAACCTTCCTAACGAGCTTTCTGGATATTGGACCGTGCTATCTGTATCCCACCAATTTAATGGTAGAAAAGGATATTACCTACTTGACCTAGTTGTTGGGGCAGAAACTCTCGGAGACGTTAATCCAAATGCGTATAAAGCAACTCAATACAGAGATGTAGAGGGGGAGCTTTCTGGACAGTCGTTAACTGTGGCGGAGTCTCAACTAACCGAGATATCTCTTTCTCCCAACAGTTCTGAATTTCAAGATGTTGATTATGACGGAGTAGGCCCAAAAATAACTCAACCGTCAAACTCATTCTCTAACTTAGCTACTAATCCCTACCTAATCAAACCCCCATCACTTAAAGGCGTAAAAAATAAGGTGGCGTGGTCTGCAAAGAAGGGTAGTAAAATAATCTAATGAATGATTACAGCAATAGTTCATATGGAGTAGATCCACTTGGACGCCCTAGATTTTTTGGTGTGTACGTGGGCAAGGTGCTAGATATTGATGACCCACTAAAAAAAAGCCGTATTAAGATTTCTGTAAATCAACCTACAGGCGGGTCTAAAACCGGGTGGGCTGAAGCTTGTCTGCCTGTAACTAGTAACGCAAACCACCCGGATCACAAAGAACATGCCGCCTCTGAAATTGCTGCCTTGTTAACTACGCAAGCTGATAGCACAGGAAGTGGGGGCGGTTTAGACTCACACTCACATTCCATACCCGCATTAACTATTGTAGCCAAGTCTGGGGCAGCTTCTCTAGACCATGAGCGAAAAGTAACGTCAGATCCGCAAGAGACTAACATTACAGATGAACATACACCGCATAGACTTGTACCTAGAAAATATCAAGAAGTTTGGGTCATGTACGTTGCCGGAGACCCTGAATTCCCTATATGGATTGGAGTTAGAGCCTAATGCAAGCCATTGCCTACCCATATACCGTAGACGTTTCAGGTGAAGTTCTTTCCACAACCTCTAATGGAAAAATTTACCTAGACCGTCTTGCTAATCTAATGAGCACACCCTTAGGTCAACGCCCGATGCTACAAAACTACGGGGTTGATTTAAAACGAGCTTTATTTGAGAATGAATACATACACGACGGCGGTGAAGTTGTTTCTTTTAAAAAAGCTGTAGAACAGGCCGTAAGAGAAGCGATCAATACTTGGATGAGAGAAGTTGAGATCCGACAAATTGAAATCCTTCCCCCATTAGAAAACGGAACTAGCGAGATTAAAGTTGTTATATTGGTTCCTGGGGATGAACAAGTTAGTTTAACTACATCAACGGCAATTTTTGGAAACGATGGGACGGTTAGTAATACACAATGAGCGAAATTCAAATTGACTATACTTCTAGAGACTACTCTGCACTTAAAAATGAGTTAGTCAACTTAGTTAACCTAAAGACGGGGGGTTCTTGGAACCCAACAGACCCCTCAGATCTTGGAAATGCGTTGCTAGAAGCTTTTGCATATATGGGTGACATTATGTCCTATTACATTGACCGTGTTGCTAATGAGACTCAAGTAGAAACAGCCGTAAAACTAGAAACTCTGTTAAATTTTGCATCCCTATATGGCTACCGCCCGTCAGGTCCTACGCCAGCTACAGTGACAGTATCATTTACAAACGATAGTGATGCTCCTATAAGCTTGCCTGTTGGAACTCAAGTTATGGCTCCCCTTAACTACGGCCCATTCTCTCAAGCATACTTTGAAACTACACAGCCTTATACGGCTATTGCCCCAAATGCAACAGTAAACGTAGTTTGTGTTGAAGGAAAGACTGTAAACACAGACAAAGAAGACTATATCGATCCCGTATACCATAAGCCTTTGCCGTCTAGTATTGGAACCTCTACCGGAAGCGCAAACCAATCTTTCCAAATTCTTGAAAGCGGAATTATTGACGCCTCTCTTGTTGTCTACGTAGGTCAGGGTGTGGCGTTCGCTCCTTGGCAATATGTTGATAACCTTGTAGAGTATGGCCCAAATGACCTAGTATTTACGGCAAATCAAAATACAGATGGAACTCTAAACGTATTATTTGGTGACGGCATTAACGGATCTATACCTCCTGCTTCACAAGCAATTAGTGCTACTTACAAAATTAGCGTAGGTCGTTATGGAAATGTTATTTCCGGTGCGGTAAGTGAAGTCTCATTTATTCCTGGAAATATTGATCCGGAAGCAATTTCATTCTTTACTGTAAATAACTCTGCCGCTGCAACTGGTGGGGCAGACGCGGACAGCCAAACTCAGATTAGATCAAAAATTAAAGGCGCAATTATTTCACGAAATCGTGCCGTAACTCTAGATGACTACAGATATCTATCATCTTTAGTTCCTCTTGTAGGAAAAACAAACTCTGCTTCTGCAGTGTATTCCTTAGTTAATGTATACCTTCAAGTACAAAATGACGGAAGCGCTACCCCGGGAATTATTTCAGGTTCAGTAACCCCTTCTTGGACAAGCCTTAAGCGAGATGTAGAGCAGTACATGAGTGATAAGGTTCCTGTAGGCGTAACCCTAAACGTGTTGCCTCCTCAATACATGCCATTACGACTAGCGGTCACTGTGCTTATAAAAGATACATATAAGAGAAGTACCGCACAGCTAGACGTCTACAAGGCACTTCTTGCCGGAGATACTGGTCTTTTTTCTTATGAAAAAAATACCTTTGGTAGAAAAATACCACTTTCATCAATAATTTCTGTGTTATCTCCATTAACTGGGGTAACTTCAGTATCTATAACAAAGTTAAACGTTGATGGCGGGGCATCTGCTCTAGACATCTCCCTAGAGCCAAATCAAATTCCGTACCTAATTCCAGCTAACCTGGAAATTACGGTATCTGGCGGAATCAACATATAAAGAGATAGGTGAAAAAATGACCGCTTCCTTCCCGTCCTCCGTACGCCAACTACAGGCTAAAATTGATATTCAAGATACAGTTTTAGCGGATCACATTAACGTAATCCAAGATGAAGTACGCGCTATTGAAACCTCTCTTGGTGCTTCAGTCAATGACACCAGTATTTTGGTCTCTAACTACTCCGGAACATTTGTTCAGGACATTAACTGGAACTCTTTGGGTGCTCGATTAAAGAATATTGAAGCTGGCCTAGTAAACGGAACAGGAAGCTCCGCAAACTACGTGGCTAAAACAGGAGATAACATTTCTCCTATTGCCGGAAGAACTGGCTTAACCATAACAGCCCGCACTGGAAACTTATTTAATCTATTTGAAACTAGGGATTCATCAACCGCTCTAGGATTTAACGTAGATAATACAGGTAAGCCTAAAGTTGGAACTTTAAATGTTCTTTATGTAAGCAGCACGGACTATGTTACACTAACTAACTCTATTACTGCTGCGGCAGCTCAAGCCGCAACAGCTACAGCAATAGCTAACGCGGCGTCAATTAGCCCATTCTTATTTGCGGGGATGTAAATTTAAAACATGGCAAAATATAGTATTGCGACGTATGGTGTATCGAAATACGGCGAGCGTGAAGTAAGCAGAACTTACTACGCCTCTGGTATTAGATCCTGGTCGTACAACTTTAACTCTATCTCTATAGCTTGGGGATCAATTACCCCTTCTCCAGAGGATTCTGAGCCTACCCACTGGAGGCTTGTAAGAGGTTTTTCTGGTGTTCCTGACACCCCATTTGACGGAATTTATTTGGATGGAGACGTAATCTCTGCTTTTAGAACTACGTATATTGACAACGACGTATCAACAGAAAATAGAGAAGTTAACTATTCAATTTGGGTTTTTGGCGCAAATGCAATAACAGGTGTAAAACGTTGGATTTTTTGCGGAGATACCGACATAATTGTAACGCAACAAACAGATACCCTATCTAAATTAATTAACTGGCTTCCTCGTATTTGGTTTAATACTGTTAATGGTGTTGGAGACGCTGTTGGAGAAGCGGAAACAAATGATCTTTCTAGGACTCTGTCAGCGTACACATTTATGTATGACAAGCTTAATGCTGAAGCAGAACTAATATCTAAGGCATCTTCAAATATAATACCTAGCGCCTTGCTAGAGTCTCAAGTTTTAGATTTAGGGTTTAATTACGAGCCCGCACTAGGGGACAGCTACCACAGATCTCTTTATAGAGCAGGAAACGTAATTAATTCTGTCAAGGGAACAAAGGGCGCAGTTTCCGGTTATATTACCGGCCTTACTCACCTAAGCTCTAAAATTAAACTTGGTCACAACCTTATGCTAGATTACAATGATTCTTCTTTTGAGGAATCTACGGGTCGTTGGCACATTACCCGCGGAACTAAGGCAACAGTAAAATTTGCTACATCAGCAGCAACTCTGGGCACAGCTATTACTCCTCCTAAAGCTTGGGTAAATGATTCTTTGTATCCACCAAAAGAATCTGGATTTGGTGTGTTTACTGTTTCTGAAAGTACGTCTACAGTCTCACCCGCTACACTTCAATTACCTATTGCTAATGCCAATATGCCGCTTTTAGGCATACCGGTTGAGGGAAACAAAGAATACCTATATACCGGTTGGTTTAGGCAAATTGACGGTAATGCGTTTACCCTCTCTGTAAAAATTAACTGGTGGAACTACTTAGGAGAAACCCTAAGTTCTACAACCCTAACCTCCCCAATCACATCTTCAAACTCTTGGCAGGAATTTACTTCAGGATCTTCTGCCGGAAGACTTGGGCGCGTTTCCCCCCTAGATGCGGCGTATGCCTCTATAGAGCTATTAATAACTCCTAGTACGCTTTCTGAAACAAAAGTTCTTCTAGATAAAACACAATTTTCTGAGTCTAAATACAGCTTAGCTTTTGAAGACGCTAAACAAGTAAATGTATATGTACAGGGTTCTAAAGAAAATCTAATTCCAAACCCGTCATTTGAAGATGGGGTGGGGGGTTGGTTGTCCTCAACTAACTCAAACTTTATTTCTAAGTCTTTTGTTTCGTCTAATGCTATCTTTTTTGGATCATCTGTTGGTGCCCTTACAGCCTTAAACTCCTCGCAAATGTACGTTTCCAGCGACTGGATTGAAGCAGACCCCGGACAAAACTATACCTTTAGTGCCTATGTCAGTACTGACTCAACAATTATTAACAAAGCAATAATTAAACTAGAGTTTTCAAATAGAGAGTCTATCGAACAGCAAACCTTAATTTTAAGTGACACTGATGGGGAATATTATGACTCAACTATATACGCAGTACAGTCTGCTGAAACAGCTTTAACAAATACCCTAGTAAGTTCGCAAAGAGTACCTACTAGAACAAGGATCTCTATATCTGCTATTGCCCCCGCATATACTAGAGACTCGGGTAATCCTGTAGTAAAAGTGTCTTTTATATTCCCAACCTGTGCTGCTGGTGAGTCTGCGTATATTGACTCATGTTTACTACAGCCAACTGCCCTTTCGCTCCCATTTTTTGATGGATCTAGCGCCCCAGTATCAAGCACGCCGGTTACTCAACCTTACTTCTTTCCTGGCGACTGTTTGTGGGAATACAAGGATGTATATAACTTTATTCAAGAACCTTCTTTTGAAACCATCTCAACTTGGACAGCTAATGTGGGCACATTAACTATGGACTCAACGTCAGGAACAACCCTGGTGCCTGTAAAGAATTCTAATGGCACATTGGGAACCCCAACAAACGGAACTTACACAGCAAAATACGGATCTAAAATGGGTAAGTTGACCTATGTTGCCGCAACTGGTGGAAACATATCTACTACCGTTGTTCTTCCATCCCCTGCAAAAGGTGGAGAAGACTTCGTTGTATCTGCCTATGTTCGTGCAGCTGAGGGATCCTATACACTTACTGTAGGAAGCAGCACATTCCAATCAGTTACAAGAGTTTCTGATAAAGATAAATATCAGTGGACTAGAATCTCTGCTGTAAAACAATTAGCAGTAGGAGAAACAACTTTTACTGTAACTATTAAAATTGATCCCCCTTCTGCGGGATATGTGGGGACCCCAACTACGTTCTTCCATATTGACGGAGTTCAGGCTGAGTATGGAAAAATCCCAAGTGTTTATATTAACCCAGCTTCTACAACCAGCTCTGTAGTTCCTATATCAGGCAGCTCTAACACCTATCTTGTAGATAGAGTTTTAAACTCTAATGCTAGCCGTAGCTCTTATTTTCCTAACTATGAGGTTAAGTTTTCTAGACTTCGTAACTCACTTGCGTTAGTAATGCCTCACGGTAGCAGCTGGGCTGTTAAGCCTGGATTGGAGTCTGGTGAGTACCCTGAGTTAATTGAGTCTTTAATTCCGTCAGCTTCTTTTGAAAATAACCTAGATAAGTGGGTTCCAGAAAACTCATCTCTTATTAGAAAAACATCTAAGGGGTCTCTATTTGGGGATCAGATTACTCATGGAACATCTTGGTGTGAAGTAACTACCTCAGGAACATCTAATGCAACCAAGGTGTTTGGCTTAACTTCTGGAACTGTCCCAGTAGTTTCTGGTCAGGGATACTACGCATCTATTGCTATTAAACCAAAGAATGCCGCCTCTGCTGGAACTTACAAACTTAAAGCAACTTTTTATACACCTACGGGATCTATCTTGCCGGTCCTAATTCAAGATCCTGCATTTCCTAGCGATCCTACAAAGGTACTTGACGTAACAGCTCAGTACATGGAAAAGTCAGTTACGGTAACCAGAACTGATCGATGGGCTTACATATCAAATACCTTCCCATCTTTGGCTACTTTAAACGCCGCTTCGGCAAAATTGACAATTACATTTATACCGAGTACCTTTGATGCAACCCAAAGTTTTAACATCGATAGGGTTGTATTTAGAGAGTAGGATAGTTATATGACAACAGTTTTTATTGCTTCACTTGCTGTTGCGTGTGTTTTGTCTGCCGTAGAGAGTTTAATACTATCTATAGGTAAATGGAGAGGTTTATTAGCTTTAGCCCTTTCTGTCCCTTTTTGTCTACTTTTAGGTTCTAGCCTGCAAGTTCTGCTCGTCTATTCTTTGGCGGCAACTTTTTTGGGTTTGACAATGTCAATAGTCGTAGAGCAAACTTTCACCGGAATATCAGTTCGAGAATTTAGGGGACTACCCCAAAAGGTTGATAAGATCTAAAAATTAAGAAAGAGGGCAAATGCACGCACCAAATACAAACCCACACCTGTCGGGATTAGCCAGGGCTACGTGGATGTTATTTGCCACTGTGGGAAGAGTTATGTCTTCTAGTGAGATTCAAGAAGGCAACTACATGAACGAGGGCCGAGACGCAATCAGATCGGCTATGACCGAGCTTAAACGCGCCGGATATATAAAGGCCGTGAAAGAGCAGACATCTAACGGTCGATGGGTTACGTCCCTTAAATTTACGGAGATTGGTAAAAAGTACGTCGACTTATTTAACTGGAATTACCAGCCAGTACCGACGCCTGATTTACCGACGCCTGGAATACCGTACGTCGGTGAACCAGTCACTACTAGTAGTAAGTCATTAGAGAGCTATAAAGAATTAGAATTACTACGTAATTCTAATCAATCGGGTGCCCCGATAACCAAGGAGGTTGAAATGGGTTGGCCAATTCTGGAAGAAGGCGAAGAGCCTAAGAAGAAAAAGCGTGGCTTTGTAGAAGACTCAGATTCTGGTGCTGTTGGAAAGATCCAGGATAAGCAGGCTAAGATTAACTTGAAGTACAAAGCAACAACCTTTGAAGCCGTCCCGGCATCTATGCGCAGATATGAACGCCTAGAAGACAACTGGACTACAGATGATTTGATTGCTGAGTTCTACGACAAGATCCGCGAACACTGTCCCGGCACTCCAGGACAAGTCAACGGCAAATCTTTAATTAGCTGGATGAATAAACTTGTGGGCCAGGGAGTTCACAGAACTTCAATCCTAAAAGGGATCCGTATGTTCTTTGCTGATCCTAGAAATTTACACAACTCCGGAATAGGAACACCAATGTGGCGTCGCTTCATTGCCTACTACCCAACAATCCACGGGTTGACAACAAAGTCTGAGGTCGAGTATGTTGACGACAACTTCTTGGCACACCAAGAAAAAATGTTAAAACTACTTGGAGGCAACTAATGTACGACCTTAGCCAAGAACGCCCAAGCACTAGAAGTCGGCTCACACGTTCAGGTGTCCCAGTAAAAACCCTGGGTATGGAATTTTCAGATCTAGACGATTCTGATACCAAAACCCAAGTCATGGCTTGGACGGAGTCAGTTCTATCTGGAAAGGTCATTAGAACCCCTGGATCCCCGATTTGCGGCCTTGGCATCCTTTTAGTAGGTAAACCGGGTCACGGGAAGACCACCATAGCCTCTGTGGCCCTTCAAAGCCTTATTAGGGGTATCCCCGATCGTTTATACGGTCCAACGGAAGCCCTGCCTCCACGCCTAGGGGCTTTTATGGACTATCCAAAGCTTTTGCGTACTCAGAAGGCTCAGTTCAATGAGGAGAACGACTCTGACCAGCGAGAGATCGATGCAATCTTTGGAGACCTAAGCGCTACCGAGAACCTACAGCTGTTTGTGTTGGACGACATTGGCAAGGAATACCGGACCGCTACAGGCTGGGCCGAGAATACATTTGACGCCCTGCTACGTTCCCGGTTTAATTCTGGCTTACCAACCATCATTACAACAAACGTCCCGACGAAAGATTGGGAAACTGTGTATGGTGAGCCTATGTCCAGTTTTATACACGAAGCATTTATACCATTAGTCGTAAATGCTCCAAAAGGAGATCGGAGAAGAAATGAAAAAGAATAACTTTAGAAAGTCACAACTTCCGGGTTGGAAAACAATACAGTTTTTTATCTTTAGCTCAGGAGTAAGCGAAGTTCAGATCTTTACTGACTCTAGCCTTAGATGTTCTTGTGATGGGTTTGAGACCAGAGGATTTTGTAGGCACGTAAACTGGTGCAAGTCACGCCTTAGTGATGGCATGTACCCGATAGAGATTACTTCTAAAGTAATTCCCAGAGAAGAAATTGATGCGGCTGAGGTTTCAGTAGACGCGTTTAGAGAATTAATTTTGAAATACGGAAAACCTTTGGTATTGTAATGATATGCAAAAAGGAGACATATCTAACGAAGTACCACTTCGTGTAGTAGTAACTCTTGATTGCATCTTAAATAAAAGACCAGCTGTAAAGAAAACCTTAGCTGGTTTAATTACTCTCCACACAGAAGAAGTTACTTATAATCGAGTAGCGTTATCTTTATTCTGGAGATTTGCTCAGAAAAATGATTTCAGTATGGAACTTGTGGGTTTTGGATACACAAGAAAAGAAATGAAAGAAATCATGGAGGATCTAGATAATCTAGGTACTAATCCGTTTAACTATACAAATAGTTATCCTGTAGTGGCGGACCTAGTTGGAGAACTCCCATATAGACCAGAGCTTAAATATGTGGTAGACATACCTAGTAGAAGCCTTAGATACGGCGGGAAATATTTAGATATGGGGAGAATGTAATGGCTGCAGATAATGAAGTGAGGCTAATATCTCGTGCTATTCGCACTAGAGATATCTCCCCTCTTTTAGAGCGCGGTGTTGAGAGCAATTGGTTTTTTAATGAGGACAGCAGAGTTATTTGGGATTTCTTAAGAAATCATTGGACTAAGTATCAAGAAGTACCTACAGCAACAACGGTTCTAGATAACTTCCCAACTTATAAACTGTTAGCTGTAGACGACTCACTGGATTATTTATTAGATCAATTAATTGAATTTAGAAAACGCCAAAAGTCTATTGAAGTTGTACAACAAGCTGCAGATGCTATCGCTGTTGGTGATCACAACTCTGCAATTAAAATTATGGGCCAGGGCTTTGCAACCCTTATAGATGAAGGATCATATTCCCCAACTGAAATTGATTTGACTAAAGATGCTATGGGTCGTTACCAAGAGTATCTAGATATTAAAACTCGTCCTAACGGTCTACTCGGTCTTGCTACAGGATTCCAGGTTATGGATATGGCTACAGCAGGATTACAGCCAGGACAACTTGTAACTATCATTGCCCCACCAAAGACCGGTAAATCTGTACTTGCAATGCAGATGGCCGTTAACGTACATAATGACGGCTTTGTCCCTATGTTCCAGTCTTTCGAGATGAGTAACCTTGAGCAACAGCATCGTCACGACGCTATGCGAGCGCACATATCTCATGGTCGTATGGTTCGTGGAGCACTTAATCCTTCTGAGGAAACGCGCTATCAAAAGATGCTCACCGATATGGAAGGCATGCACAAGTTTTATCTAACCGAATCTATATCCGGCGCAACAGTTTCTCAGTTAGCCATAAAGCTTGAGAAGCTTCGCCCGCAGATCTTGTTTGTAGACGGTGTGTATTTGATGTTTGACGAGATAAGTCAAGAACGCGGAACACCGCTTGCTCTTAAGAACATTACTCAGTCAATGAAACGTTTAGCTCAGAAATATTCAATACCAATTGTTCAGAGCACACAGGTTTTAAGTTATAAGATGAAGAAAGGCCAGGTAACCGCTGACTCTATTGGTTACTCATCTTCCTTCCACCAAGACTCTGACGTTATCTTTGCTCTGCAGAGACAAGATGAAGAAGATGACAGCTCTCGTTTGCTAAGGATTGTTGCAAGCCGTAATTGTGGCCCAGCGGAGGTTGAATTGCTTTGGGATTGGGAAGAGGGGAAGTTTCAAGAATATGGAGCTTAATATTGAGTATTCAGACTATCCGTTTAACGGAACTCAGCTATGTAATGATTTAAATTCTAATCTTTTCTTTCCTGAGGAGTACACCGACCCAGAGGCACTTAGAGAAGCTAAAAGCATTTGTTCTTCTTGTCCGCTCGTTAATCAATGCCTGGAGTACGCCATAAAGACTCCGTGGCTAGACGGAATTTGGGGCGGAACCACTCCTCGTCAAAGAATACGAATGCGTGGAGCTAAAAATAGGGCTAATAGATGAGTAAATCCTTTAGGCAATTAAAGCCTGATTACACAGGGACTATGGAATACGAAAATGTCGTATGCCACGAATGCCCCCATTGTGAATCTAATCTTTGGCGCATACACGCCAGTTTTGACGATTACGAGATATCGCAGTATCTTTTAGACATGGAGTGCGCAATTTGTGGTACATACGCAAAAGCTCCAACGCCGTTAGATAGGGGAAATATATGAGTCCAGAAATAGTTACGCTAGAGCATTCAGATATGGTCTTTAAACGCGCCCATTCTAAAGGGTCTTGTAGAGGCCCATACTGCACAATCCATAATCGTTCTGATCATCACATGCGATCATTCCCTCAAATTTGGAATCCCATGATTTTCTGTATGCAACGCGTATGTTCTCACGGAGTAGGCCATCCGGATCCAGATGAAATCAATAACGATATTGTCGTCAAAATAGATCATGAGACGAACTGTTGTGGTTGCTGTGTACCGCGAGGGTGAAGTTCAAAAAGCTCTTTTAAAGCTTGGCATAGACTGCTCAGAGGTTCGCAATGAACTACAGGGCCACTGTCCTTTACACAAAGAGCGTACCGGCAGAGAAGATATAAACCCTTCTTGGTCCATGAATCAAGAGACCGGTGTTCATCACTGTTTTTCTTGCGGATACCGGGGAACACTTTTAAGTCTGGTAGCCGAGTTAAAAGAGTTTAAGACTTCTTTCGGTTTATTAGATTTTGAGGCGGCAAAGGGCTGGCTTACTTCTCATGTAGATGTTGACTTAGCTCAGCTAGTACGTCAAATGGAAGATGCAAAAAACAGTTATGTACGTTTACGTCAACCGGTTGCTATGGGTGAAGCAAGATTAGCTGTGTTCACTGATCCTATAGATTCCGCGTTATCTGCGCGAGGATTAACTCTTGAGGCCTGTAAAACTTACTCAGTTAAGTGGGATAACAAAAAATCTATCTGGATTATTCCCATAAGAAATGCTGATACCGGAGGATTAATGGGTTGGCAGGAAAAAGGTCAGGGACACAAGCATTTCTTTAACCGACCACCGGGAATACAAAAATCTAAAACTTTGTTTGGAATAACGGAGTGGGCTGGCCCAACTATGGTTGTTGTCGAATCCCCATTAGATGCCGTCAAGGTGGGGGTCTGTCGAAATTCGACAGAGGGCGTCGCTTTGTGTGGTGTTACGGTAAGCGCAGCTCAGATAGATATAATGAAGCGAGCAGATAAACTCATACTAGCTTTTGATAACCCCAACGTTGATTCTGCAGGCAAAGCCGCTCTTGAGGCTTTTGTAGCCGTAGCTAGAAGCAATGGGATTGAGTTTTGGGCGTTTAACTATGGGGACTCAACCGCTAAAGATATTGGAGAAATGACCCCAGATGAGGTAGTATTTGGAATAGAGCATGCAACGCATTGCGTTATGTTGAGGGGATCATTAAATGTCAAAAGTAGGAACTAAAGGGTATTGCAGTGATTGCGGTGATTGGGCAACGGACTGTAAGACACTAATTATAGCCAGCATCCCAGAAAAAGTTTGTAAGAATTGCAGGGATAAGCGATGATTATTGGGCTTACCGGTTACGCTCAGTCTGGAAAAGACTCCGTAGCAAACATCCTTGTAGAGAATTACGGGTATCAACGAATCGCTTTTGCTGACCCCATACGTGACCTATTATATGCCACCAATCCAATGCTTAAAGAAGGGTATAGAGTTAAGGGATTGGTTGACGTATACGGGTGGGACAGAGTTAAAGTCGATTATCCCGAAGCTCGACGCCTTCTTCAAGAATTAGGTGTTGGTGCCCGTAAAGTTTTTGGTGATATGTTCTGGGTAAAACAAGCTCTACGCCAACTTGAAGTTGAGGGTAACTTTGTAATAACAGACGTTAGATATCCAAATGAAGCTAAAGCAATCAGGGAACATCAAGGCTCTCAAATTTGGCGTGTAAAGCGTTCCGGTGTTGATGCTGTAAACTCTCATGATTCCGAATCCGCTATGGATGGGGAAAAGGTCGACCAGATCTTCGTTAATAACGGAACTTTGGAAGATCTCAAAGTTTTAATTAATACAAGAATGCGAGCATACATATGATTATGGAGTATGGGTCTTGGGTCCTAGCCGTTATAGGTGTTGCTGGAATTTATTTTGTTGGGCGTAAAACTATCTGGGGATGGCTAGTTCTTCTTTTTAATGAGGTTTTGTGGATTGGGTATGCATTAACTACTGACCAGTACGGCTTTATTTTCTCTGCTCTTGCCTACGCTCTTGTTTATATCAGATCTTATATTCACTGGTCTAAAGACAGAGTTAACGAGATTCCGTTGTGACCTTTACAGGAACTCTTCTACCGTATCAAGTAGATGCCGTAGACGCGATGATTGCTCGTAAAAAGATGCTCGTCGCATATGATTTAGGGCTAGGAAAGACAGTGTTAACTATCTCTGCTATAGAATCGCTTAAGGATAGCGGTTCAATCCGGGAGCCGGGAGTTATAATCTGTCTTTCCAGCCTTAAGTATCAGTGGGCTGATCAAATCAGGAAGTTTACAGATGGATCTGCAACACCTTTGGTTATTGACGGAACGCCGAAACAGCGAGCTGAACAATATCAGCAAGCCCTCGACTGGGGGCATACACTCGTTGATTACGTCATTATTAACTACGAGCAAGTTGTTAACGACTGGGAGTATGTACGACAGCTCGCTACGGGATTCATTGTCTGTGACGAAGCAACCGCAATCAAAAGCTTTAGATCCAAACGTTCCAAGTACGTAAAAAAACTTGAAAGCCCCGTTAAGTTTGCTCTTACTGGTACACCGGTTGAAAACGGAAAACCAGAAGAGCTTTACTCTATTATGCAGTTCGTTGACGCAAAGGTCCTAGGTAGATTTGATCTTTTTGACTCCACGTTTATTATTAGAAATAAATTTGGCGGGGTAGAACGCTACCGGAATCTACCGCTACTAAACAAAACCCTATTAAATGCCTGCGTAAGAAAGAAACAGTCTGACCCTGATGTGTCCCCTTTCTTGCCGGAGACTATTCACTCTGAGCCCATATATGTTCAATTTGATCGGGCTGGAAGAAAACTTTATACCCACATAGTTAGAGACCTTCTGCTTAATCTAGAAGAGGCCCTAGATACTTTTGGAACCTCGTTTAACATATTTTCTCATTACGGTCAGCAAAGCGATCAAGGTGGGCATATGGATGAGCTTAGGGGTTTAATAATGTCAAAGATGACGTGTCTACGGCTTCTTTGCGATGACCCACAGCTACTAGCACTCAGCGCAAACAAGTTTGAAGACGGCGCAGTCGTGGTTGACGGTAACACTATAAACATACCGGGATTCCACGGAGGATCAGGATACGCAGCAGAGTTAAAAACTCTGGGGCTTTTAGACGGGTTAAAATCAAGTCCTAAATTGACAGTATTAAAGCAGTACGTTGAGGACTTCTTGTCTCAGTATGATGGAAACAAGATAGTGATCTTTTCAAGTTTTGTTGGTATGACTAAGCTTATACAAGAATGCTTACCTTATGAGTCAGTTACCTATACCGGTCAACTTAATGCTAAACAAAAAGAAGAAGCAAAAGAGAAGTTTCAAACAGACCCTAATTGCCGTTTGTTTATATCCTCTGATGCGGGAGGCTACGGGGTAGACTTGCCTCAAGCCAATCTACTTATTAACTATGATTTACCTTGGAATGCCGGGTTAGCCGTACAAAGAAATGGTAGAATTAAGCGAGCATCCAGCACTTGGAAAAAGATTGTAATTCAGGATATCCTTATGGAGAATTCTCTAGAACAACGCCAAAGAGAGATGTTAATACAGAAAACTGCCATATCTGATGCGGTATTGGATGGGCAGGGCATAAATGATCGGGGCGGAGTTACCCTCTCAGTAGGCACACTTCGAGCTTTTCTGCAAGTCAATAGCTAAGGAGTCACGCATGCCTAATCTACCTAAAACCCCTACCCGCACAATCCGGGTTGCCCCAGAACTTTGGTCTGCCGTAAAGGAAAAAGCCGCTATAGAGGGCCGAACCGTTACAGACGTAATTATCACTGCCTTGAAGGATTATGTAGCTAAATAGGTCTCATGCTACACTAACCCTATGAAATTGCTGGGGTTAGAAATACGCAGGGTGCCGCCTCTCCGAGGAAGGCTTGAAACCGTGTCCTGCTATCGTTGCGCCCAAACCTTTCAAGTATCTAAATCTAATCTTAGGGTCTATAACTACTGCTCTTCCTGCAAGTAAACCCCCAATCTTCCAGTTTTGATTTGTCGTACCCGTGTGTTAGGGTGTACCTACACATACTCTAAAGGAGGGTACACATGGCAACAATAGAGCCGCCATCAAGAGCAGTACGCATAGAAACTAATTCATTAATGGCCCAAGTACGTGAGTTTATTGGGTTTAAGAAACGCATTGATGATTTAACAAAGCAACAGTCCGTAATTAAAGTTGAATTAATGGATCTTGTTGAGCAAGAAGGAATTGAAGATGACAAAGGCCATTTTTGGTTAGAACTTCCAGAAGAAGTTGAGGGTTATGTTTCTTTACAACGTCAGCGCCGAGCTTCTCAAAAAATTAATACAGAAGTAGCGCTTCACTTACTTAAAGCTAGAGGATTAGCAGATCGTTGCATCAAGACTATTGAAGTTGTAGATGAAGACGAAATTATGGCGTGTCTATATGAAGATTTGTTATCTGAAAAAGACATAGATGATATGCTTACCCGCACTGTTACCTGGGCATTCGTGCCAAGTAAGAAGTAGCCATGAAAGAAATGCGAATTAAAAATGTCTGGGTTCAAACAGGCTTTTATAGAAAAAGCTTTGGGCTTGGAGTATTTATATCTAGCATCCAGTGTTCATTAGATCTAGGAATATTTTTTATACAAATAGAATTGCCGGCACGTCCATCCCGTCGACTAAAGAAATATGAGAAGCAATCTAAAAATGGCTGATGATGTTATAGACTCTATGTTTAATGGCTTGGGGGATTATTACCCAGGATCAAAACGTAAACGTAAGTCGATTGACCCTGCTAAAAAGAAAGAATTACCAAAAGAAGGCTGGGACGCTAAACCCCAGGTAAAGACTCTTCCAAATGGTAAGACTATCGAGTTGTATAGTGCCGGATCTCTTTGCGAAGCATTGAAGAGGCCCCTAGTTACTATACGTCTTTGGGAGCGCAAGGGGTATATTCCCCGAGCCCCATACAGGCTTAGATCTATCGTCGTAGACGGTAAGAAAAAACCTGGGTGGAGAATGTATAGTCGTGCTATTATTGAGTCCACAATACAAAGCTTTCAATCCCGGGGTCTTATAGACTCTAAGAGGATTGATTGGAATCGACATCCAGATCTTTCAATTGAATTATTGGAAAACTGGACTAAGATTCATGAAAACGAAACCAACTAACCTATGGCAAATGGCTATGGCAATATGAAAGGAAACACCGTGTCACAAGCACCTAATGTCTCTTCTTATCTAGGAGCAGACCCAGTATCACCAGTAATGACCGAAGTAGAAGAAGATCTGTTTATTGAGGACAGCGAATCTGATTTTCCAGATCGCTCCTCTGTTATTCAAACGGGATGGGCCGCAGCAAAGCGTGCAGTTTCCGAAGCAAGCAAATCATTCACAACTGATTTTCGGTTTGATGAAGATGTGCAGTTAGTAAAATTCCTTTCCGCAGAACCAATGAGCTTTTTGCAACACTGGGTAAATCGTCCAGGCAAGAAGTCTTTTGTTGGTTGGGATAACGATCCGCTATCTCGTGTTGGAAATAAGCCTGAGCGCAAGTTTGCATTCAGTGTTGTTAACCTCTCTGATGAAGTTCCTCAGATTCAACTTATGACTGTTGGCGTACGTTTGTGCGGACAACTCGAGAAGTTAAATGCTGATAAGAAAATTGGACCTATTGATCGTGCCGATATTTATTGGGCGGTTAGCAAGTCCGGTATTGGAACAAAAACTTCATACTCAATCATGCCAGTCAAAGAACGCGACTTGGCAGAGGACTGGGATCTTGATCCCGTTACCCTCTCTAGTGTAATTTCTAAAATGAAGCCTCTAGGACCTGATGCACTCCGTGTATCGACTGGTGCTGAGCTTGAAGAAATTGCGAGAGAACTGCTGGCTGGCCAGTAACTCTCGATTCCCCGGTTGGGGAGTTTTGCTGTTTTTGCCTCCTTCTTGGCAGAACTCCCCAACCTCTACACTAAGGAGGTAGATATGAATATAATAACTACGAAGGATAAGTTACAAGATCTTGTTGATCACTATAGTGACAAGCCTGCGTTTGCTTTTGACGTAGAAACTATGGGCGATCATCGAGGAGATCCACGACAGAATCGCGTTGTTTGGATAGCTTTAGCAACAGATGATCGTGTAGACGTTATACCTATGGGTCACCCAAATGGTAATTTTCTACGCACTGATTTTCCCCTATTACCTTCTGCTATTGCTAGACAAGAGAGTGGGATGGAACTTCGTCCTCAGGATTATAGTAAAGACGAAAAGAAGGCTACTAAGGTCTTCACAGCACCTCCAGAGCAACTAACTCCGGCAGAGGTATTCTCAGCTCTTAAACCTTTACTTAACAGTTCTAAGGTAAAGGTTGGACACAACTTAAAATTTGATTTACAGAGCGTAACAAAGTATAATAAGTCCCTTCCCTTAGGGCCCTTCTTCTGCACCTTAAACGCCGCATTTATTCTAGATAATAGAAACCGAATATCCCTAGGACTTGACGATTGCCTAAAGCGTGAGTTTGGGTACGAAATGGTCAAGGGTGTTGGAAAAGAAATTGAAGCTTATTCTTTTGGTGAGGTGGCTACCTATGCCGCATTAGATGCTGAGTGGACTTGGAAACTTTATAAGTCCTATGAAGAAAAGCTTAAGGTTGACGGCCTAACCCCAATATTTAATTTAGAGATGGATGTTTTAAACGTCATTTGCCACATGGAATTACGTGGCGCAGACATAGATGTTGAGCAGTTAGCGGAATTAAAAGATGATCTAGAGGGTCAGATTGAAGACACCCGTGGAAAGATCTTTGCTTTAGCTAAGCGCCCCTTTAACTTAAACTCTGTTCCAGAAAAACAAGAGATTCTGTTTACTCCTAGAAAAGATGGGGGTAGGGGTCTTAAACCAAAACTTATGACACCCGCAGGAGAGAAACGCTCTTCTGACCCTAATTACGTGTCAAACTTTAGGGACTATTCCGTATCGGAGCCCGCACTAGATGCTTTCCGAGGAAGAGACTCACTTGTAGATCAGTTACTTATTTACTCTGATTTAAATAAGCTTATGACTACTTATGTAATTCCTTACCTTGGTGGGGATATTACTCGCACATTAGCCGGTAAATCAAAGACGGTTGTTAAAGAGAGCATTATGTATAGAGACAGAATCCATACAGACTTCGTCCAGTATGGCGCAGAGACTGGCCGTTTCTCTAGTAGAAATCCAAATTTGCAGAATGTTCCCGCACCCCACACTAAAAATGGTAAAGCTATTAGAAACTTATTTATTGCTCCTGAGGGACATAAGCTTATAGTTGCAGACTACTCTCAAATTGAGCCTAGAGTAATTGCTAGTTTTAGTGGTGACCGGGTTATGGTAGAGGCGTATAAAAATGGAGAAGACATATATACGACTATTGGAAATACTATGGGCGTAGATCGAAAAGCCGGAAAGGTTCTTGTTCTTTCTCTAGCCTATGGTGTTGGTCCAGATAAGATTGCTAAAGAGATAGGTTGTAGCTTAAATGAGGCAAAGAACTTATTAGATATGTTTATCAGGAAGTTTCCCGCTGTTGCTAGGTATAAGAGGCAAGTTGTCTCTGAGTGTCGCCGTCAAATACCTATTCCATACGTAAGCACCCTTTTAAAGCGTAGACGTTACTTGCCGGAGCTTAGAGCAAAAGATCAGTGGGCTAGGGCTAGAGCAGAGCGTCAAGCATTCAATACGATGATTCAAGGATCTGCTGCAGATTTAATTAAGGTTGCTATGGTTAGAGCACAAGCTTTGCTTCCTAAAGAGGCGAGCCTAATATTAACCGTACACGATGAGTTGGTTGTAGTAACCCCAGATCATCTGGCCGAAGTATCCACTGCCGCCGTAAGAGAGGCTATGGAGGGTATAAATGTGCTGTCAGTACCTTTAATTGCAGATGTTACACTTGTCTCTCGTTGGGGAGAGGCAAAATAATGGGCTTGTTTAAGAAAAAGAAAAAGATAACTAAGATACTTAATATATCTATGCCTACCTTAATTCGTGAAGCAATATTTGATTCCATATTTGACGACGTTGCCGCACTAGGCGCTTCCATGGGCTTACCACCAATCTCAGATGAGGTGGCTGATATGGAAGAGCAAGCAAGTCAAAAGCGCCTTGAGCGTTTCTCAAACCTTTTGCCTTTAATCGAGGCACACGCAGATATTGCGGCAAGGATTGCTGCAGCTGCTTATGAACTTGAGATGTTAGGGGAGCACCCTGAAAGCAAGCCTTTGATTGAGGAAGACTTAATCCATATTATAGAGTTGTTTAAGATTGTCTCGCTATCATCCTCTATATCTGTAATATCAACCCTTATTAATTTAGATCTATTAGAAACAGGAGTAAAAGATGAGTAATGCTGATTGGTACGCAAGAAAGTTGGGTTCACAAAAACCAACTTCTCCTGCACCACAAACTTCCCCAAACCCTATGATGCCCTACCGACAGGTACAGCAGACTCCAAATGTTCCTGTAGCCTATGATCAAAAAACTGACCAAGTAGTTGTAAAAGCACAGAGTGCACAGAATCCTGAAAATTGCCCCGGCTGCTTTTCTGGTAACTACTTTGCCCCATTAGGTACTCAAAGAAAACGCTGCTATGATTGCGGCTATCCGATAGTTCAAGCAGGTAGTGGCGTAAGCGGCACCGGTAATGGTGGAGCACCTATTGCAGCAAAACAAGTCGGACAATCTGGCGGATTTAATCCAACGACAATTGTAGGAAGGTTAGAGTAATGGTTTCAACAATAAACTCTGAAGCACTAAAAGTAATGGCTCAAATTAATAAGAAGAGCGGCGCAAATACTGTTGTATTCGCAAGCCAAATAAACATTGCTAAACGTATTACTACCGGCTCTTTAACCTTTGATACTGTCCTAGGTGGCGGTTGGCCCATGAATCATTGGGTTGAAATTGTTGGGGAAGCATCCCACGGTAAGACCGCTATTGCCCTTAAAACAATTGGAGCAAATCAAAAGCTTAACCCAGACTTCACTGTTGTCTGGATTGCGGCTGAGCAGTTTGATCCAGAATACGCAAAGATGTGTGGCGTAGATGTTAATCGAGTATTACTTGTTGAAACTAATAGTATGGAGGAAGCTTTTGAATCGGTTATTCAATTTATGGAAAGTAAGTCTGTGGACATGGTCGTTATCGATTCTCTTCCTGCCCTGGTCCCTAGCGCAGAAGATGAAAAGAATATGGACGAATTTACTGTGGGTCGTGGCGCACTTATTACCAATAAGTTCTTTAGAAAAGTGGCGTCAGCTACCAAGCGAGACCTCGTCGAAGAAGAAAGACCAGTTCTAGGAATAATGATTAATCAGTACCGGATGAAGATCGGGGTAATGCACGGCGACCCTAGAACTACTCCAGGTGGCTTAGGCAAGGACTATGCCTACAGCGTTCGGTGCGAGGTAAAGCGAGATGACTGGCTAGAGACTGGCACAGGAGAGAGCAAGCGCCGTGTAGGACAGACTATACGAGTCAGAACTATCAAAAATAAGACTTATCCCCCACAACAAACCGCTTATATGGACTTCTACTTTGCCGATGGCGGGGCTATTGATGCCGGGGACTATGACTTTGGCAAGGAGATCGTGGCTATGTCTATCCTGAACGGGGTAGTTGAAAGGCGCGGCGGATGGTTGTATTATAAGGATCGTAAATGGCAGGGTGCAGTGAACCTGATTAGCTCAATCCGTGAAGAGGTTGATCTAAAGGAAGAACTTTCCCACGCTGTAATGGATACCTTAAAACATGGAGCACCACTTCAGGTAGAGATACTTGACGATGAAGAGTGAAGGCCAGAAACAATCTCTTAAGCATGAAAAACGTTTAGAAAAAATCCTTGGCGGACAAAGAAGCGCCGGTTCCGGAGCTTTTTGGTCTCGCAAGGGAGATGTCAGAACTGATGATCTTTTAATAGAGCATAAGTGGACAGGTAAAAAAACAGTAACGATCAAGTCAGAAGTCTTGAAAAAGATAACAAAAGAAGCAATTTTAGACAGCCGTACTCCGGTACTAGGCATTCATCTCGACGGTGAAAATTACGTTCTTCTGGGAGAGGAGGATTTTTTTGAGTTACGTAATTATGTTAGAGGTGAATAGTTGTCAGACGTTAACAACCCGTCTTGGGCTTGGAGATATGAAGCAAAGTGTCGAGGAGAAGACACTGAGATATTCTTCCCACCACGGGATAAAAAATTATACAAACCCATAGCTGACTCAGCTAAGGCAATTTGCTACGGTCGAGACGGCAGGCCCCCCTGCCCCGTAAGAAAGCAGTGCCTAAAAGAGTCTATTAAGAATGATGAGCTTCATGGTATCTTTGGTGGCATGAGCCATCGGGAACGAAACGCTCTTAAACGAAAGTACACCAAACTGGGATATACCTTGGAAAAATGGCTAGAGGAGAAGGAAAAATAACAATGGAAAATAACGTCATATCTAGTATTAAATTAAAAAACTATCTTGATACTAAAAAAAGAGATACTAGATTGATGGGCGCCATTGAGCGACACATTTTATCAAAAGATTTCGATAATAGAGATCAAACTGTGTTGCATCCTTCTGATATAATTAAGCCGGAGTGGTGTGCTCTCGCTTCCTATCACGCATTGAATGGTAATTATGTAGAAACTAGGGAGCGCCCCACTCTACGTTTGCAGTCTATCTTTGATGCAGGACACGGAGCTCACGCTAAGTGGCAAACTTATTTGCGTGAGATGGGCGTGCTTTACGGCGTTTGGGGCGATAAGACCGGTACGTCTTGGGGTATTTCTTCAGACATTCATAAAAGCGTTGACTATAAAGAAGTCCCCCTAGTAAGTAAGCGACACAGAATTTCTGGCCATTCTGATGGTTGGGTTAAGGGTTTAGGTGATGATTTCTTAATTGAAATTAAAACCATAGGGTCCGGAACCATTCGTATGGAAGCTCCGGGGTTATTTAACGGAGCACAGGACGTAGAGTCCGCTTGGCGCAACATTCGCCAACCTTTTCCAAGCCACATCCTACAAGGGCAGGTATATCTACACCTTGCCCATATTATGGTTGAGGATGGATTACTAGAGTCAGCACCATCTGAGATCGTTTACATATATGAGTTAAAAGCAAACCAAGATTACAAAGAATTTTCTGTAGCATACAACCCTGAGCATTCAGCCCAGTTTTTTGACTCAGCGCTAGATGTTGTTTGGGCTCTAGAGAATAATCGCCCTCCTCAGTGCAATATTGATTCTGTGATAGGCTGCTCCCGCTGTAAACCATTTAGGGGAGAAAATGCCTGATTACGAATACAAGTGCAGTAAGTGTCAAGAGATAACTGAAAGCTTTTTTCCAATTGCGGATGGCCCCTCTCCGGCAGTAGTATGCAAGTGTGGGGGAGAGGCATTTCGCCTGTACTCGACATTTGGGATCCAATTAAAAGGCGGAGGGTGGGGCGGTCAATGAGTATCAGCAATAACGTTTTAAAGTCTTTAGGTGAGTTGGGGTTTACTCTTTCACCTAAACCGGTATATGAGATTCCAGCATTACCGTTAGATATAACCGAACTAGATGACGAGGCTCTTATGGAACTGTTCGTCCAGTTTACTCAGTGGAATGATCATCTTTCTGGGGCTAGGGCTATTGCAATCATTAATGAGCGCGAAGCAGAGCGCAGCCTAGATGCTGTAGAAGCTCAGTGCATGTTAGATAACTGGCAGGGTGGTAAGGGAGACCGAGTAGCCGTAGTTAAAGCCGCTATTACAACAAATCCACTTGTTGAAAAATGCAAGCATGAGTTAGACGTTCAATATGCTTTTCGTAAACTATTAGAGATGCGTGCAGAAAACGTAGAGCGAGACTCCCAACTAGTTTCTAGAGAGTTAACTCGCCGCACATCCGATGGGGGTAGTTTTCGCAGTAGGACGCGTAAGTTCACGACATGACCGCCTATAAAGGAAAGTTAAAGGTTATAGACGGTGGGCTAGACCTTACCGATAGATCTAAAAAGTACATAGGTCTTGATCAGTCATATACAGGATTTGCTATAACTGTAATTAATGAAGACGGTAAATATAAGACTTTTGTGTATAAGTCCGCAGGACACGGAGTAGAGCGTTTACTGGACATATATCACTTTATGGGTTCAGAGGTATTTGAGGTTGCCTTAAATGTTGTTGACTCAGCTATGGAAGGCTATGCCTATAACAGCACAATGGCTCATATGGCTGGCGAACTTGGCGGCCTAGTTAAGATTGAGCTTCGTCATTGGTTTTATGATTCTGAGGCTAAATACCCTTACATTGTCGCTCCAGCGATGCTTAAGAAGTATATTACTGGTAAAGGGACTGGGGTACAGAAAAACCAGATATTGCTGAATGTGTACAAGAAATGGGGCATAGAGTTTAATGACGATAATGCCGCAGACTCCTATGGATTAGCTCGAATAGCCGCCGGTATGGGGGAGCTAACCTATGAAAAGGAGATAATTAAAAAGCTTTTAGACCCTAAATTTAAAGAAAAACCCTGATACTTATTCCTGAGGGCACTACAAATCGAACCCAAAGGAATACTACATCGTGTCAGAAGAAGAAAAATTTTTACGTGTTGGGGCTGGATCAAACGCCCAATCGGTGGGGTCGGCAATTGCCCACGCCCTATATGAATCCCCTCAAGTTAAACTTAGAGCTGTAGGTGCTTCGGCTGTAAATCAAGCTGTAAAAGCTATCGCTATCGCTAGAGGCTATGTTGCCCCTCGAGGACTAGACTTAACTTGCCGACCTGGATTTACCACTGTTGACTCAAGAGATGGTCAGATTAGCGCCATAGTTTTTACAATTAGCGTAAACTAATCTCGAGATCTCAACTCTACCTTAAGGAAGTAAAAATGGCCAAAGAACGTAAGACTATGGGTAAAGAGGGTGCGAAGTTTACTTCCCCTTCAGCATCACCCAAGGCAGGAACTCTTATTAAGAAAAAGGGCGCACAAGCTGCTGATCCTTATGCACAACCTCTAAACAAGCGTGGAACCATCGCTCCAGACCATGATGGTGCTGCTCACCGAATTACTGTTAAGTACATGCCTCAAACTTCACCAGAAGCCGCTAATACCCAGGCTAATGGTCGAGTCATGAGTCCAAGCATCAAGCGAAGCAACGATAGCTTCGGTCAAGGAATGAGCACGTCCTACTAATTTAGTGTATGCTCTCTACTAGGCCTTAACGGGCTTAGTAGAGAGGTACTAAAAAGGATGGGGCAGACAATGTTAGAAGATCTTTATGCAGTTGCAAAAGATGAAAGAAAAAACGCTTTATATTGCGTAGTAGGACAGTGGGCCGCTTCTTTGCCACACAATGATCACGAAGCATTTGAAAAATCAATTAATGATGTAGACTTCTCAACTAGAAGTCTTTTTAAGTTGTATCAAAAAGCTGGAGCGCAATTTGGACTAACCTCATTGCTTACACACCGAAACGGAGATTGCGGATGTCCTTAAGCGATGAATATAGCGACGCCATAATTAAGGCGGGTCAAGAAGGATCGGACAAGTTAAATAAGAATATTCCCGAAACTTGGCGACCACGTTCTGAAATTGGAACAGACGGTGGTTTTGTTGTTTCTACTCCAAGACCAGATGGAAACACTCCCGGAGCAGAAGAGATTTTAAGAGAAGCTAACTTAGATCCTGCAGAGTGGGCTGTTGTTTCACATCGCCGATCTCGTTGGCAGAAGTATGACGGAGAGTGGCTAGAGTCATTTAGAATTAACGTTGTTCCAGTAAACGGATCTACAGAAAAAGATTACGATCTTGTAGAATTGCTTGACAATATAAATAAGTGGAAGCCAGGAAAAGTAATTGATAACGCGGGAGATTTAACTGCGGTATACAGCATCGGAGATACCCAATACGGTAAAGATGATACTCCGGCTATTATTAACCGAGTTCTTTTATCTTTAGACGAAGCAGTAGAACATCAAAAGTATTTATCAAAGAAATATAAGATCGGTCAGATTGCATTGCCACAACTTGGTGATTGCATTGAGGGAATGACAAGTCAAAAGGGCAAGGTTATGGGGCGCCACGACATTGGTGTTTCAGAGCAGGTTCGTGTAGGTAGGCGAATGCTTCTTGCACAGGTTAAGGCTTTTGCACCTTTGGCAAATAAGATTATTATTCCGGTAGTTCCAGGAAACCATGATGAGGTTCAACGTTTCTTAGTTGGTCGCCCTGAAGACTCATGGCAAATTGAAGTAGTTTCTCAAGTAGAAGATATCTGTAAAGAAAATGATTTCCTAAGAGATCGAGTTGAGTTTCGCTACCCTGCTGCAGATGACAGCACACTAACTGTTAATCTAAGCGGTGTTATGTACGGCATGGCTCACGGTCACCAAGCTCGTGACATGGTTAAGTGGTGGGCTGGTCAGGCTATGGGACGTTGTTCAGTAGCTCAAGCAGACATACTTAATGTTGGTCATTACCACCACTATCGTTCACAGAACGTGGGTCCAAGATTGTTTATTCAAAATCCAGCAATGGATAACGGATCTGCTTGGTTTAGGGATAAGTCCGGGCTTGAAAGCGCACCGGGAATTATTTCTTTAGTAGTTGGAGATGGACTAGATCCACGAAGAGAACTTGTTGTACTTGGTGGTAAAAACGATCGTTAACGCTCTGCCCACCACATCCCAAGGATAGTAATAACGACTAGCGTTACTATTGCTATTCCTTGAAATGTGAAGTGGGTGAGGTAATACATTACTTACCGCAGGTAGGGCAAACTTTCGCCTCTGCTTTAGGTTTTTCTGCGGCAACAGCTCCGGCACCCTTAAACTTAGGGCGACCAAAACCAACGATAGAGATCATAACGCCAGCTTTGTTTTTCTTGAAGGCACGAAGTTGTTTGCAAACTTCTCCGCCATTTCGTTGGCTTCCAGACTTCTTTGAAGATGTGTTGCCTTCTATACACCAGACTGTTCCATCTTCGTTGTCCTTAATAACAATTCCAACGTGACTAATTCGGTCTACGCCATCTGATGGGAAATCAAAATAGGCGATATCACCTGGTTCAGGATCTGCAATGTCTCCATCAATCCAAGCCCCAGACTTCTTAAATGCTGCAGCTCCACCCGGAGTGTAAACAGTATTAGGAACCTTTACGCCAGCTTCGTTAGCGCACCAGTTTACGAAAGACCCACACCATGGCTGAAAATTAGCCTTTGTGTAAGCGCCGTACTTTGTTTCGTTATCTTTAGGGCCTTCAATTACGCCAATCTCAGCCTTAGCAACTTCAATGAGGCGTGCTACGGTTCCTTGATCTGCCATTAGTCTTTGTCCCAATCTGTATCAACTGGTTGTTCCTCTGGCATTTGACCATTTGGCTTTGCAGCTAAGCGTGCAGCTGTAGCATCAATCTCTGCCTCAAGCTTCTTGTCTGCCTGTGTATTCTTGGCATCCATTTCTTTATTCTGAAGCTGGGCTGCCATAATATCCTTGGCGCCTGAGTTACCGATCAAAATACCGGCAAGGGTTCCTGTAATAAAAGTAGCTATGCTGCCGAGCACATTAAAAAACATTTTGTCATTCTCTGACTGAGCTCCAATAGGTTGTGTTACGAATAGGAGTCCGTACAAGATACCTAGAGCTGTAAAAAATAGGATGAGGCCAAGAATAGTTCCTAGCATAAACTTTAATCTGGAATCTAATTCGGCTGGGGTTAGGCGTGCTTTACTCATTTGGTGTTCCCGTTTCTGCTGTTGCTGTGGTTCCGTCTAGTGGGGCTGTTTTGACCAAGTCTACAGGACAAGTTTGTGCTGCAGTACATATAGGTGGTTTACACTCTGCTTTTTCCCAATTTGTTGGGTCTTGGCAGGGATATCGATAAAATCCGCTATAACCGCAGCTGGTCAATGACACAGCTAATACGGCGCATAGCAATAGTCTTTTAATCATTCTTCGTCCTTTGGGTTTCTAAGTGGATATGTAATTGCCCAAGCAACCAAAGTAGCTATGATTGCATATCCAACAACGGTCTTTGCGGATCCGTCAAGAACAACCCAGGCAATAAACATACCTAGAAGTGTCCATAGTTGGTCAATCATGTCTCTAATTATCTTCATGGCTTACGTCTCCTTACGCCTTTACTATCTCCTGATGGACCTCCGCCACCAGAACTTCCGCCCCCTCCACCACTTGAACCACCGGTACTTGAACCAGCAGCTCCAGCAGCCGCACCGACCGCATTCATGGCAGCACCAGATGCAATTACAGCAGCAACTACCATTTCTTGTGCTTCTTCACGTTCTTCTGTAGACATATCAGCGCCTATACTTCCAAGCGCTTGGAGGGCTTCTCCCGGATCACTGAATATTGCACCGATTAATTCCGCGGGGTTCTCTAATAGCACAAGGGCCGCAGCAACGTCTGCCGTAATTATAACTTCATTGCCGTTTTCATCCTGCCTAACCTCAACTGGGGTCTCTGCTGGCAAGTCCTTATACTCAATGCCGGCATCTTGAATTTGCTCCGATGTAAGTGTTTCTCCAGGAGCTACGGACTCAATAAGAGCTTCTGCTACCAACTCTTTTTCGGCAGTAGTTAATTTTCCGTCTTCTGCTAAAGCTTCAGATAGAGCGGACACTTCCTCAGCGGTAACTTCTCCATCTGAGTTTAGGGCGTCCATGATGTCCTCAGAATCGGCAGCAGAAAGATTTCCGTCAGATAAGACATCTTCCACGGCGGCATCTACTTCCTCCTCAGGTGTGGTAGGCTCTGGGAATGATTCTTCTAACGGATTTTCTGGCTCTATTTCTGGTAACTCTGGTTGTGGTTCTTCTTCCACGGGTGGTTCGACTTCCTCAACAGGCACCTCGGGCTCTTCGACTGGCTCTTCGGGCTCTACCGGTTCTTGTGGCTCTTCTATGGGTTGCTCTGGCTCTTCTGTGGAGGGCTCAGTAGGTGATTCGGGCTCGGGAGTTGGTTCAGGCTCTACAGGCTGCTCAGGAACAGGTTCTGGCTCTGGCTCAGGAACAGGCACGGGTGTTGGGTCTGGCTGCGGCGTTGGTTCAGGCTCAGGAGTCGGTGTTGGCTCAGGTTGAGGAACGGGTTGAGGTTCTGGAACCGGGATGGGATCAGGGACCACTGGTTGAACTATAGGTGTTGGAACTTGCAAAGCAGCGACCGCTACTGCTACGCTAGCAGTTGCAGTATCTGCTAATTGATTTGCTGCAATAACCGCTGTATTAGCTGTTGATTGGAGGGTTGTCAATGTCTCAGTTTCTGTTGTTAGTGTGGTCTGAGCTGATGCAAGCGCTGTCTCTGCTACTTCTTTCACTTGCGTCTTATCTGTAACCACTTCTTCTGCAGTAGTAACCGCAGCAACAAGGGTTGGATTTTGTACCGTAACTGAAGTAGTTTCGTTGTGGCTTAAATACTCAGCTCCAACACCCGTATGAATTCCACTGTGTTGCCATGCTAGGTGCAGCATTGCGCCACCACCATTTTCGTAATACCAAACAGCAATATCCTTAGTGCGATCTGTAGTAAAGTCAAGCCAGTTACTAGCATAGCTCCAGGTAGGCCCTTGATCTACCCAGTTATTAACTACTAATTGGTTGTCTATGTATATTCTGGCGCCATCATCTGATAAGGCTAAGAATCTAATGCTATTTACTCCTTCTGGGGCTGTTACTTGACCCTCATAAGTGACAATCACATCTTCCGACCTGTTAGATCCGGCAACATTTCCGCCGCCCCACTGCTCATTAATCCCATTAGTATCTACGGCGGTGTGTACAGGAGCAGCTCCCTCAGGTAATACCGGCGCGTTATTCTGACCCTGAACGTTATATACCTTTACAACAAGGCCCGGTTCTGTGGATACAACGGTTTCTGTCTCAATTAATGGGGCTGTAGCTAATGTTGTTTGAGCTGTAGTCAGGTCAGTTTGAGCATTAGTTAAGTTAGTGGTAGCAACAGCAACCACGGCTGTAGCCGAATCTACCACTGTAGTTGCTGTAGCAACCACCGCTGTTTGAGAGTCAACAGCAGCCACAGCTACGGCCGCAACAGCTGTTGCCGATTCCGCAGCTACAATTGCTGTTTGAGCCTCAGCTACCGGTGTAGCTGCTGCAATAACCTGCTCTGGTGAAGCACTTGCAATGGCTGTGCTTAATGTTATAGTTGCCGTCTCAATTTGTGATTGAACGGAGGATACAGTTGGAGTCTCAACCTGAGGTGTCGAAAGAGCAGGAGTCGGAGTTGAATCGGGAGGCTGATCGCCAGTGGGCGGAGAAGAATCTGTGGAGGCAGGAGTAACTACAACCGTTTCTGGAGTCGGTTCTTCTGCATAAGATGTATATTGGCCCAATATAAATAGGAATAGTGTAAGGATTAGTGCTGCGAATAGGCGCAGTAGAGTTATTTTATCTCCTTCTTAACTATATCTTGTTACTTTATCATGACAAGTCGTATCTCGTGTATCATAGTTGCCCCTACAACTTGTTCTTTGGGAGATATTAGATGTCAGCACAAGATTGGGCAGCTTTTTGCCTAACTTTAGTTTCGCTAATTGGTTCAATTGGCGTAATGGTTAGATATATGGTTAAACATTATTTAAGCGAACTTAAGCCCAATTCGGGAACAAGTTTACGCGATTCTGTCGATCGACTTGAAAAGCGTATTGATGAGCTTTTTGTAGCTCTAATAGACAAGAAAAAATAAGGAGTAATAAATGAAGTTAGATCCAAAGATCCTAGCAATGTTGTCCTCATACGGACGTTCATTCCTTGCAGCAGCTGTTGCACTATGGACTACCGGAAACACAGATCCAAAGGCCTTGCTTGCAGCTGGCCTAGCAGCAATTCTCCCCGTAGCCATCCGCGCATTGAATCCAAAAGATCCAGCATTCGGTATTGTTACTGCGGCTTTGCCATCAGTTATGAAGTTTCTTTCTGACACCCAGAAAAAGGGTAAAAAGAAGTAAAAAATTAAAAAGATTATGGGGACAGACCTGTTTCTGTCCCCATTTTCATTTATACTGCCGATATGCCTCAATCCCATCAAAACTGGCAATACCTAGGATCTAACGGTTATGTAGGTGCGTACACCACAACCGGAGGTGGCGGTACCCCAGTTATTCCACGCAGTGATATGGATTACCTGCGCCTTGGAATTGGTAGAACCCCAGAGGCTGAATATCCAGATGGTTATTTAGGAACTATACGCTCACGCCGCGATGATCGTGGACGAGCGGCTTCTGTTTCAGATACAGTATTAGATTCATTAAAGGCACGCCAGAATCAACGCGGATACCAACGAGGAGTTCACAAAGGTGAACGAATTGAGTCTAACCAATATTTTTGGCCGCCAGATTTCTTACCGGGCAGCAGATTAAAGCAGGAAAAATATACTGTTACTAATATAGACGGCGGAATTAACATGTTAGTTAATCGTCATGCCCCTAAGTCTAATCTAGCTCCGGCACCACACCTAGTAAATGATGGAAAAGCAAATATTTCTGCAAATGTTCCTGGGGAATTTAACCCGACAATTGCACGTCAATTCTCACACCTAAAGCCGAAGTGGAACTAATATGGCACGACCAACTAAAAAAGCCGCTGCCCCTAAAGAACCGGGTAGAGTTATTACTAACCCTAAACAAGTTGCCGCTATTTATGAAGTAGGCTTAAGTACTGTAAAGCGTAACATTGATAAGATTCCACATCAAAAGCGTCCTAAAGGTTTACAGGGGAGCCGTAACACGCACTTCTTTGATACCAATGAGATACGAGCTCATTTAGAAAGCATGGGCGCAAAGCCAGGGGATTCAAGATTAGCTAGACTTGATCGAGTTCATCGGGGTGAAGAATGAACTCAGCAGACGGAGTCTACGACCACACCAAAGGTCGGCCTATTGTTGGTGATAGAAATGATGTCGAACCTCGCTACGATTATTTAGGGCCATACAAATCCGTTCAGGATTCATTAATCTCTCGAGCTTTAGCATCCGTTACTACTCCCGGAGCTGTGCTTCAAGAAATCGTTAGACCAAATCTCCCACAGGTTAATCTATTCCCGCCACGTTTTGGCTACAGATCTAGGGAGCTAAACATTAAAGATGTAATGCACGTCAATGAGGACTCTAATGGCTTCCCATTACGAGCAGACACCTATGGCACTGCAAGCGCGGAGAGTACACTCAGAAACGCACAGGGCCAAGGGTTCTGGTAATGAGTAATTTAGACCCAAATAAAATATACTCTGACCCACACGACGAAGAAAAAGCGTGGCAATCAGCAAAACGTTGGGTACCTAAAGGACAAGATGAGAAAGAATTTCGTAAGCTACACAAGGAAAACTACCACCTTGGTTGTAAAGAATGCGGGCCAATTAAGGAGCACAATAGCTCTGTTAAACTAGGCATGAAATTTGACCACATAAAAGAACAAGTTCGACAAATTGAGGGGGCCAGAATGTCCGGTATTTGTGGCAAGTGCTCCTCTTTACGAAACACGGATGGAAGGTGCGGCTGTTGATGGACGAAAGCTACAACCTACCCACTATTTACGAGGGTTCTAGGCTCTGCCATAAGTGCGGGGATCTCATGGATCCGGTCACGGTAGCCTTTACAGGCGCTTTAGGGGTCTGCCCTGAGTGCCGGAATATAATGCATAAAAAAAGACTTAAAGAAGCCATGTCAAAGGGCCGATAAAGCCCCTACACTGTGTACTTAGGATTTATCTGAAAGGAATGCCATGAAGACAGCTGTTGCGTCTCCAGACGAAGGACCAGACAAGAAGAAGTACGGTATTCCGCCTAAGGATAAAAAAGGCCTGGGTAAAAAGACTGAGTATGAATACAAGAGTGAGCGCGTACCAAAAAGTGATCCGCGTAACCGTGCGCGATTGCAGTACGAGGGTCCTTATAAACCTAAACCTAAACGAGTTGAGGGTGAATACAAAAAAGGTTATTCTAAGCCAAGTCAAATGCAAGAAAATCTTAAGCGTCCCGTTAAAAAACCAAAAGAAAATTATGAGCCTAAGCCTAAACCTTCAGATCCAGTTAAGAAATACGCAATAGAAGAATTAAAAAAACGACGTGAAATGCGTAAATCCAAGTTGGAAGAAACTATTAAAGTTAAAAAAGACTACAAGGTAGTTGAGAATAAGATTAAGAAGCCTGAAGATAAAGAAAAAGAAAAGTCAAACAAGCTTCGTAGAACAGCTAGCCGTTCAAAGACCTCTATACGTATGAAGAAGAAAGCTAAGTAATGAGTATTCGTAGAGAACGTGATTCTAGACGTGTAGCTAAATCTGTTCGCACCTGGGAAAAGACCATGGATGCTTATTCTAACGCCACAGGTTGGGCACGAATTAACACCCATGCTTTTGACGCCTACAATGACACTAGAGGTAATCCCGAGACGCCTACCGATGTAAACGCTATTTTTCCCTCAGCTAAAGATAATAATAGAAGTTCTGGAAATGTTTTTACTGCAAAAGAGCATAACCCACGTGCAAAAGTAGAATTTAAAGCTATTATGGACGATCCCAGTGAAAAAAGTAGAATGGGCCATACTCTTGGAAAAGGTCACGTAGCTACAACAGATAGCGACGGAAATGCTATTAGAAAAGCACATACAGATACGCATAAGGGACACTATTGGAAACCATCAAAAGGCGGTTTCATGACTAAATCTAAGTGCACCGGTTGCGGAGCTAGCTCTACGGAGCATTACAAAGACTTAAATAATGGCCAAGTTGGCTGGAAATAGGAAAAGGATAAATAATGAGTATTCGTAGAGAGCGCGACGCTAAGCGTGTAGCTAAATCTGTTCGCACCTGGGACGCTACTATGGCTGCTTACGATAGACAAATAACTACTCCAATGAAGTATTTAGACAGCAACCATTGGCCCCCAGCAAGGACGGGAGATTTTCGTCCAGTAGGTCATGGAGACGAAATGATTACTCCTGGCATGGGTCACGTCACAACTTACAAGGTTAATATGGCACCTGGTGGTAGATATCGCGGTATTGATTTAACTCGTAGAGGTACCGCGGGAATAGGCGACAAAAATAACCGATCTGATTTTTATAATCACGAAAATAAATACATTAGAAAATCAGTTGATAAAATACTAAAAAAAATTGATAACGATCGTAAAAACCACCCCCTCAATAAGGAGAAAAATAATGGCGACTAATGAATCAGGCTCATTAAACGAAAGTTTAAACGAAGGAGCAACTGACGGTAAGTACCGTAAAGTACGTCCTAACACAACTATTGATCCAGGCATGGGTGACGATATCGTACGCGCCAACCGCCGTGGACTAAATCCTTACATGAACTATGACTTCATTGATCAGGAAACACCTGCAAAGGTAAACCCAGGCAAGATGACAGCTAATAGCTCTTCTCGCCCAGCATCAGATGTATTTAACGTATCTGAAAAGCAAATGGGAGCTAATTACTAGTGTGGAAGATAAAGTAACCCGTCGCAATCGACAATTAGAGAGCTTTAAAGCTCAAAAAGCTAAGATTATTAAAGAGAGAGAATTTAAGGCTTCTCTCCCTAAAAGTGTTACTTATTTACCGGATAAGATGAAAAAAAATGGCTAAGAAGAGCGTTTTTGACGGCGGCGCATCTCAGAATTATGAACGATGCGTAGGCTCTGCGTGTAAGGGAAAAGACACTCCTGCCCGTAAACTTATGGGCGTAAACGTATTAGACGAGTCTGGTGGACGAATTATGTTTCACCCTGTCTGTAAAGATTGTGAATCAACCGCTAAATTAAACGCAGTAGCCCGCAGACTTCCAGACCCTAATTTTCAACCATTAACTAAAGAAAACGCCTACGTATACCGTGAACAGCAAGACGCGGAAGCTGAAGAACAATTTAAAAAATTAAGTAAAGGAAGAAAAGGTATGGCAGCGCCAACAAAAGCGTTGTCTAAAAAAGTAATTAATCCCGACTCACATGGTCGTATGGATCACGTTTACTTTGCTAGAGACTCATTTGAAATGGAGCCTAAAAAAGCCGGTACCCAGGGCCAAGAAAAAATTGGTCAACGCCCTAGACAACAAGTTGGAACTGCAGCAAAAGTAAAGAAGCTATCTGAACAAGAAAAAGCTTTAGCTTTAGAAAAAGAAGCGGCGTCTTACGATTTAGGAAGAGATAAGGGTCCTTGGACACCCTTGACTCCCCGTAAGACTAAGGGCGGTAAGGATTCTGCACGTCTTCGTGGAAGAACTACTTGGACAGGAAACCCAGATCCTGGAATTCGTAGACCTACCAAAGAAACCGGAGAGTTGTGGAAAAGCCCAGAAAAGATTATTTCCGTATATAACGCTAAAATTAGAGCTGCAGATCCTTCTGGAGCATTCTCTCTTGCATCTATTCTCGGACAAGGAGATTCTACATCTCTCCCAGAGCATTTAAAAAATGTAGAAAAAGCGTATACTGAGCGTGCTTTATTTACAGCAAACCTAGCAAAAGAAGAACGTGTTCGACGTTCTCCCGCAGTAGACTTAGAAGAAGGGAGTGCGCCACGTGCCAAAAAGAAGCGACAAAAATGAGCCCTATCGTGGTCAAGACGGTAAACCCCTAACTTTTAAAGCTAGTAAGGAACACCAATCTTTAACTAAGGAAGCTAATGTTGCCTGGGTATCTTCTATGTTGGCTAAACAGGTAGACATTACAGTAAAAGATGCTGATGGTAACTCTACTACTACATCCGTACCCTTTAATGAATTTGCTGCAGAAAAACAATTAAGGTATAAAAAATATGAGTTTACCTTCCCCGGCAGATCTAGAGCTAAGTTTTTAGCTGGTAAGCCTTACGAAGAGGTCTCCCCACCTAAACAGGTAAAGTCAGGTGAAAAGGTTAAAAGCGGTGACATAGAGCTTACAAAATCCGAGGCTTACACTGAACGGCGTTACGCTAAAAAACTAGAGAATATTGAAGATGAGTACGAAATAAATAGGCAAAAACTATATATGGAAAGTAAGCTTGTGCCTAAATCCAGCCCAAGTAAGCCTAAAAAGACAGAGCCTACTCTTGCTGAGCGAACCCGGGTTGGCCGGAAGGATATGGCCTAGTAATCTGATAGACTCTCCTTATCGTTAAAGGAGTATTATGTCTAATTTATTTGGCAATGCTAAGGGCCCCGCTGACCTAGGCGGAGAGTATGTTGAAGTAAAGGATGAAGGACCTAAAATCCGTCTACTTTACTGCTACCAATGTAAAACTATTGAAGAGCTTCCTGATTTTGAGGGGCGCCCAGAAGATGATACGCTACTAGAGCTTTTAATTGAAAAGCACGAGTCTGCGGGAGTCAAGCATATGGGGTTCTTGTCTAAGATAGGCGTAAAGCTTTGGACGCAAGAAAAGTTTAGAAAACAGATCATTGAAAACCTCCGTACAAAAGTCGGTGGAGGATTAGCTGATATAGATCCTGAGTACTACTTTACTAAAGCCACATTTGCAGACGACGCCATGAAGTGCTATTCTTTGCACCTCAGGCCTACGGCGGGTTGCCCCGACTATGCTTCTGATAAGAAAAAACTAGTACCAAAGACACAGTCTGAAAGAAAAGAGTTGGGACTTAGCGCGGCTACTAGTAGTATTTACCTGTGCGATTTCTGTCCAGTGAAGTCTCACGTAGTTACTCAACAACGTAAACAATCCGGAATGTATAAGTAAAGGAATAGGAAAACAAATGACAAACGAAGATAATACAGAAGACGCAATCGTAATCACGGATGCAGAATACGGCGCATCTCATACTGAGGAAGCTCCTGCCAAAGTAGAAGATCCTAAGATTGTTTTTGGCTTCGCAGTGTTGGTTGACGACAAGGGAAATCTATTCCTAGAGCGTACCCCACGAATTTTTAACGCCCCAGTAGAGCGTGAAGCAACCCTTATTGAAGTACGTCGTTACGCAGCGGACATTGTTATGGATATCCAAGCACAAGCTTCTGCAGAATACACGACTACTCGTATGAAGGCTATTAAGGAAGAGGAAGAAAACGGCAGTTCCCCTGCTTAATTTCCGCTAGTTTCGCTAGACATACACCTAGTTAGGAAGAACAATAGTCCTATGGACCGCGATAAATTAAGCAAATTTCAACAGATTGAGGACTTACACGAGTCTCAAACCTCTTACTTTAGCGCCCCAAATACGGACTTAGATCCTAATTTATTCTTTGGAAATAGAATTAAGCCTTGGGTTAGAAATAACATCTCTCGTCTTCTTTTTGATCATCTAGGAGTACGCTACTCGGCGCCAAATAAGTGGGTTCGTATTTGGTTAGCCGGGTCCGGCGTGTCCTATCAATGGTCAGCAGAAAGAGATCCAGGTGACTTGGATTGTCTAGTTGGCATTGACTACGTTGAGTTTAGAAAAGCAAATTACGAATATGCTGGGTTTTCTGATCAAGAAATTGCCAGTATGTTTAATGAGGGCTTTAATGCCGACTTGATGCCAAACACTAAAAACTGGAATGGCTACGAGTTAACTTACTACGTAAATGCAAGATCTGACATAAAGGATCTAAATCCTTATGCTGCCTATGATCTAACTAACGATACTTGGACTGTAGAGCCGGATAGATCTGCTCACGCCCCATACTCTCGCTCTTGGGAACAACAGAGCCAAAGAGATTACGATACCGCTTCAGAGTTAGTGGCTAGATACTCTTTAGCCCTGTCTGATATCAAAACTGCTCCCAATGATGCTTACCGGCTTAACGCAGAAAGACGACTAAAGCTTTCTGTAGAGCAAGCCGTGTCTTTCTATGACGACATTCACAATGGAAGAAAAGCCGCATTTAGCGTTTCCGGATCAGGCTACTCAGACTTTAATAACTATCGCTGGCAAGCTGGCAAGAAAACTGGGGCTGTTCCGGCCCTAAGAGCTATTAAACAATACCAGGATGAGGTAAAAAAACAGGAACAATTAGACACCTATGGTGTAGAATTGCCTGATACACGAACTTTAATTCGAAGGGCAGCGCAAAAAAATCCATGACAGCTTTGGTTTCACTAGACGGGGTTCTTAGAACCGAAGTTGGGAATCCAATTCATGAGGGATTAAAGTTGTTTAGAGTTTTAGCCCCAAGTTATCGAGTGGTTCTCGCTACAGACGGTACAAAAATGGAAGCCGAGCATTGGCTCAGGTCTAACATGATTTCCGGGTATGCAGACATTATTGATAATACCTCAGGATATGAGGGACAAGATCTTAGAATACGTCAGCTTGATATCATGAAGACTTTAGCTACGGTAGAGCTATTTGTAGACTCTGACGTAGACCGTTGCGCATTGGCTTTTAAGAGTGGGATCACCTCGCTGTTATTTGCTTCCCCGAAGTTTGTTCGAACAAAGCGCCAAGTAAAGCCTTGGGAAGAGCTAAAGACTGAGCTTGAAAAACAAAAGGAATTTAGAGCAAGTTTAATGTTAGATGACTTATCAGCACACAGGTGGGAGTAACGATGGATATCGTATTTTTAGGCGGAGAGGTGCCTTCCCACAGAAAGCTACTGGTTGCTAACGGAGTAAAGCATATTGGCTTGAACTACTGGCGACTTGTAAAGCGTGGGTTGCCCAAGACCAAAGACTACCTGCTTTCTGAGTATTTCCCAGATGATGTATTTGTCTATGTAAATGCCAAGATCAATGATGAGTCAACTCTAACCACGGAAGAGCTCTTTGATTTTAATGCTGAGTACAACGACTGGGTATCTCTAAACGAGGATCGTATAGAGTTAGCTTTTGAGTTCAATTCGCCATCCCTAGGGCCAGAGCACCGCGAAACTGAACGAAGTGTCTTCTGGGAAGACTTTGGCACAGATCGTTTCGTCCCTACCTGGGAGGCAAAAGACGGTCATCCAGAGCTTCACCGCCTTGCTAAGGCCTACCCACACATAGGTATTGTGGGCCACAGTATTGAAGAAGACAAGTCCTTAGCCGGCATTACACGAGCTTTAACTACCCAATTTGGAACTACCTTCCACGCTATTGGCTCAATGAGCCCAGAGAATCTACGCCAGATTACCTGCCTTACTGTAAGCACCCTAGCTTGGCTCTCCCCAATGATGCGTGGAGAAACTATCGTATGGGACGGCTCACGCCTGCTTCGATATCCTAAGAGAATGAAGGCTCAGGCCCGAAGCCGATATAAAGCTGTTATTGAAAAGGCCGGTCTCGACTACGCATTAATCATTGCAGATGATCCTAACGAAGTAACTCGTTTAGCCATTTGGTCCTTCCTTGAGCTAGAAGCATTCATTAATGAACGTAAAACAACCCCCCTGTTATCTGATAAGAGCGCGTACATAGATGACCCGGGAGATGCGGAAACAGGTGGTATAGAACCTGATAATAGACCCCCAGACGTGCGGAAAGATTTGCAACAAAGAGATCCTTTAGAACTTCGTCCATTGCCTGTTTTTGGGGTTTCAACTAAGACTATAATCGAAAAGGATGAGGCCGGAAGAGATGTTCTTAAGGACGTTTCGGTGTTATCTAGCTCATCCTCTTCACTGCGTCAGTGCAATACCTGCTTCGTGGCGACCAATTGTCCGGCCTTTAAGCCTGAAAATAGCTGTGCCTTTAATCTCCCTGTAGAGGTAAAAACCAAGGAGCAATTAAAGGGATTATTGAATACAATCATTGAAATACAGGGTTCTAGAGTCGCTTTTGCCCGATATGCGGAGGAATTAAACGGCGGATACCCTGATCCAAACACTTCCCAAGAGATAGATCGATTATTTAAGATCGTCAAACAATTAAAGGAATTGGAGGAAAACAAGGAATTCGTACGCATGACGGTAGAACGTCAGAGCTCTGGTGGAGTAATGTCTGCCCTGTTTGGGGACCGAGCGAATACGCTCAAGGAGCTCCCAAACCAAGGTTTGTCTGAGTCAGATGTATCAACTATACTCTCAGAAAAGCTGGAAAACTAGTTTCACTCTTATCATATAACAGTTACTTTTACCAACGAATGGGGCCATTGTGTTTTCTTTTAAATTGACCGAAGAATTTATTAAATCTTACCGCGGAAAGAAGGTCCCTTGGGGATACGAAGACTGCGCAGGTAACTCTGTTGGTGAGATCATCTTTCTTCGTACTTACAGTCGTTTAAAAGCTGATGGGACCAAAGAGACGTGGGTTGATGTCTGCGAGCGGGTTATCAATGGAATGTATTCCCTTCAGAAAGATCACGCTAAAACTAACCGGCTACCCTGGAATGATGCCAAGGCTCAGTCTTCAGCCAAGGAAGCTTTTGATCGTTTATTCAATCTGAAGTGGACCCCACCCGGCCGAGGCCTATGGGTTATGGGAACTCCAATTGTTAATGAGCAGCGAAACTCGGCTGCCCTACAAAACTGTGCTTTTGTATCTACAGGTTCTATGACCAAGCTTGATCCAGCAAAACCATTCGCTTTCCTTATGGAAGCTTCAATGCTCGGTGTGGGCGTTGGCTTCGACGATAAAGGCGCAGATAAGGAGTTCACAATTTATGGGCCACAACCCGACACCGCCCCTATCCTTGTTCCAGATACCCGAGAAGGATGGGTTGAATCAGTTTCGCTCGTCATCAACAGCTACCTTAAGCCAGATCAGAAGAGCCCAGTATTCGATTACTCACAGATCCGACCAGCCGGTACTCCGATTAAAACCTTTGGTGGAACCGCGGCCGGACACGAGCCGTTAGAAAAACTTCACAATCACGTTAGATCTATCTTCAAAGGCCGTGCCGGAGAAAAGCTTACCCGTAGAGATATAGCGGATCTTGGAAATCTTATCGGAGTCTGCGTAGTATCTGGAAACGTACGCCGTTCAGCAGAGCTACTTCTTGGAAGAATTGATGATCAAGACTTCTTGAACCTAAAAAATGCTGACGTATATCCTGAGCGTAACTCCTATGATCCTAAGTCTCCTGGATGGGGTTGGATGTCCAATAACTCAGTAGAGGTATCCGTTGGAACAGACCTATCCCCAATTATTGACGGCATCTCCCGAAATGGTGAGCCTGGTGTTGTCTGGATGGACTTAACTCGTAAGTATGGAAGACTGGCCGACCCAGAGAATAACAAAGACTGGCGAGCATCTGGCTACAATCCTTGCGCAGAACAATCTTTGGAGTCTTTCGAGTGCTGTACGCTTGTAGAAACCTACTTGAATCGTCACGATGATCTTGATGACTTCAAGCGCACCCTAAAGTTTGCTTATCTATATGCAAAGACCGTAACTCTTATCCCAACACACTGGGAGGAGACTAACGCGATCATGCAACGTAATCGCCGTATCGGAACCTCTGTATCTGGCGTAGCTAACTTTGCGGATAACAAGGGCCTCCCACTATTACGTACTTGGATGGATGAGGGCTATGCCGTTATTCAGCAATACGACAAGTCTTACTCAGAATGGCTTGGAATCCGTGAGTCTATTAAGACCACAACAGTCAAGCCTTCAGGAACGGTATCTATTCTGGCCGGGGAATCTCCTGGAGTTCACTGGACACCGGGAGGAAAGTTCTTCCTGCGAGCTATCCGCTTCGGTAACTCAGATCCTATGCTTCCGCTATTCAAGATGGCTAAGTATCGTGTTGAGCCTGCTTCAGAATCCCCAGACACTACGTCCGTAGTGTTCTTCCCGATTAAATCTAACGCTAGGCGTTCCGAGAAGGAAGTCTCAATATACGAAAAGATGGCGCTCGCAGCAACTGCGCAGCGATACTGGTCCGACAACTCCGTCTCAGTAACCGTCTCATTCAACCCGGAGACTGAAGCATCTTCAATAGGAACTGCTCTCCATATGTATGACGGACAACTCAAGACTGTCTCGTTCCTCCCAATGACTACTGGGACATACGCCCAAATGCCTTACACTACTAGCAGTGAAGAAGAGTATGAAGAGGGTAGAATGAATCTATTCCCAATTGACCTCAAAGGGGTCTACGAAGGAATGGCTTATGACGCAATTGGCGAGGCTTACTGCACAACAGATGCTTGTGAAGTTAAATTAATTCGAGAGGAAATGAAGAATGTCTAATGAAAAAGATCTTCCTGATTGGGACGAAAGTTTTGCAAAAGAACTTAGCCCGGAAGATGATGTCGATTTTGCTTTAGAAATTGATGACGAAGACTTTGAAGACTGGGAAGATGACGATTTAGAGGAACTTCTCGAAGATGCTGAAGATATTGAATGGGACGACGACGAAGAATAAGCCTAAGTTTGATTGGGCATACGTATCCGCCGCCGCCAACACAAACAATTCTTAACTTAAAACCCTTAATTTAAGTTAAGAATTGTTTGTTTATTTAATGACATTCTTAAACTCATACTCCTCTTCTGAGCGTATACACTCAAGGCATACGACCTCTTCATCACCGTCTTCATCGGTAAATACAAAGAAGGCTTCATCTATAAAGCTACAGTGATCACATATGTGAACTGTTGGATCCCTATCAAATATGTAACAGGCGTGGCATTGAACGCCATCTATATACTCATCTGGATAGGTAAGATAATTACCGCAAATACAAAACCCAACGTATCCCGCAGGTAATTCAATTACTGGCTGGCTCATGGCTTTTTTCCTTTTCTTCTATCTCCCATACTTCGCTACCCTCAAACTCTAGCGGAGACGGCAGTGTTGGGCAGGAGTCCAATAGCTCAGAGAACTTATTAAATCCCTGATCTTGGGCATCCCACATATCATTTGATTCGATTTCTACATCGTAGTAAACAGATGCTTTACATCTAACTGTAAAGGTGGTCATCTTCTTGTTCTCCATTCTCTATGAGCTTCATAGGCTCACCTGTATCGTAGTTATCTACTGAATGTATCATTGTCCAGCCTTCGTTCTTTCTTAGATCGCCGTATTCCCCGGCGTCTATTCTGTCTTGTATCTCTTCTTGAAGCCCTATAGATGAAACATCTTCAAGCAACATAGAGTAGAACTCAACTTTTTTTACAATAACTTCAACGTTCACTTTATTCTCCTTTCTTCTTAACTGGGGTTAGGGACTTGCCATCTTCCCTGGGCCATAGATAAGGTAAGTCATCTGGCACAGGAAACTTGTAGTGGTTGCTGTCTTTTCTTTTTAGATTTGATCTGTGGCTTCGGTGAAATCCTCTTTTACCTAACCACCAAGGTCGTTGGAACCTATCGCTTGGTATTTCTTTTGCAAGTTCTTTTGCTTGCTGTAGACAAGTATCTTGATAACCTAATTTAGTCCACCGATAGCAGATGGCTCGTATATAAAAGTAAAGTTGTCCTTCATATCCGCGCCACATTACAGCAGCTGGGTGGTTTCTCCAACCTTGAGTCTTACCTAGGTTAGCTTTAAGTATCTGTAAAGCTTCTACTCGTTGTTTTCCAAGTCGTTTTACATCTAAGGCTTCTGCTGATTTATCGTAGTCTGAAAATGGTAGAAATGTATTAACCATCTTTACTCCAACAATCTGGGCAAGAAGTTACCATACGGACTTGTTCTTCTTTGTGCGGTTCTTCGTAAGAATCTCCGGCACAGTTTAAACAGATAAACAATATGCTCATGTTTTTATCCTATACTGATGCCTTCTTTTTTAGCATCGTAGCCGACTTCTTTTAGGTTTTTTCTGATCTCCAAGATAGTTCGTCTATCTTTAGTTCTGCCTGAAGATAAGATTACTTGTTGTTTAGTTTGATTATTAAATACACGAACGTGACCACGTGTAGTTACAGTTACTGAGAGCCCTGATTTTTGTAGGGATCTTACTAGTTTTCTCATGTTTTTATCTTTAAGTGCAAGAGCTGCAAAGTAAAGTTGCATGGGTGGTTTCCTCCTTTCTTATGCTGTGATATAGTTATGACACTCTGAAGAGAGTATCTCTGTCGAGAGAAAAACAGCCCCGCAAGGTATTTTCTGGATACCTTGCGGGGTTGTTTGTGTTGGTGTGCTACTCAGGGACTTCTTCACATTCGAGTACTTTTATGTACTCACCCGGGCGAAGATACTCATCATTAAGCGCGGTACGTATGAATTGGTCATAGAACCATAAGTCCCAGTTATGCTCTGCAGCATAGGGTGGTTCTATACGTCCTTCGTATACGCATACTTCAAACGTTAGTTGAAGCTTTACCATTGCCATAGATTACTCCCTTTCGTTGTCATCACCCCCATCTGACAAACCCAACCATAGATCTTGGAATTTGCCGAGATGAAGACTAATTTCCCTGAAGCTGCTGTCGTATTGACCGCGATTTTTAATCTCGCCGTTCATTCCTATAGCCCAGCCGCAGGTATTTTCTGAAGGAGCTTCGATATCGAAGCTATAATGAAACATGATCTTTGGAAAGTCAATGCTCATTTTGTGGTAGATTCCACTTGGTGGTTTAATACAGGTATCAAATTCGAACACAGCTATTTTTTCTGGCTTTAGGTCGGTTCTGATTTTAATAGGTAGTCCTTTAAGTACTGGTTCGGTTAGTACGTGAGTAGCTACCTTAACATTGATTGGTTCTTTCGGGCTAGTCCAGTGTTCCTGTTTAAAGGCATAAGCGTCAAGAGCTTTGTACTTTTCCAGGACACTGGGCTTTATATTCAGGGGATTGAATGTCTTTAGCTCGTCAGGTATTGGCTTAACTTTGTTAAAGCTTAACTCCTTTGAGCCATCAGATAGGTATTGTATTACCAAGTCGACGTCAGCTATTGAGCCGATCATAACCAGTTGGTTTTTACAGTCATAGTCAGAATGCCTATCTAGTTCAATCTGACAGTGACGCCGTTGCTCCTCCTCGGTTTTGCGGAGTTCAGCTCTTTGTTCATCATTCATCTTCATAGCCCCTCTCGGCTTTGTGTTTTTGTATGATTGCGGTCTCATAGGATTTGATTCTTTCTGTAGACCAGGTTAGCATTTCCATTAACTTACCCTCATCTTCGATGGAGTCAACTAGAAATGCATTCATTGCACAGATCTGTTCTAATGCCATAGCTTTGAACGGTGCAGGTATTTTTGAGATGTCATAGTCTAAGTTGACATCTGTTAAGCTTGACAATGAGAAGTCATCCTCATCGTCATCATCGTGGTCGTGCATGTTGCCTCCTTAATCGATCTGTTGGACGATATTGAATTGATCTTTAAAACTAGGGATTAAAGAAGGCAAGTCCGAATAGAACTTGGCATCTATAAACTCATCGTCTGACTGATCAAACAAAGATATGTATTGACATATTCTTTGATAACGGCTTGGATTGACATTACCTTTATTATCACTAGATGACAAAAAGGCTTGCTTTACCGCTTCGTGGAGCTTGCGCTTGTTTGTGTTGGCTTCTGACTTTTTGTAGGGATAGCCTTCTACTCGATGTAAGTTAATTCTTACGTCTATAGTTGCATCTGGTCTAGCGTAGTCATAGTGATAGTGATAGTCAAACTTTAAGGCACCATCTTTATGAGATTGAGTTAACTGGTTAAGCACTGCTTCCCAGTTTGCCTCCATCCACACTACAACATCTGTTCCGCTAACTACCCCTTCGTCTTGAACTTCAAGGTGTTTTACTTCTTTGTAGGCTTCTTCTAACCACACCTTGTTATCTCTTAGCTTTTCGAGTATATTAACTCGTCGAACTAAGAACGGAGATGCTTCTATCTTCTTGGTTGCTGATGCCATCATCTACCTCCTCTATAGTTTTAGATGTATTGTTCAAGAACCATTCTGTTGGGCTACACGCTTGGTGTATATCAAAGACTAGTCCTCTCTCATTAAGCCAATCGCTTGCCTCCATAGAGAAGGCAAGCGCTTGGTCTTCAGTTTCAAACGGTCCAACGCATTCCTGCGTTAGGAGATCAAGAGCTATGTAACTCATGATTACTCCCCATGCTTTTCTACTAGTTGCTCATACATGTCGAGATTTATAAGAGCAGCTGCTAAGCCGCCTTCAGCTACCTCTTTACGTGTGGGGTATTCGACTTCGCCATCTGACATCTCGCTCATCATTGTTGCTTTGCCGATTGCCATTAACACTGGGTGTGCTTCGCGGAGTGACATACCGCGAGTCAACGCTTCCTTACAGCGATTACTATTACGGTATTCGCCATCGAAGTAGTATTGAGAAGCCGCGATAGCATACAGACCTACCGCTAAGTTTGGGTTGGAAGAGTTTGTAACAACATCATCCGCCAACTCAAGCCACCAGTCAGGGTCATACTTTGTGAAGTTAGCATAGTCACAGAAGACTGGTTTGTAATCAATCAATACAATCATCTGCGCTATGTCTGCTTTCGCAGCATCTTTGCCTAACGCCTTGTCTAGAATTTCTCTAAACATTGCTTTACCTCCCTTAGTTACCTAATTTGCGCTTTTTAATAGCGCCTACAACCACCGCTTTGGCAAGTTGTAGTAGATCTTTACCACCATTTACACGGGAAAACAGTTCAGCACCATGGCTGAAGTCAGTCTTATCTCTAAGTGTTTGAGCGCTCTGATTTCTAGCAACAGACTCTAGATAGGATTGCTCATCCATTATTAGCACCATGACTGTAAGCACACCGCGTTTTGCTAGTCGCTCAATAATTGGGTTGTTTTGCTTACTGTCAAACTGACCGTCAGTAATCAAGAACAACATTTTATTTGGGCGAGTAGACATCATAAAAGTCTTTTCTGATAGGATCAAGGACTGGTATGGATCTGTGCCGCCTTGACCATGAATAAACTTGTATGCTGTTCGGGCTGCTTTATCCTGCTTTCTATATGCAATTTCGTTCTTATCATCAAAGGCATAGACTGTTACAGAACAGTCAATGCTTTCCAAAGCACGCTTGACAGTCCAGCATGCTACTGATGCTTTTCTGTCGTTAGCTCCTGAGCTCATTGAAGATGATCGGTCGATAAGAATGACTGCCTCAATATTGGTTGAGTCATCTCCTGTAGACCACGAATCGAATGCCTTATCAACATCACATCCACGCATAACGCGTGGCATGTTGAGTTTGCCAGCAACAGTTTCTCTTTCCCAGGCGGGCTCAGAGTCATCCTTTAGCTTTCGCAGTTCATTTGCAAACTTACGATAGTCAAGTAATGCTCTAGCAGGCACTGGGGCACTGGAGAATTTGCCTAGTTCAGAGTTATCGTCCCAGTTTTCATCACCATGGACAATAATGTTCTGTTTGCGTTTGACATCCTTAATAACATCCTTGCGGTTGTATATAGTCTGAATGTCTTGCTCCAAAAGGTTGTTTAGATCTTTAGGTAAACCGCCTTGACTCTTAACGTGAGAGTTACCCCAGGTATTGAGTTGAGTTGGCTTTTCCTTGTTCTCTTCGCGCTTTTGTAGCATTTCTTCTTGCGTCATAGATATTTCGGTATGTGTTTGTGTTGGGGGAGGAGTTCCATTGTTGGCACCCTCACCCGGTTGAGACTCACCTTGTTGTGGTATAGGTTGAGACTCACCTGGAAAACAACCACCTTGTTGTGGCTGTGATCCTTGCGTTGTTTCTACCGGCTCCTTAGGTATGTAGAATGACTCAGGCTTACCCATCGTAGATGCAATTCGTCCATCACGTTCTTGAGCTTTGCCTGGTTCAGGTCTACCTTTTTTGATTGGCGAACGAGCATCACAACTTCCAAGACCACATTGAGGTGGTATATCCATTTGTGAAATAATCAACTCATGAAACTCTTTGACTAGTTTTTCTGCTCGTTTGTAGTCCCTAGGGAATGCTAAGCACCGATACTCATTCGTAATGCGTTGAATATCAGGGATTAGCTCGGGCTTGTAGAACAAGTCCCGAAATGCTTCGCGTATTTTTACGTTGATATGCCTACGACCAGCGATAAGCGGATAGTTAGTAAACGCAGCTTCGGGTGTAGTCTGCAACCAGATTAAGGCAGCAGATTGAAGATACGGACTAACACTGGGATATCTAGCACAGAGTAATGACTCGATGCGTTGATCTTCCAGTATGTTAAAGGATGTATAGTAACCTTGCTCTATTACATACTTCAGCAATGTAGTGCCTTCGCGGGGCGTATAGAAATGATGAGCTAGCTCGTGGTAATTTAACCCCGATACTTTGGTCAGCATCTCTAGTGATATCTCGCCGATGTGCTTTTGATTGATGTAGATATTCTCACCATCAGACCAGGTTACTGCTGGGCCATCCTCTACAACGTGAACGTTGATTGGATCGCCTGTCAGGATTCGGTCAGCACCTTCGTATACTCGAGACAATGCAGATAATTGTAACGACCTCATCTGCATAGCCTCTTCACGAGCATTACCGTTTGTTAATATATTTTTATCTATATACGGCATGTTGTTTACCTACTCTAGTTCGTGTTCTTTGATTGTAGCCACGCATCAACTTCTTCGCTGATACTTTCTACACCATCAGTTGATTCACTTGGGGTAACTTCATTTAGATTGAAGTCTTCCTTGATGTTGAAATCATGAGTCATAAGAACTAATGCAACCTTTTCTTGCTCTTCCTTATCGAAGTGGGCAACAAAGTTAGCAATAGCGAACTCATAATTAAACGGAATGATTTGCTCTAGCTCCATCAACATATTAGTTGAGATAGGAGTTTCGAACTCACCTTTAGCTGCTTCAGTGCGTAGTTGCTTAGCAATTACGAGAAGAGCTTTTGACTTGATTAGCTTGGCTTCTACTTCATCGTCATAGTCCCAAGGGATTTGAACGCTGAAACGGTTACGCATCGCAAAGTTGAGAGGCGTAGTGCCGATATACTCTGGATTCATTGTGGCAAAGATAGTCAGGTCTGGATGAGCCTGGATAGTCTCGCCGTGGTGATCCAATAGAATCAAGCAACGTCGTCCGTCAAGGAGTGAATAGAGAATTGTGTAGATTTTTGGAGAGATGAAGTTCAACTCATCGAGAATTAGAACACCACCATTACGAACTACGTCAGTAATTGGACCGTCAATCCACTCAAAGCCACCGCTACCATCCGGTACATATTTACCGATTAGTTGGCTTGGCTCGAGAGCAGCATTGCCAGACACAGCTGCAAGACGCAGTTGATTTTTAGCAGCCCACGCAACAATAGATGTTGTCTTACCAGGACCGGTAGGGCCGTAGATAAGAACTTCTCGCTTTGAGGCTCGTGCATAATCGAATACGGTAAAGTCAAGAACATTACCCGTTAGTTTGCGGTTAACATAGTTGTTTGCGTATTCAATTGGGGGAATACTTGCCAGGGCGATCTTGAGATTGCCAGATGAATTAACCATCTCTTCACTCAAGTCTTCCTCGACAGCAGGCGCTGCCTCGGATGTTTGTGTTGGCTGTGTAATGAATGGCGTCTCGATAGAAGAACCATCTCTTTGGCGTCGTAAATCAGTAACATAGTCTTCCAATGTTGGATCACATACTGCAACTCTATCAATGAGAGCACTGATTCGTTGCTGCACTGAACCAAACTCTTCATCCTTTGGAGCCTTGTCATAAGCAGCCATTGCCTTGGTAGACAATACTGGAGACCAACCGTTTTCACGGAGAGCCTCTTCGTCTGCTGAAGTGACGTGGATACCAACAGGCTGAACAGTTAGGAATTCATTAGGAGACATAGCTGTATACAGTTCACTAACTGTTGTTTCGTCCCAGCGCTTGCCGGTAACTCCGTCAGTTAGTCTTGTATATACACGAGTAGATCCATCGTATGGGACAACAAGTATTTGACGCTTGCTCTCACTCATAGATGGTTCATAGGTCTCTACGAACATCGCTATATTCATTTGCCTTTTCCCTTTCAGTTAATACTGCACACGATGTGCAGCTCACCGTTTTACCGGCTAGTGTGCTAGACAAGAATCGAACTTGTCAATAGCCCAGGTAGCACTGAAAGGAGAAAGACCGGCGCCGATAGCAGACACGCCGGTCTTTCACCTACAATATGATTACTGTCGAATTTAGATACTAGGGTCATGCATGAGCATCACTCCACGCTATAGACACTGGGTTTAGAAATAAAGTCTCACCGATATCAGACATGACCACTTTATTAATAGCACCAGAGCTGCTATGACTCGATCTTAAGTATCGCCGTTTTCTAGAGACAGCCTAACTTATTGTAGGTTCCTCATCATCTAGGATGAAGCCCGTTACAATATCTAGTCGTAACGGTTTCTTTCCATCCCACTCAGTTGGTATGGATTTACCACCCACCTGAATCTTTCCTGCTGTGCAATGAGCACAGTTTTGTTTTTCTCTGTGATCGTGATAACGAGTAACATCACTCTCATCTTTAGTGCACTTAGCCCGTATAAGTATGTCTTTACCAGTAAATGAGGTTAAATTTTTATACCCATCTAAACCATTACAAGTAAAGATATTAAATCCTTGACCACCACATGCAGAGCAACGCCTGAACTTTATTGGTTTCTTGCGGTCATTTTGTCTGTAGAGATAATACCTTCTTTTCTTATACTCTATAGATACTATGTTTGAGTAGTTAGCCATTGCTCTTCGTGTAGCGGGCCTTACTCTATGATATTGTGCTAACGAAGGCAATATAACAACACCGTTTGGTTTATACGTAACTAAATGGAACGTAGATTGACTTGAAAAGGTAATTGCCATAGTTGTATCGTCAATCCTTCTAACTACAAGTCCTCTATCATATAGAGGACGATATAGTTCTGGATTTTTTCCTGCAACTAAATAATCTACTGCTGAATTAAAGTCATGAACTTTATAGCCACGATTTCTTTCCAGAAGTTGATCTTGTGTAACCATGATTCCTCCTTATCCTGTTTTTCTTCGGATTTCTAACCTTTGTTCTTCGGTTAAACCACCCCAGATACCATAATCTTGATGGGTATCAAGAGCAAATTGCCTACACTTTTCCATTACAGGACACGCATTGCAATAAGAGACAGCCAACTCTATACGTCGAGTTTTTTCTGGCCCTCGTTCTAGTTCCTCATAGAAAAATACCTCCGAGTTTTTTAAGTCATTGCATAAGCCTTTTTCTTGCCACGCCCAGTTGTCATAAATGGGATTTGGCATATGCTTACTAAATTGACTAGGAGTATAAGCTTCTTTCTTTCTTGGCATTGAACCTCCTTGGACATGAGTAATGAGCCGTTTAGCCTTGTCATGCTCAGGACAGGAAGCAGATATACCCCGATGCTTACGGGACGTGTTTTACCTTAGGTCTCGTCAGACCAAAGACACTCCTCCTTCTAGAGTGCGCCGTGCGCTGTGTAGGACTTGAACCTACGACGACCGAATTATGAGTTCGGGGCTCTAACCAACTGAGCTAACAGCGCGGGCCAGCGAAATGTTTGTGTTGGCCGGAGTTATAGGGATTCTGTAAACTTTTCTACATCGCTTACTAATGTGGCTACTTGTTCTTGCAATAACTCAATGTGCTCAGCAAGAGAAGCCATTATTATATTTAAATCTTTTAACATCTCGTCGATGTTTATATCTTTTTTACCCTCATCTTCAGGCATTATCGATCCTCTCGTGTTGAGAATAAGCCGGAATGTTCCCACTTATCTTTTGGTTCATATGAGTTACCCCATTTAAACTGACCGTTCTTGGCTTGAAAGTATCGACCAACAATTACGTGAGGATTTCTTGGATAGTCTGCAAGCCATATCTGTGTTTTAAGGGGAAGTTTCCAGTATAGCCAAACAGGTATTGCTTTATGTAACCGTTCTTTCATTACGCCATCTCCTTTACTGTTTTATATGTCTCCCGATTTTCGGCAAACAAGGCGCCATATGCTTTATCTTTGGTTAACCTTCGTAGTTCTATCATTAATGAACTAATGACGAGTTCTACTGGTATTGGATTTTGAGAGGTAATACGGACAAGATGATGATATTCGTGCATGAATTACTCCTTACTTAGCTCGTTTTGCTGTGCGCCACATGTGGGCATTTTCTGATTTAACACCTATTGCAGTGAGTCCCATCTCAACTAATACATCGTCAATGTGGAACTTTAACTTCTCTAAGTCTTTAACGTCAAGCCTGACTAGGCAAGATGTGTCAAAGTCTTGGACAACGAGGAAGGCTGTGTTGTCTGTTTTACACCCTAATATGTATCCTGATTCTTTTCTGCATAGATCGCTTGATATGGTGTATTGACCTTCGGCAAGCAACTTATGTCGTGTAAAGGCATCTAGTAACGGAGTGTAACTGTCTTTGGAGCGGGCTTTGTTTGTGTTGGAGTTGGCTAACTTAATAGCCTCATCTTCGTGCTTAGTAACCGGATCTGATTCGACTTCTGGCACGGCATCTAACTTGGCTTTAGAGTCTTTGATTACGTCAGGGTTTGAATTGATATCTTCTAACTCTTCTGCAATTAACTCGTTTACTTTGCGGGGTGTTGTTTTCTTTTTAACCACGACGACTCTTCAATACTGTTACTACTGCTTTAGTGATTGCCAATATAATGATAGTCACTAATAGAGTATCGATTGAGCCATCAGATAGGTCGAGATTGATTGTCATACCTTACCTTTCTACTTGATGGTTGTTGGAGACAGAGAAGGTATACCCAATACGCTGAGAGATGTAACGGATTTGCCCTCTGTACCGAGCAGGAATCATTGTCATGTTGGATCACGTGTAGACCTTCTCTGCCTAAAGATAAGAATCAGAATAAGTCGGCACTTGTCAAATACAGCTCCTCTAGCTTTTAATGCACATTCCTTCGAGTTCTGTATCTCAAGCCTATGTGGTCCGCGTAATTACCACGGTACTAAGTTCTTACACACCACTTGAGTCCTAGTTGATTCCTACCCTTTATCTGTCGAGAGACAGATAGGGAGCGCACTTACTATAAATGAATCTGTATGTATTCGTGAGGTTCTTCAAAGATGCATCTTTAATTACCGCCAGAAGTAACACATCTACTCAGCGTATATGCTCTGTTACCAAGTAGAAACACTCTTCCTTTTGCATGAATACACAGGCAAACCGCAAAGGTCTCTGACAGATGCGGTATCGATATTTACCTGTAAGTGCGCTTCCTACCTGCCTCTATTTATGTTCTTTCATATGATTTTGTAGGGTGAGATATGCAAAGGAAGAGCGAACTTCAATCTCTTTTTTGCATACCTCACACACTACTACCCTATTGCTAGGCATTAATAAGTTCTTTCAGCAAAACGATTAGCAGCATCGTTTATATTGTCGAAATATTCTCCCCATACACAAGAGCCGGTAGTATGATTGTAAGTCCATACTACAAATGGGTGATAGGTAGATTCTGGGGCATAGCATAGGATTGTGTCACAATCCGTATTAGATGACTTTAGATTAAGAATCATAGCGCCTGTAGAGACGCCGCCATCGCCTTGCAACACTGTGCCAATCTTGATGGTCACAATGGTATTTTTAGGGGTCATTTTGTAATCCACACTCCTTGTTTTTTATCTAGAACGTGTTCCTGAATCACCCAGTCGCACTCTTCCCATCGGATTTGATCATCCATTATTGGGGCGATTTTGTCAATGAACTGATTCATGAACTCTTCAGCTTGCTTTTTGTTTTTCGCCTTGATTTCAATTATTGGGATTGAAAGGTCGGTCGAATAGTATTTCTCTTGACTCACTGCATTTCCCTTCTGGCTGGCTGGTTGTTTGTGTTGGGGAAGCATTACGGGCAATTACATATGCCGTATTGACACTCATAGTTTTTGAGGGCTTCAGAAGCCGTGAAACCATTGAGCCGTTCTTGCGCAATGAATAGGTCTTTCTCCAACTGCGCTATTGGATTTAGTGGGGTGGTTTTTTCTGTTTCCATTTCCATCCTTACACTAGGACTTACCTCTGGGTTGAGATAAGTAGGAGATACACTGAATTACATACGGAATTACGGCGAGGCTCGCTCTCCGGTGATCTCTTGCATCGTTGATTTCTGCTTATAGTCGCGCATCTCAATAAGCTCAACGAACAGCGTGAGAGGGCTAACATTACCCGTGGGGTGTCTCTAAACCTCACGCTGGCCATCCAGATTACTTCTTCCATACTTCCCATCACTCCGATATAGCCTCCAAAGTGATTTGTGTATCCTCAGTTATAATCGTGCTTCTCTCCAGTGTATCTCCTGCCTATCTCAAATCTTTTTCGGGGGAAATTTAGGGTGAGCAGTTTGTATTCCTCATACTCAGGAGGCGTCCCAAATAGCAGAAGGCCGGATCCGTGGTCTGGAACCCGCTGCGTTGGGCAACTATGGTGCGGGGGGATGTTTGTGTTGGCTAGCCTTGTGATAATGCGTCGTCAATGCCCATACGATGAGCAAGACATATCAGGCAGGCGTAGGTGTCGTGGGTAGCGGGAACGCGGGTAAGATGTAGCCTAATAGATGCTACAAGTTCTTTATGTGTTGCTACTGCCACGACTCATCTACACAGTCTGTAACATATCGGTCTGTATAAATGACAATCTGTCCATCATTATCAATCTCTGAACCACAGTAGTCTGCAAGTTCGGAGATCATATAATCGACAGTGATAAGTCTGCGGGAGATATACCAGGTGATGCCCGCAGTGAGCATCATAAGAAGCATAGTAAATCCGTTGAAGAACATACTATTATGAGCCTGACTTCAGACGAGGATTGGGGATGCGAATCATCTTGTGCCTGTTGCGTCGTTCATTGAACACCACAGTCCAGATGTATTTCTTCCAAGCCTTTCCGTTAGGACGATTTGCTCCTGTTTGAGCCTTCACAGGAGCTGGACTTGATTTCTTAGCCACTTGCCCTCCTTTATTAGGGGGCAGGCAACAAGGATTATCTTTACCCTGTATCTCAGGAACCTTGATGCCCGCCGATACTCCGCCGAGATGGGGAGTGAGAGATACACAGGCTAGAAAGCCATACAGTAAGAAGATGATAAAAACTGTATGGAACCTGTGTATCTTTCGCCACCCATATCGAAGCCAGTCCACGATATTGAAATGGAAAAGGCAATAAAAAAAAGGGGAGACCGTAATTACACAGTCTCCCCTTCAGACATACTAAGTGTGTAATGAAACACGGGCTGGAAGGTTGAAGCAGGTTATTTACACTTACCTGACGAGTGTTGATAACCAATTGAACCAGTGATAACTATTGTTAGAGTCAGGGCCATCGAATTGGCTAGTAGCAATAGAAACGAACGCACTACCCTATATGTGTTATTACACCCCTTAGTATGCCTTCCACTCTCAGATAGAGAGTGAGAGATACATAGTCTGTCTTGTAGCGAGAACGCCCAACTAACCTACGGGACTAGCCCTAGCCTATGTATCTTCCACCAACTATCTAATAGATACAGAGAGATACATAGTCTCTCCCAGATGCGGGTATTCCAAAGGCACTAGCGTTTTAGTAAGAACTAAGGAGGCTAGTGAGTCTGCAACCTTACAGAAATGAATCCGTTATAGGTTCGTTCCAACACCTTGAATAGCACCGACTGAGTAAGCCGCTTCACAGCATAGGTCTCAGAGGCTATGTATCTTCCTGCAACTACCTGATAACAAGCAGTCGAACCCCTCCCAAGCCTGGTGTTACAACTTGGGAGTGGTTTGCCTTCCCTGATAGTGGCTAAACAGCCATAACCAGACAGGGGTTTTATCCCCTGCCTGATTAGAGTGGTTTAGACTCCTGCCGTGAGAGAATTACTCAGAGAATGAACCCTTGAGTAATAGATAGATAGGGAACAAGAGGTTCTTAGCCTCTTGATCCATCTCTGCACCTAGTGAACTCTCCAACGCTGCTTTGAACGCTGGAGTAGTTGAAGCAAGTGATGCCGCTGCTGCTTCTTTAGCAGCCTTGAGAGCAGCCGCCTTCTCAGCGACAGCCGAAGCCTTGGCAGACAAGATGTCTACCGCGTCTGGGTTGCCGATGAGGGGCTTGATGTCTGTCCAGTCTACCTTTGTGAAGGCAGCAGCAATCTCAGCGTCTACGCCTGTGGCAATAAGAGCGCCGAGATAGATTGGCCGTTGGTAACCATTGGTGAGGAACTTCTTATCAACAGACTCTGTGTCTGTCTTATCACCACGATTGGTCATAGCATCGACGACCAACTGACGAGTTGAAGCAAGTAATTCATCGACGCTACCGCCGTTGATAATAAAGTCCGCTACATTGCGGCGAACTTCTGGGGCAGCGAGGTTGGCATTACCTGCAACGAAAACACTATTTGACACGAGGTCAAGGGTGTTCGTCATTGTTTGTGTTGACATAACTACCTAACTAGGTCATACATACACCACCGCCTTGGTGGGTAGAGGTATGCCTGTGCGTGGCTAGGAATTGAACGCATAAGGGATATGCCGTGAAGTTTATTCTCCACACTAGAGGGTAATAGATACCCCGCCACCAGACACACGCTAAGGCAGGAAGAACGGCAAGAAGCCACATTGGTATTTATTTACTAGAAAATAAGTAAAAAAAATCCACACGGATATTGCCCAAAATCTGGGCAGACTTATCCTGTGTGGTGTGGCGGGCTACATCATCACCGCCGTTCATTATGTATGGTATTGACCCCCGATAATGACCCCTATGGGTTAGATGACCTTTATGAACCTTATCGCCAGGTGAGACAGGAAGCCATGACCTATATGGGGAAGGCAGTGGCCAAAAATTTTCAAGGTCGGGTGTATCTCAGGCAGTGGCTAAGGTCAAATTAGCCGGGGGGCTCAATGGCCGGGTATGGTATGCTTTACGGGCATCCAAACGAGAGGGCTTCACATTGACTACACTTGTGGCTATTCAGGGTAAAGGCTGGTCCGTCATTGGATGTGATTCACGGGCATCAGATGAAGATGGTCGTTTTATGGAGTTAGCAACATCAAAGGTCATCGATAACTCAGGTGTATTGATTGCTGTCTCTGGAGCATCTCGTGGTGGAAACATTACACAGTTCGGATGGAAACCTCCTAAGCCACGTGCAGGAGAAGATCTAGATGTGTTCATGACTAAGAAGTTCATCCCTAGTATGCGAAAAGCTTTTCAAGAAGCAGGCTATGAAGGTAAGGAAGACGGAGACTCAGCATTCCAAGACTCTAATCTCATCGTCTCAGTAAGAGGAACTCTTTATCCGATCTTTAACGATTACTCTTGGGATAGAGAAGCCCGTAACGTCTACTATGCTGGATCAGGTGGCGATATCGCACTTGGAGCCTTAGAAGCGCTAGACTATTCAAAAGCTAAGACGCCCGAAGCTGCTGAAAAAATTCTACGTCGTGCAATTGAAGCGGCGTGTAAGCATGACATCTATTCAGGTGGAGAGATTCACACCTTCGTACAAGAGGCGTAAGTACAAAAAGGCCCCCAAAAAAGCCCGCGTTTGAACGACTATATCTCTGCAAATCTGGGAGCATTCGTTATATGGAACTACGTGATAGTCAAATGGATCGTCGTAGGAGAAGTGCCGGCATGCTATGGGTCGGTGGAGTTTGGATCCCCACGTATTCTTTCTGGGGTGGCGGTGGATATCTAACGACTGCCCAATCAAATAATAATTCTAACTCAGGCAATACCGACAATTCAGAAGGAGACTCTAGTGCCCCAACTACAGGAGACGCCGCAGCTGGTGGAGATGCTTCCGCAGGAGCTACCGCCTCGTTGTGACGGCTGCTCTGCCAGGGCGCTAATTAAGTGCGATCTGCCTTTTGGCCCTCTTTATTTCTGCCAACACCACTACAATAAGCACGCCCTTGCGCTTACAGGCCAAGGTGGAGTTGCTAAACTTCTTACGTATTAATACCGAAAGTTAGGATGTCTTTACGTGCCAATAGGAAAAGGCGGCTGGACAGTTGAAGCCGGATCAAACTCAGGTAATGTTCTTGGCGGTTTAGGCCGAATGGCGAGAAATTTAAGTCGCGCAAAGCAAAATATTGAGGTATTTAATTATCAACAAGATCGTAGAGACGAAAGCACCGTAAAACGTTACGCAGCTGAGACGGCAGCTAAAGCTATGGATCGTCAACTAGAATTTGATTTAGCAGGTAAACATATCATGAGTCACGGAAGTGATTTTGTAACCGACCCATCTACAGGTAAAAGAAAAAGAGTTACCCGTAAAAATGTTAGGGCAGGCAACTACACTACCGGAGAAGCTGATGGCGCCAAAACTTATGGCGAAACACTTATTGAAAACACTAAACTTAAACAACAAATTACTGCAGACAAGCTTGAAGCAGCAAGGCTTAGGGCAGAAGAGCGTAAAAACTCAGGTGGTAAGACAAAGAAAACTGCAGCTAAGAAAACTTCTGCTGGTAAGCCTCGTGTAAAGAAAGTAACTGCAACTAAAGAAACAACCGCTGATATAGCTGTTGATTCTACAGGTGCCGCTACTCGCATAGGCAAAGATGGAAAGATGCCACCTAAAAGATCTGGAAACGTAAAAAAGATAACCACCGGTGGGGGACTAACAGAAGTTAGAAACTCTAATGTTGAAACTGGAAACAGGGGTAAGAAATAATGGCGCGTACCGGCAATAGAGTAATGAAGCAGAAGACCGAAAAAGCCAAGGTCTATAATCGTGAGTCCCGTAAAGCGCGTGAGATTGGTCTTTCTACCCCAGAAGATTATCGTAAGAGCGCAGTTAATATTACAGAGCGCCCTAAGAAAAAAGAACGTGAAGCGCAGGCTGAAGCAGATGCAGCAAGTCGTGCTAAAGCATCTGAAAGAATTAGACCTGACGCTGCTCCTGTAGCCCCCCTAAAAATAGAGGCTAAAGATAGGGAACTATCTAGCAGTGCTGGGCATCAAGATGTCGCCCCAGTTGTAAAAAAGAAAGCAATCCGTAGGATAGCAGAGCGCTCATTAGGTGTCGGACTTTCTCGAGTTAGTAAGTCTGGAGATATACGCCAGCTTGTAGGGGAAGAAAAACAAATAGCATTAAATGACCTAACTATAAATGATAAGCAGCTAGTTAAAGAAGCCGGTAAGCGTGCTCAGGTTAAAGAAGAAAAAGAGACTCAAGCTCGCGCTGACGTACCTAAGTCAGTAAAAGAACGCCGTACAGCTAAGCGTACAGCACAGGCTAAAGAAAAGATTGCTGCTGCTAAAGCTGCTCCAGTAGTCCCAGTTCCAGAATCAGAAGCTCCTTCAATGACTGTTCCAAAGGGAAAACTTATTCCTGGAGATAATAGCTCAGCCGGTATCTTAAATCCAGGCGCTATTGCTCGAACAGCAGGAGATATTACAATTGGACGACGTAGACGAATTGAACGTAAGGCTCGCTACAACGCTATGAAAGCTTTAGATCCTAAAGCATCTAGGGGGTACAAGGAAGCTGCAAAGGGTGGGGAAAGAACTTCTACCGTACTTAATGCAAGAAATGAGGAAACTAGCAAAAAAACTGATACCCTTGCTAGAAGAAAAGCTGCTCGTTTTGATGCTAACAAAGATGCATTAAAGGGTAGCATGCTTAAGCGTGCTGAAAAAATTGAGGATCCAAAAGAAAAATCAACTGTTATTGATAAGGCCGAATCTATTATTCGTGAGCCTAAGAAAGCAGATAAGAAGCTCAAGAGTGGTACTGTTGTTCGTGGAGAACGCCCAGGCCCAACTGTTTCGGTAACAAGAGCAGATGAGCGCGATTTAACTAAGTCTTACACACGAGACGTTCCTAAGGGAGCCCCTCGTCTGGGTGAACAAGTTTCTGCCATGGACTACCCAATTAAGATGACGCGTGCTGGAGAAATCTCAGCACAGGCTGATCGTCCTAAAGAGACTCCACATGGAGTTATGTACTCTCATGAAGACAGACTGCATGCATTGACTAAACTTATACGAGTACCTGTTGAAGGTAATCCAGTTAGACCTAAGGACCCTAAAAAACCGTATGGACCCCAAGTAGGCGGTATTGATTTAGAACCACACCACCTTAGAAGCTTCTTAAAGACTACAGCACAAGAGCGCGGTGTTCGATACAATGAAAGAGACGTTGTAGCTTCTGTATTTGAGTCCATACAAAAGAATCCAAAAATGTTTGTTACAGAGATTAGTAAAAAGGCTAATCTTCATAGAACAAAGAGAATAGGTCAAGTTACGGAACAACGCGAGCGCGGTGCTGCAAAGGCTAAGGAAGCTAGAGCTTTGGCTAGCGAAGGTCGTGGAGGAAAGCGACGTCCAGCTAGAGCCCTACGAGTTATGTCTAATGTCGCTAATAAGTTTACAGAAGTAAACAGCGATGGCAGCCAGAAGTCGTAAAAAACGTCCACCAGTTAGTGATCTAGCTAAAAAGACCACCAATCTTGGTGACGTTAAATGGAATAAGGCTGACCAGACTCATTCCTGGACTTGTGACAACTGCGGTGAGACATTAAAGGCTGCTCCTGACAAATACAATAAACGTCTATCTTTAAGTCAATTCTCTATGGAGAATAACACAAAGGTTATTTGGGGCAAGGCAATGGACCACGTTCGACGTAACTGTGCTCCAGAACCTAAACCGGCATACCGGAAGGATCTAGACTAGTGACGACTGAAGGACGTAAAGATGCCTTTAAAAACTCTTTATCTGGCATACACGTAACCGCTGCAGTAGAGCCCGGGTATTTTGATAAATACGACGATCCCATTAAAAAACTTGGGCAGCTTCAAATCCATGCTAGAAATATTACAACAGACCTTCTTTCTAGATCTGGGGCATCTCCTGAGCAGTTAAAAGGAGTAAACTCTGTAGTACTTCATTCAAAAGATGCTTTACGTCCTGGAACTAAAGGTGCTTACGTTAAAAATGATTCTTCTATCCACGTAAACATTGCCAGTCCAAAAGCATCGTCTGCAATTACTCATGAGCTTGGGCACCATGTAAATGAACACTCAACCCCAGAGGAGCTCCAAAGCAAGGGGCAAAGAAAAAAAGCCATATTAACTAACGTTGGCGGCTCTGAGGCAGAAGCAGACCATTTTTCAAGCCCAAACGGCGCAGCTAAAAACCTGTACTCCCATGCCGTAACCCACCATTTAACAGGTTCCTGTAAAAAATCCCACGGGGACTATTCTCATAGAATGCTTAAAGCAATAGGTAAAGGATATTCAGATAGAATGAAGACCATAAACCCAGGAATTCATAAACAATTGACCGGAGGTAAATAATGCCTACAACTAAAAAGAAATCCGCAGCTTGGACTCGCAAAGAGGGCCAAAATGCTAATGGCGGATTAAATGCTAAAGGTCGAGCATCCTATAAGCGTGAAACTGGCGGAACATTAAAACCTCCTGTAAAAAAAGAAGAAGCAGCTAAATCTAAGAAATCTGCTGCTCGTCGTAAATCTTACTGTGCCAGATCTGCTGGGCAAGCTAAGATGTTTCCTAAAGCAGCTAAAGATCCTAATAGTCGCTTAAATAAAGCACGCAGAGCTTGGGATTGCTAATGCCTTTTGAATATCGAGTTAAAAAGTTACTTAACGTAGTTGATGGAGATACTATTGACGTTGAGATTGACTTAGGTTTTAGTATATTTTATACCTCCCGAGTTCGCCTTGCCGGAATAGACACCCCAGAATCTCGTACAAAAGACCTTGAAGAAAAAAAACTAGGACTTGAGGTTAAAGAGTATTTAAAACATCGGATTGAAAACGCAAAAAACCTCATCATTCAAACAGAAAAACCAGATAGCTCTGAAAAGTATGGGCGTATCCTCGGAACCTTGTTCTCAGAAGGGGTAAGCCTAAACCAAGAACTTGTTGATAAAGGATATGCTTGGGGTTACGATGGCGGCACTAAAGTAAAAGATTTTGAAAGTTTAAAGACTAAAAGAGGGCTGGTTATTTAATGCCTAAAATTAAAGTCGGCGGTGCTGACCACGTAGTCAAGAAAAATAAAAAAGGTGAGATAATTGTGGATCATGCTGCCAGCGCTAAAGCCGGCAAGTACGATAAGATCAATCTTACTAAGAAAGCTGGGGCTAAGACAGTCAAGGAAGGCGTAAAAGCCACCAAAGACTGGCATAAGAAGAATCCCCACAAGAAAGGCAAATAATGGCTACCAAGAAGAAAGCTTTCTGGGACAAGAAAGATCCGAAACCAGAATCTACAAGTAAACTAACCAAATCGCAGAAAGCGTCTGCAAAGGCAAAAGCTAAGGCCGCTGGTCGTCCTTACCCAAACCTTGTAGATAATGCTGCTGCTTCGAGAAAGAAGAAGAAATAATATGTGTAAAAAATGTGGGAAGCCAGGATGTAAGGGTACTTGCAAGAAGACTGTAAAGAAGACTGCAAAGAAGATGTCTCCAAAGCAGAAGAAGCTTGATGTAGATAAAGACGGCAAGCTAGAAAGATCTGACTTCGCTGCTCTACGAAAGAAGAAGAAGTAATGTGCGCTACCTGTGGCTGTGGTAAGCCAAAAGATAAGCATGGCATGAAGACAATACAAGCTGCAAACAAGAAGTTTGCTAAAAAAGCGTCTACAAAGGCTCCGGCTAAGAAGACCACTATGAACAGAAAAAAGGGCATGTAATGGCTGCTATGGGATTTATGTCAGGAAAGTACACCGAGTCTAAAGACAAGAAGAAAGACGCTGCAATGCTTAAGAAGGCGGCTTTTGGTAAAGAAGACAAGAAGGCCTTTGAAAAGGCTGACAAGGCTCATGGCAAGAAGAAGAAGCCTAAGACTATGGCTGAAGATAAGAAGAAAGACGCCAAGATCATTAAGAAGATTAAGAAGGATAAAAAGAAGTAATGTCTGAAGTTAAGAAGTTTGGTCCGTATAAGGGGTCCGCTGCTAATGGCGGACGCCCTATATACGTCTACAAGAAAAAGGTAGGCGGTAAGTGGGTCACGACTTCTAAGAACAAAGCTAGAGCTGACTACGAGGCAAAAAACGGTAAACTTAAGTCTAAGGACACTACGGTGGACCATAAAGACAATAACCACAATAATGACTCTAAGGGCAACCTAAGGGCCATCTCTCGTAGTAAGAACACAGCCAAAGAGAACAAGCGCCGAGCCGGCAAGAAAGAGAACGAGAAATGAAAACCAACCCACCGTCAAACGTAAGAAACCGCAAGCTTGAAGCCCAGGAGGCTGATGAGTACGGTTTTCCTGCTAATGGTGATTGGAGTGCTCTTGAGGCCCAGGCACAGCAAGATATGGCTAAGAACAAAGAAGACATTGATAAAGGCCGTACTGGTGGGGGCGACCACCTAACTCGCGCTTGGGACAACCCTGGTCCGGAAACACCTAGTTCCTCTGACCTATATCCGACTGGCAAGAAGTCACGTCGCTAGTTAAGCAGTACGTATTTTAAAAAAATCGGGATACTAAGACCTACGCCCCGATCAGGCGAAATTACACCTCTCTAGAGAAAAAGGACATAATGTCAAGTTATAGCTCACCCGCGGCTGTTGGTTCCGCCAACGCCACCGGAGCAGAATCCATTGAAATTGGAAACACTGCCGCAACAACTAACAATAACGGCAATCTTACTGACTCAGCAGGAAACCTACAGACAGATTTCGTCTGGGGTAACTTCCCCGCTCAACCTAATGACGAGCGTGCTGATGGAACACCAACAGCTACAGAAACATACGGAGCCTCACAAAATGGGCAATGGACATCTAAGTCAACTATCGCATCTGCTCGCCTAAACGCATCACTTGGAAATCACTCAGATATTGAAGCTGAGTGGGCAAACTTCCCTTCATATGTAGAAGCAGCAGGTAACTATATGGTTACAGCAGCTTCAGGTAACGGAACAACAGTTACTTACACATCACAAAATAATCTTTCAGCTGGCGACGTTGTAAACATCACAGGTCTTACAGCTTCAGCTTACAACCTTTCATCAGCAACTGTTGCTACAGCCAATAAGCTCAAGTTCACAGTAACTAATGCAGCAAGCGCTGGAGAAATTACAGGACAGTGGTATGGCAAGGTACAGCTAGCAACTGCTGCATCAGCAGCTGATGGCGCAGGAATTGGTTACATCAACGTACCTAACGTTGTTGGTAACACTACAGCAGTAGCCCTTGACACACTTAAGGATGCTGGTTACGAAGCAGCTAATATCACTACAGCTACAGCAGCTACAAACTTGCGTACAGATATTACTCGTTTCAACGCAACAAGTACAACAGCAGCAACAATTTACGCAACTAGCGCAAATACCAACTACCCAGTTGGTACATATGTCACAGTTGTTGCAGGAACACCAGCTGCCTCATCTCCAGTCAACCCTCCAGCTTACGCAGTTGGTACCTTTAGAGTTACCGCAGTTGCAGCTGGAGCAATTACAGTTTCTGGTACAGGATTTACAGTTGCAGATACCACTGGTATCAACTCAACTCTAAACCTTGCTGGTCTTGCTGGAACACTCAAGTCTCAATCAGTTGCAGCTGGAACAGCTTCAGTTGCCTCAACAGCTACAATCACAATTACACCTTACGCAGCAGCAACAACTTCATAATCCTCTCAACACAAACAAAAACCCCCCGGCTAATAACCGGGGGGTTTTTTATATTAAATTTTATATTTTAGGGAATTTTTCAAAAAACTCCGCGTATCGTGAACCGTTGTCTTTTCCAGGATATATCTTCCAAGAA